TGAAATGGTTGGTAACATCTTCGATACAACCAGAGGCCCGGAAACTTTGCCGAGGACAACAATTTCCCTTCGGGAGGTGTCTTAAATGACACAGAAAATCTTTGTGATTGACGCTGACGGGAAGCAGCTACTTCCCACTCACCCAGCACGCTCTAGAAAATTGTTGCGAGCTGGTCGTGCCCAGGTACACCAAGTGGTGCCGTTTACGATTCAATTGAGCCGTGTTGTTGAGAATCCTGTTGGAGCCTTCACTGTTGGTATCGATGATGGAGCGAAACACGTTGGTATTGCAGTTGTAAACAGGCATCAGAAAGAAGTTGTTTTCCGAGGCACAATTCGTTTGAGACAAGACGTTTCGAGGAAAATGACACAACGGGCAGCGTATCGACGAACGAGGAGAAGTCGGTTACGCTTTCGGGCACCGAGATTCAGGAACAGGGGTAGAAGGGGCTTTCTGCCCCCAACGATCCGACAGAAGAAAGAATCCATTTTGAGAGTGCTTGTCGATCTCAAAAAGAGGTTGAACATCATCGAGGCTACGATTGAAGAAGGTCAGTTTGACACAAGTAGTTTGGTTGCAGGACGAAAATTGACAGGGGCAGAATTTCAGAAATCTGAATACAGTAAGGGGGGTTTTCGAGCTAAGGTGCTGTGGCGAGACAAATACAAGTGTCAACATTGTGGTACCTCTGATCGCCTTCAAGCCCACCACATTCAGTTTAAGAGTCGAGGTGGTGGGGATTCCCCTCAAAATGGGCTTACTCTTTGTGGGACATGTCATGCGGATCTTCATGAAGGATTGTGGGTGCTGACAAAGAAGCCTCGTCCTTTTAGGTATCCTGCTCATCTACAAGCAGGTAAGAATTACCTGAGGGAGCTTCTTCATGGGATTGGCTTAAGAATCGAGGTTTGTTTCGGGTGGATGACTGCCAAGTGGCGGAAATGTCTTGAGTTGGAGAAAGCACATGACTTAGATGCCGTTGCTATGGTTTGTCGGGGCTGCAAGCCCTACTTGTGTCTAAGGTCTTTTTTGGTTATCCCGAAGAGAACGAAGGTATGGGAAAACAATCCCACGAAAAAGCGTTTTGAGTTTCGGGGTTTTAGACATTGGGATTTGGTGAAGGCTCGTCATCGTACTCGTGGTGTAGTTGTTGGGTCCATAAGGAGTCTAAAGAAGACTACCCTTACTTTACGAACGAATTGGGACAGTAACTTTCCTGTTTCGTATAACAAATCCCAAGTTTTGTGGCGCTTTGGGGGTCTTGTTTATGTCTGACAGTGTTGAGCACTGTCTTTGAAGGAGGATAGAAAATGAGCAACGTTCGGAAACTGGCGCTTTTTGCTCTCATCTGTTTTGGCTCCATGGTACTCATGGGTCAGGCACCTTCCGTTGAGGAACTTCCGGTTCCGGCGGCGGAGATTGCAGAGAATGCGCCCGCAACTCCGGCGGAAGCTGCCCATGAGGTTGCTCCTGTCGATGTCCCCGTGATTGAGGAGGCTCCTATTGCAGAGGAGGCTCCGGTTTTGGTGGTGGTCGAGGAAACCCCTGAGGCTGCTCAGGTAGCCGAGGAGGAAGCATCCGCAGAGGAGACCCCGGAGGAAGCCCCCGTAATGGCGGAGGAAACCTCTGAGATCGTCCTTGTGGCTGAAGAGGAAGCACCCGCAGCAGAAGAGAAGGAAGCATCGGCGGAGATCGTCGTACCTCCCGAGACCGATGCGGAAGCGGGGGAAGCTATCGGGACGGCAATTGATTTGGCAGCGCACGGTGCTTGGACGGCATTTATCGGCTTCATCCTGATGCTGGTCGTCTGGTTTCTGCGGCGGATCAAGATTCTGGCGAAGATCCCGAAGAAGGCTGTCCCGTGGGTGACTGTTATATTGGGGTGCCTGACAGCGGTCGGACTGGTATTGGCTGGTGGCCAGTCCTGGGTCGTGGCTCTCACGCAGGGTATTGGAGGCGGCTTGGCTGCTCCGGCAATGTGGGAGTTGGGTTTCAAACACTTGTCTGCGGGGGCCTCTAAGGTCGAGTCGGCCTGACGGAACTACAGGGACGAACCTGGAGGCGGGTAAGTCCTTTTCCTTGATATGCTACGGGGTGGTCGCGCTCGATACGGGAGTGGCCACCCCGTAGCTCTCTTTAATTATCTTTAGCACAATGTCTTTGTAGATGGCAGACACCTCCCAGTACCGCTGTGTTCGTTCCCAAGCCCGATGGCGATAGGGAACCTGGAGTTTGAGCTGGGCAATGAAGGAGTCGTTGTAAGGTGTCACTATTCGCAATTTCCCATCCGTTCCCTCGGTTACGAAGACCGGATCCCATGCCAGGATGACCTTGAGCAGATTCATTTCCAACTGAACGGGTAGGCGGGGTTTCGGGTCAGCGGGTTTGGTTTTGTGCCGGAACTTCATGAGGTCGGACCAGCGGCGGTAGGGGACTTCGTAGAGGCCCTTCGTTCCGCACACCAGGGACCGGGGCATATTGACACCCAGGACACACAGGAAGTGCTCCTCCTCGGATTTGGGTACCCACCAGCCGACTTTGTGGCCCCGCTTGATCCGGGTCTTGGTGACGTTCCCGATCAGACCGATTTCCTCATCGATCAGGTGTTTGGCTCCCTCGATGAAACTCATATCCCTGCGGATTTTGCCCTTGTCCGAGATGAACGCTTCGAGATGGTCCCCTTTGTCTAGGATCATCGCCTCGGTACGATCCACCTCCAGCTTGTCTGCCAGTTCCGTGTACCCGAGGGACCGGATCAGGGCGCAGCACTTGAAGACCTCGTCCCGGTCGGCGTAGTGGGCTGACGCCCAGTAGACCAGGAGGTTGCTGGCTTTGCGGGCGTTGGTGTGATCGTTGTTCACCAGGGTCAGGAAGGCATCGATGAGGTGGTCCGGCAGGTTGGACACGGCGAGCAGGCCGAGAGTGTCCATCACCTGTGCCTCGGTCGGAACGTGAACGGGGTCGTAGTATCTGCGACTACACACGGGTCCGATGCCCCGTTCTACCGATTCAGCGTCGGTCAGGTGGGCACGGCACACGCAGCAGTGTGAAGCCGTGACCTGTGCGAGAACGTGGTGGGAAAGGGTGGAGTCCATCTCAGACCTCCTAAAAGCTGTAGTCGAAGAACCGGCTCCGGTACCCAATGTAGAAGAGCTGGGTGCCGCCGACCTGTCGCCAGTCGCCGTTCTTGCGGCGACTCAGAGTGACCTTGCGGCCCTCATGATTCGGCTCGTAGTCGTAGTCCTGGCAGTCGGACATCCCGTTGTCGTCAGTGCGGATGGATCGGTCGGCCTGCACCACGCAGCGCCTGCCATTCGGACTGACCTCGACCACTGTGTAGGGCTCACGGTCGGACCCTATGATCATGGTGGCCCCCATTCCGATCTTGGGGTTTGGGTTGTTTCCCCGGTACATACTGTGGACGTTGGCGGTGTCGATGCTCATTGGGTGCTCCTTGATCAGGGTCCTTTCCCCTCACATTAGCTACTCTGAGGGTCGGTCAGATGATCCCACGCTGGCGCTCTCTTTTAAGGATGGTAGGATCATTGTGGGATCATCGTCGCCGGGACCAGAGTAGACAGTGTGAGGGGCAAATGACCCCGTAGGAGAAACGTGATGGCCAAGTTGACGTTGCAGGAAGCGGAGCAGATCGCAGGGCGGGGACGCCCGTGGACAATCCGCCTGGAGTTTGTCGGGGCAAATCTGGCCAACGCCAGCGGCGTATCCTCCAAGTACTGGTTCGCCACGGGGCGGGGCATCAACGAGGCGGTCGAGATCGGGTACGGGGCCATCGGCTCTTCCCCGCAGTACCGGCTCATCGACTGGGACAAGTTGCGGCAGCGGGTGGCGGACAAGACTTCCGAGGGGTACGTTTACGCCCATACCCCCTATGTACGGATGAGCGCAGTCAACTTCGCCAAGGTCACGGGGAACCCGGTAGCAACGTTCCCGACCGCCAAGGCGGTGAGTTCGGCTCCGACCTCGGTACTCACCCAGCCCCCGGTGGCTCCCGCTCCGGTGACACCACCGCCCGCCCCTGTGGTGGCTCCCAGGGTGTTCAGCACGGCACAGCAGGCCCTGGGTGCTCCATACAGCCTGATCGCAACAATGAAGATCCTGCGACAGGGTCTGACCATCACGGGATACTCGGCTCGGGATGCGAGTGATGACGAGCTGATGGTGCTCGACCCCACGGACGCCGTGGACTTCGCTCGGGACTATGACATCGACATCGTTTTCTAGGAGGGAGCAATGAGACACATCATCGGGTTGCTGGTGGCTTTGGCGGTAGGGTTGACAGGTTGCGGAACCGGCTTTGACATCGAGGATCCTACCATGTGGGTAGAAGGCGACGAGTACCAAGGAGGTGGTGAGGACACCATCACTAGGGAGGACGTCCCGATTGAGGATGTGGAACCTGGGGAGGACACCTTCCTGCCGGGAGAGGATACGGTGTTTGACAGGGTCTCTGACGAAACTGGAGATGCTGATTTGCAGGATGCCGAGACCGGGGATGACACCGAAGATCTGGACGTAGAGAGTTCTGACACGCCGGTCGGGGAGGACACGGATTTCGACATCTTTGATGCGGATACGACGGAACCTGAAAAACCCCTTATTCGAGTGACCTTCAAGACGGTGGGGTCATTCGGTGGGCTTACGATGGCTCTGAAATACCCCGGACCCATATCAGCGTTTGCATGTAACCACGAGACATCCATCTGGTTTTTCAACCCGCTTGCTACTGGTTGTTTTGTGGCGTCAGATGCTGAATCTCTGTGTTACAACCTTGCTGACGAACTCATTCCTGAGATCACATCAATGACAGATGAGGACGGGGCGTGGATCGTGACGTTGGATATTTCCAAGGTGGTACCTCCTCCGCCACCACCACAGGGTTATGGTTTCGCCTACGTTCTAATGGTGTTTTTAACATACGAGGCCGGTGTCTCCCAGACGACCGAGATCACAGTGGAGGTTCCCGATGTCCCATTCGGTATGGATAAGCAAACGACGACTTTGGATCAGAGCTATATGTCTGGGGTACGTTATGCCCTTCAAGTGATCGTTGACAACGACACGGGCTACCCCAAAATAATTAGTAATAATAACGGGGGTCTCGGTGGTACGTATTGTGAGAACGTGTCGGAGGGGGAGTAGTTGATGGCATTCACACTGATCTACCGTAGGAAGGGCAAGGGCAAACGGCCAGCGCCCGCCGAGGGTGACCCTACAAACATCAGGGTAGGGGATTCCATCTCCTATTGGGATCCGGTGTCCGCCTTTTCCGCTGGGACAGTCGAAAAGATCAACACGCTGGCTGGGGTACTTCGTATCGGTGCTCTGATGTACGGGGACGTGATACTTCGCCCTCCCCGAAGGCTCTCCTTCTCGGAAATCATCAAGGCGGAACGACCCAGCAACATCCCGGTACCTGTGGACAGCCCCACGGACGCCGACGTGGCCGAAATCAACGCCACCCCCACTCCCATGCTGCTCTCGGACGAAAACGCCTCTGAGGCATCCCCTACCCCTACAGAGACCCCTGCAGAGCCTGTCCCGGAGATCCTCCCCGAGGAAGGTACTCCCGCCGAAGTTGCACCCCCGAAACCCAAGCCGAAGAAGCGAGACCCCAAGGTGATCGCTGTGGGCACCGTTATCGAGAGGCGCTACGGGGGAAGCATGATCAAGGTGCTGGTGAAGGAAGAGGGTTTCGAGTGTAGGGGGGTGACCTATCCGAACCTGGATAAGGTAGCGGAGTCCCTCACGGGCACCAGCACCAACGGACGATCGTTCTTCGGTGTAAAAGGCTAGATCCTGTACCTCTGAAAGCCCCCTTTGATCACAGCGATCTGTCAGTTTAACAACGTCTCAACTCAGGTTTTCCATAGCTTCTCTATTGCCCGCCCCTTGTAAGGGGGTTCCCCCATGAAGATGGCTATCCTGTTCCATGAGGGGTGTGTGATCGACAAACGCCTTATTGAAAGGCTACTCCGACGAGTGGTCCGTAAAGACCCCCCCAAGGTACTCCTCACGGACGCCAAAATGCCGGAATCCTCCTGTGTGCGGAGTTGTGGCAAACGGCTTGGGCTGGAGGTATGGGACTCTGAGGAGCTTAGAGGAGAACCCACTTTCGGGGGGCGGATCCGAGATTGGATTTGGGGTAGAGTCTCCAGCAGGCAATTGCTGATTCAGTCTTGTGACGTTGCGGTGGTGTTTTGGGATGGGTCGATCAGCGTGAAAAGCCTGGTCTTGGAGATCCTTGCGGCAGACCGAAAGGTCATCCGTGTGAACGGCCTCGGTCACCTTTCCGGCCAAACAGCCGGTGCAATGATCGAGGTTGAGGCTAAGGAGGAGTGTTAAGGTGAACCACCAGAATAAAAATGGTGGAACTAAGGGTGAGACTCCTATGTTCTCCGGGTTGTCTTTAAGGACAGCTACCCTGAGATTGGTCCAGTCTCAGGCTCTAGCAGTATCGAAGGACGAAACAAGACCTGAAATGGTTGGTAACATCTTCGATACAACCAGAGGCCCGGAAACTTTGCCGAGGACAACAATTTCCCTTCGGGAGGTGTCTTAAATGACACAGAAAATCTTTGTGATTGACGCTGACGGGAAGCAGTTACTCCCCACTCACCCAGCACGCTCTAGAAAACTACTACGAGCTGGTCGTGCCCAGGTACATCAAGTGGTGCCCTTTACGATCCAACTGGTCCGTGTTGTTGAGAATCCGGTTGGAGCCTTCACTGTTGGTATCGATGATGGAGCGAAACACGTTGGCATAGCGATGGTAAACGAGCACACCAAGGAAGTAGTCTTCAGGGGTACTGTTCGGTTACGTCAGGATGTTAAGCGAAAAATGACACAACGGGCAGCGTATCGACGAACAAGAAGAAATCGGAAGCTCCGACATCGCCCAGCCAAGTTTTTGAACCGAGGAAGGAAGGGTTTCCTGCCCCCAACTATTCGACAGAAGAAGGATAGCATACTTCGGGTAGTTAAGGACTTAGGAAAAGTTCTCTGCATCACTAAGGCTGTTGTTGAAGAGGGGCAATTCGACCTCAGCAGCATGGCGGCGGGCAGGAAGTTGGTTGGCATAGAGTTCCAACAGTCAGAGTACGAGGGTCGGAACTTTCGAGCTAAGGTACTCTGGCGGGACCGTTACAAATGCACACGTTGTGGTTTTACCGAGTGGCTCCAGGCGCATCACATCAAACCAAAGAGTGTGGGTGGGGGAAACTCCCCGAGCAATGGTATTACCTTGTGTAGAACTTGTCATAAGGAATTTCACGATGGGTTGTGGGCACTGATTGTCAGACCCAAGCGGTTCCTCTACCCTGCTCATTTACAAGCAGGAAAGAAGTACCTGCGTGAGGGACTGCGTTCATGTGGCCTTGCCGTGAGCACCTGTTGTGGGTGGATGACTAAGTTATGGCGTAATACCATAGGCATACCCAAGGCGCACGATTTCGATGCTGTGGCGATGGTGTGCCGGAGCTACAGACCGACAATTACGAAAACGGCATACATAGTTATCCCTCGTCGAACCAAGGTGTGGGAGAACCATCCGACGAAGAAGTGCAATGAGCGTAAGGGATTTCGACATTGGGATTTGGTGCGTGCCAAGCACCGAACTCGTAGAGTTGTTATAGGGTCCGTGCAAAGCCTGAAGGAGCATTGCCTGACGCTACGTACAGGATGGGATTCCGCTTTCCCTGTGGCTTACAGCAAAACCCGGTTGCTCTGGCGACCGAAAGGTTTGGTGTACATAAGCGCACTTGGACACGTTTGACCAAGTGTTTCGTGGGGGATACTCTAGGACTGTGGCCGAAACGATAACCAAGGCCGTGTGAACGTAGGTGGGCACTAATGTACCGAAAGAAACTGGTCAATTTCCGGGGTCACCTGAAAACCCAGGATACTGTGGAAGCGTTGGAAAGGCTTCTCGTACAACTGGATGAGAACAAATGGAAACCTGTTCTCATCCGTCCGTCCGCCGACATCCCCTGGGAGGCGGCATCCCTTGCTCCTGCGGGGCGGGAGGTGCAACTCAGGGTTGAGCATCCTGAGGCGGACGATCAGACCTGCCTGGAGGCCCTCTGGGGTCATGCCGTACCTATGGGTTTTACCCCCTGGCTTCGGTACCCCCAACAAGGGGAAGGTGCCGCTGTGTTCCACTACTTTGGACCCTGGCAGGTTCTCTTTGATAACCTCCTGGAAGCGGGACGTGGACACCTGGCATGGCCCTCTCTTTGTGCAGCCGCACAGTGCGACATTGGGACGTGGAAAGGGGACAAGGCTGACAACAGGTTCCTTCAGGCCCAGCTTCACCGAGTAGGCTTCTCGTGCGGACCTGTAGACGGGGTAGTGGGACCGATGACGCTCCGGGCGGTCACCGCTGCGGGGTTGAAGTCAATGTCCTCCCAACAGATGCTTGAACATCTCAGTCGAATGGAGCCACCCCAGGCACCCCGTCAAGCCCGTCAGATAGGCCACCTGGCCCTTCCAGGTCGTAAGCTGGTCATCCACACCACCGGGAGCGTCAAGGCCACACAAACAACGCAGGGGGCCTCCCTGGCTGTGGATGGTGCAGGCCAACTTATCGTTGAGATCGGAGAACGTAATGACTGAGCGAAACGCATCGGTAAACTGGGATAGAGTGTATGAGCTTTTGTATGGGCACCCGGCAGACAAGCCAAGGCCCAAGTACCTGGATACCATGTCGGGCCTGGCCAAGGACATCAACAAGGCATTGCTACACCGAAGCAAAGAGATCATTCGTCAGGTGACACTAGAGGCAGGCAAAGTAGGACTCATTCCCTATTTGCAGTACGTGTTTTTTATCCTAATGGAACGGTCACGGGAATGGCCATCAATGTCCCGTGACAAAAGGGAAGCGCTGGAGGTGCTCCGCAGCATCCTTTCCCGATCAGGGAACACACCGACCTACACTGATGGTCTAAAAACGCCCCCCTCGCCTGCGGAACAGAACCTGGACAAGTTGCTCCTTCAGTTGGCTACCTGGGGGAGCACGGTTTTCCGGACATCCCTGAAGAAGGAGTACCTCAAGTTGGTACAGAATCACACGGCGGCAGTTCTCAGGGCAACACCGGGATTGGATGAACGGATGGTCAGTGCGGTCTTTGAAATGGCGATCCGTAAGTACCCAAACGCTTTCCCCGATGGTCATTTCCTTTTACAGGTGTTTTCTACCCTCCTCTAGCTCCTTTTTCGTTCCCGGTTGAGTAGTACAGGAGGGAGGTGCCGATGGCGACGTCTGTGGCAAAAAAATCCCCGTACCAGTTGCTCCAGAAGATTCGCACCCGGACGGATCTGAAGCTCAAACCTCTGAAACATCTGAAGCCTACTTTCACGGACTTCAATGGGCAGGAACGGCCCTTAGTTGTCCGGTATTATCAAATACAAGGAATCGCACATCTTGTTGCTATGAGGCAATTCCTGCTTGGTGACGACACGGGCTTGGGCAAGTGTAAAACGCTAGACTCCAGGGTGCTCACGAACAGGGGGTTGTTAGAGTTGGGTGCTCTTGCTCCTAAGGGGGACCTTCTGCCGGACAGCTTTTACCCGTTGGACCAACCCACAAGAGTTTGGACTGGACGTGCATGGGCACCCGTGTCAAAGTTCTATTGCGGGGGGATCAAACCAATCAAACGGATTAAAACCCGTCGAGGATATGAAACAACAGGTTCGCTAGTACATCCGGTGTGGGTCCGGCATCCTGATGGGACGGAGGGTTTCGTTGAGATGAGGCACCTTCAGGTAGGGGACCAGTGCTGTTTAGACAGGTCCTCTTCTGAGTTCCCTTCATCTGAACCGTCAGTGCCAGTACCGACAGCAGATCAGTTTACTTCAAACACGACAGTCTATACTGTACCTGATAGGCTCTCACCTGAACTGGCCTGTTTGTTAGCCTACATAGTAGCTGAGGGGTGGACTAACTCTAGAATGGGTTTCAATGTATCGCAGAATAGGATGTTAAATCCAGAAACTCATGAGCACATCCGACAGCTTTGCCGGGATGTTCTGGGTTGGGACGGCAATGGGGGGGCCAAGAACAAGGATAGGGAGATTCAAATTAGTAGTGTTTATTTGCGGGCATACCTGGAGGGGGTAGGGGTTGTACAGGGTCGGTCGGCAGTAAAACAGGTGCCCTGGCCGATCTTTCAGGGAACCCAAAGTTCCGTGTGTGCCTTCCTCAGAGCCTATTTTGACAGTGAGGGTTTTGTTTCAAAGGAGGGGGTCATTGAAGTTAGTAGTGCTTCTCAAAAGTTACTTCAAGATGTCCAACTCCTCCTTCTCCGTTTCGGAATTCTAGCCTCCCGGTGTCCAAAACGAGTCAAAGGTTACGAGCACACCTATTGGCGATTGACTCTCTGTGGGAAGGATGCCCAATTGTTTGGGACCGCCATTGGATTCCTGACCCCTCGAAAACAAGCAGCGTTGAAAGGGCAGTCGGATGTTTCCCCCAACGTCAATCTTGATGTTGTTCCCCATGCTCGGAAGCTGATAGAGGAACTCAAGCAAGAGATCCTAGCTCGTGTGACTGTGTCAGGAAGCAATGCCTCTCGACGGGGCAGTGGGATCAGACAGTTTGGAGTGTCTTTCGAAAAAACCCTGAACAACATACGCAATGGGGGACGGAGTCCTACTTACGAATTCATGGGCCGACTGTTGGAGGTGTCCCGCCAGGTGGGTGCCAAGACCACCAAAGCGCATCATCAAACAAAGGCAGTTTGTGACCGGCATCTGTTTTACGACCCGGTGGAAACCATTGAGGAAGACGTTCAGATGGTGGCGGACATTGCTGTAGATGATCCGAGTCACGCCTTTGTGGCAGATGGCTTTATTAATCACAACACAATAGAGGCAATAGGTGCTCTTTGTTACCTTTGGGGGTCAGACCCTAATCTCAAGTCAATGGTGTTAACTACGAAGAGTTCCGCCCCACAGTGGGTCCGGGAGTTCTCAAAGTTCACCACGGGAATCAAGGTTGTCTTGTGTCAGGGCACCCCGGCGCAACGGGAAAAGGCTCGGAAGACGTTCGAGGAGTCCGATGGTCCCACCGTGATCGTGATGGGTTACCGGAGTGCCTTACAGGATTTTCGGCACATCCAGGATTGGGAGAAATACATCCTAATTGCGGACGAGTGTTTTGACTATTTCACCCCAATACAGTTGGCGGATGGGACCACTGAACTGATAGGTAGAGTCGTCACCAAAAGGATGCCAGTGACTGTTCTTTCTGAGAACCCCGACACAGGGGAGGTAGAACCGAAACGAGTTGTAGCTTGGCATCAAGTTCCCATCTGCAAGGGAAAACGGAAAGCTCTCGTCAAATTACAATTTCGGTTTTCCAAAAGTGTTCGGGTAACCCCAAACCATGAAGTGTATATTCCTGGGGGGCACACGAGATCAGTACAGCACTTAAGGGTGGGTCATTCCGTTAGACATCTCTGTTGTAAGACACCCACGGAGTTCCAGAAGCAGGTGATTTTAGGTGGCCTGTTAGGTGACGCTAGTATTTCATTCCCGAAAAGAAAATTGTGGGGTGTGGTTTTCGTTCAGTCAGCGTCTAGAGGAAGGTATCTGCGATTTAAAAGAGATGTGCTTTCCTCATTAGGGGTTTCTAAGATTGATGACACCACCGCTGGGTATCAGCCCAAAACAGGAGTAAAAACTCCTGTTGAGCGCTTTCGTGTCAATGGGAATGCAGCAGTCACATCTCTCCTGGTACAAGGTCGGGTTTGGAGAGAGGGAAAGAAACGAGTTACCAAGGATTGGTTGACTCATGTTGGTCCTTTGGGTTTAGCTGTTTGGTATGCTGATGACGGAAGTATTCAGACCTATCTGTGTAAGGACGGACAGACGACCCACACGATCACCTTACACACACAAGGTTTTTCTAGGGACGAACAGGAACTTCTGGCTGGGTGGTTATATTGGCGATGGGGTGTGAAGGCTGAGATTAAAACAACAAAGGAACGCTCTGACCGTAAGTCGGGGATTCGTAAAAGTTACCCCTATCTGTATCTGCCAAAAGACGAGGCACAGAAATTCTTGGATCTACTACCCGGTTCCTTACCTGATGTGGAGTACAAGTTCCCAGGAAAAAGTCCTTTACAGTGGGCAGAAACGGAATTAACTCCAACTAAGAGTGTCGTGACTGACTGGATTACAGCCAAAGAAAGTTGGTCTCCTAAAAACCCACACATTAAATACGTTTATGATATTGAGGTAGAGGACCACCACCGATACTTTGCTGGTGGGGGTGTGTTAGTTTCGAATTGTACGGTGTTTAAAAACCCGGCCACCCAGGTTCATCGGATGTGCCGTCATCTGTCCACAAAGTCAGCCAGGATCTGGGCTCTTACAGCAACCCTGATCAAAAACAATCTGATGGAGGGCTATGGCATCTATCAGATTGTGGCTCCCGGTTTGTTTCAGTCCGGGGGCAGGATGATGAGCAAAAATCAGTTCATGCTCTATTTCTGCATTACCCGGATGCAACAGATCCCCCGGTCCAACCGACAAATCCCCGTTATCGTGGGGTACCACAAGGACAAGATCAAGGAGTTCCGGGATCTCATTGATCCCGTGTTCCTGGGGCGTCCGAAACATGCCGTGGCCAAGGATCTCCCGGTTGTGGTGATGCGTAACATTGAGGTCGATCTAACAACGGCCCAAGAGGACAAATATATAGAGGCAAAGGGAGATCTTCTTCTGATTGGGGAGGGCACCAAGGTCACCGAGAAAGAGACGTCCAAGCTCACGGCCCTGATCTACCACCAGGAGATCGTGAACGACCTGGGCCTCATCGGCATCACGGGCGAGTCCCCGAAGCTGGATGCCCTTGTGGACCTCCTGATCGAGGGGGACCTTGCAGACGAGAAGGTGATCGTTTACAGCCGCTTCAAAAAGTTCGTGGACATCATCGTTGCCCGTCTCAGGAAGCACAAAATCAACACGGTGCGGATCACAGGGGACGAGAACACCGCCCAGCGTGATGACGCTATGCAGGAGTTCCAGAACCCCGACTCGGATGTGCGTGTGGTGTGTTTGACGGCTGCGGGGGCGGAATCGATCAACCTTCAGGCAGCCAAGGCCCTTATTTGTATGGATACGCCCTGGTCAGCGGGCGATTTCCTCCAGCTTATCGGACGGATGATCCGTATCGGATCGACCCACGACCGTTGTTATGTGATCCACATGCTGGCCCGTGCAAAAGGCTTCGGGGAAACCGATACTATTGACCACGCCGTGATGAAAACACTCCACCGGAAAATGGTTCTCATCGAAGCGGTGCTCGGGAAGCGGCTGAAGGGAGTAGATGATGACGAGTTCGTGATCTCGGCGGACAACGACATCTCGGACCTTTTCACAGAGTTGAAGTCTACTCTTCAGGGTGGCGGAGGACCTGCATGACGGATTACCCACAGGGGGATGGAACTCCTGATTGCCCAATTTGCAAAGGGCGTGGAGTAATCCCTCTGTCTATGGGATTGGATCATCCCATAGACAGGACACAACCGTGCCCCTGCGTGATGGTGCGGGATGTAGCTCGGAACATTAACAGGGGGTGGAAGGGCCTCCTGTCCGCTGACCCCGTAGACCAGTCCCCTCTTCGAGGTGACGACCTTACCGAAAGCAACCTCAAGATCACAGGATCTCGCCCTACTTTCCGCAGTCACATGAAACATGTCGCTGCTCGAATGCCCCCGACCTGGGGTTTTCTCGTGGTGTCCGATGCGGATCTGATGGATGCCTGGTTGTCCTACAAGCTGGATGTCAAGGACGCTGACGTGGATCAGATGCGACAGCGGGCTGATATCCAACGATATGATGCCTTGGTAGATCTTGTGGAACCCCCGGTCCTTCTGGTCCTTGTGTGCGGGGTCAAGGCTGCTCGGAACGAGGCGATGCCCGAGGTGTTGTTGGAGGCCCTGCGGCACCGGGAGCACCTCAACAAGGTGACCTGGGTGGTTGACTCGCCCTCGTATCCCCTGCAGGAAGGGCACATTTCGTACAGTCATTCAGTGGGGGAATTCCTGAGCGAGTGGGACAATCTGACATTGCCTGAGAAGACGGATGCGGCCTTCCCTGTGGTTCCCGGCGTCCCCTCTGGGGTAGTACCAACGACGAGGTCCCCATCCCGGACGAAACGCCCACCCATGCAGGAGGTGGCAGACGAGACGGCAGCAGCCTTTGAGGAGGAAGTTGCGGGGGGGTCACCTGTTAAGGTGGTTGGTCCCAGCCCCTTAGCAAATGGGACGTTCAGTATGCTGGATGGTACGGAGGGGGATGCCCCGGAGAAGAAGAACAAGTGGGGTAAAAAGCGATGAAGGTTCTTCTCCGTTCCTGTTTTATGGTCGGTTCTGGCGACCCTAGAAAAGAATTGTACGATAACTACTTCGTACTCCGCTCCTCAGGGTTGGAATTCAATACCAACGAAGATCAGGTGCTGTGGCGGCACGTCCAAGACTTTGTCAGGATGCACAACCACGTACCGGACAACCTTTCAGTCCGCCATCACTTTGAACAGCTTCGGGAGGACGAGATCGTCAAGAGGCTGGCTCACCTGAGCAGTCTCCAGGTGATCACCCGAGGGGATTTCATCACCAGGGTGACGGATCTGGCCGAGGAACGTCGGATCCGTTTGGTCGGAGAAGTGCTCCAGGATGCTGCGGATATTGTCCGTGTAGGACGGGAGTTTCGTTCTGGTAAAGAAGTCCTCAAGCTCAAAGGCCCCGCCGCTGCCATCAAGTACATCCTGGACAAGAGCCACGACATCGTGGCCCCCACGTTGGGTGGGAAACTCAGCGGGGAGGTCACCAGGGACGGTACAGATTTCCAGGCCGAGTACAAAAAGATCGCTGAGAATCCTCGTGCGGGAGTTGGCCAGCATACAGGCATCTTCCAGATGGATACGGCACTGAATGGAGCCAAGCGGCACGAGTTGTGGGTTCACGCCGCTTTTACAGGCGGGCTCAAGTGTGTAGCGGGAGACACCCGTATTTTTGATCTTGCCACAGGAAAACTTCATACCGTTTTTGATCTGTATACCTTGGGACACGCCCCCCTTGTGCATACTCTGGATGAGAAAAGCTGGGAAATAACACGAGGACAAGCAAGTACCGTTGTTCAAAGTGGTGTGCGACCCATTTTTCGGATCACATCCAAATCGGGTAGGCAAATCAGGGTTTCCGGGAATCACCCGTTCCTGACACCTGAGGGTTGGATTAACGCTGAGGATCTCCAACCGGGTTCTTGGGTTGCAATGCCGGGGGGGATGCCGGGGTGCACTCTGCTGTCACCCTTCTCGGATGAAGAGATCGCACTCATTGGTTATTTGTTAGGGGATGGGCACATCAAGGATGACATTTCCTTTACTAATGGGAACCCTGAGATACTGGATGACTTTGTTCGGTGTCTAAAGGCACTTGGTTACAAGGAGTATGCTGGGACTGTAAAGTCTAGGACTGCTAGTTTCCGTTTCATGGCTGATCGTCCGAGTAGTCGGATGATCCGGGTTTCAAAGTCTACCGGTAACAGTCCCAGACATCCTTGGACGTCTCCTCTTAGACTGACACTAGAAAGATTGGGGTTATGGGGTTGCACATCAGGGGACAAACATATCCCCCTCGAAATGTGGCAGATGACGGACAAACAGGTGTGGGTGCTTTTAGCTGCTTTATGGGCTGCAGACGGGACAGTTAGGACTGAGACATCCGGCAGAGGAAGGCGTCCTAGACCGAAAGCACATTACACGACAAAAAGCAGACGACTCGCCTGGGACATCCAAGCTCTTTTGCAACGAGTGGGTGTGTCCTCGACCATCGCTCCGATCAATGTTCTCTATCAGGGGGAGTACCGAAGATATTGGACTCTGTTAGTGACTACCAATGAGGGTAAGAGACAATTTCTGTCTCATGTCAGGATAGCAGGGAAGGGAGCTTTTGTTAAAGAAGCTCTTGCAGCAGTTTCTTCCAATGAGGGGACAGATTGGGTACCCCCTGCATTGCTCTCTGAGATAGATGACTCGGTAAGAGCTAAAACCCGCCAAGGGGGGTGGCACTATGCTCGACATGCTAAACGCAAAGGAGCGATTCAACGTGACACCGCTGTTCGTTTAGCTTTGGCGTCAGCAAATCCGATAGCGCTTAAAAAAGTTCAAAGCACTATCCATTGGGATCGTTTGGTGGAGATTGTTCCTGATGGGGGGGAGATGACGTATGACCTCTCCGTACCTGGTACCGCAAACTTTGTGGCTAACGGCTTCATTGTGCACAACTCGACCCTGATGTTGAACTGGGCATACAATCAGGCAATCTGGTACAAATGGAACTCTCTGATCTTCTCCTTGGAGATGCCCTATCAGCAGTGTCGACGTCTCTTGTACTCGATGCATTCCTTCCACAGGAAGTTCGATGCAATCAGACACAAGATGGGGTTGCAAAAGGATCCCACCTCCGCCGTGGGCCTCCCCTACGTCAACATTCGAGATGGCACACTGGCCGAGTGGCACCCTGAGGCTGAGAAATTCTTAGAGGACTTTGTGATCCCGGACATGAACGGGATCCCCGTGATCAAGACCAAAGACCCCGAAACGGGGCAGCCCTGGTTTTGTGACTACGGGAGGATCCACATCGAGGTGGCGGACCCGGAAAAAAGCGACTTCACCGTGATCGACATGCGGCAGAAAGCGGAACTGCTGTTCAGCCAAGATCCCTTCAGCCTTGTTTTTGTAGACCACGCCGGACTGATGGCCCCACGCAAGTGGGTTTCCAGCACCACCGACCGGCTGAACGAGGTGATCCGGGATCTCAAGCGGATGGCAATGTCCTTTAACAAGGGTCAGGGTCTGCCCGTAGTGGCCCTGTTCCAGATCAATCGTGAGGGCTATCGTTCTGCGATGAAATCCAAGGATAAGGGTGGTGTGGCCCGCTATGATCTGACTCATTTGTCATATAGCAATGAGTGTTGTAAGTCCCTGACATTACTACGCTTTGCCCGTGGGGCCTTTCCTATCCGTGAAGCTGTGGTGGGAGACCGGGTCTGGTCCAATACCGGGTGGAAGGATGTGTTGGGGGTCTATCCTCAGGGAGATCGGCCCATCTGGTGTGTTCAAACCGACAGAGGTTCTAAATTAGAATGTACCGCTGACCATCGTGTGCGGGTGTTCCGTGAAGAGCAACTCGAATGGGAACAGGTGGAAAACCTGAAACCAGGAGACTGGTTGCTTGGTTCTCGTGGGGGATCCTTCCCAGAGGTGACTCCTGTACTTCCTGAGTCTTGGGGTAATACCGTATCTCTGAGTGATGACCTGGCATATCTGCTTGGGGCTTGGCATGGGGATGGTTCTGTGAGACCCCATGGTGTTGCCTTCACGGAGAATCGAAAGGAAGTCACAATTGAAAGGTTGCTCATAAACTCGCTGGAAAGGGTGCATGGGGCAAAAAAGGTCGCCTGTTACCATTATGCCAGTCGGCCAGGGTCCTTTGACATGGAGTTGTACGACGCATCCTTTAAACGTTGGTTCGAGGACTTGGCGGAAAAAAGATGTGTTGCAGTACCTCGGATAGTGCGAGAAGCATCCCAACAGTCTGTCATTTTTTTCCTGAAAGGTCTTTTCGATACTGATGGTTGGATAAACAATCGGGGTATTATCGGAGTCTCCTCCAAAACGGATTCTCTCTTGCGACAGGTCCAACTGTTGTTCCAGGCCATGGGGATAGATTCGCATTTGTCGTCACGGCAACAGAAGCTGGAGGTAACGAATAAATCTTACACTGTATGGACTTTGCGGATAAGGGGTTGGGAATCTTGTTGCTCCTTCGTTCGATTGGTGGGTTTCAGTGAGCCCTGGAAACAGGAACGAGCGATGAAGCGGTTGAATACCGTGCCGAAGAGGAAACGTTCGGATCAGGTCTACCCCTTCCCGAAGATGTTCCGGGCACTCGTAAAAAGGCATCTTCCGTATCGCTTGGTTAAGGATGGGACTGTTCGACGGTCCTTATACAATCAGGTGCATCGTGTGAAACAAAGGGGTGTCGTTCCTGAGGACACCGTGCGGTACGTCCTGGACGTGTTACACCGTAGAGGTGTTCAGGATGAGGATGCAACCTTCCTCCAACAGATGTTGGACAACTGGCATGTGCTACAGGTTGTTGCGTGTGATCCTACGGGGGAGATTGCCCCTGTGTATGACCTGGAGGTAGGGGGGGATCACGAGTACCAGACGGGGCCGTTGCTCTCCCACAACTGTGAGCGTTCCGCTGATGTGGTGACGGCATCTTGGATCGATGAGGAACTGTCAAAGGCTAACCGGGTGCAGTTCCAATGCCTCAAATCTCGTGACCAAAAGCCCTTCGAGATGTTCAACGCACGGGTAGAGTGGCCATGCCGGAGACTTCTCACAAGCAGCGATCCGGTTATGTCAGCGCAGCAGCAGGAATCGGTAGGGAATCAATTGGACAAGATTAAGAAACTGGACTGACGAGGACTACAATGAAAGACCTTTTTGACTTCCTTACCCCCGAGACGGACACCCCAGCGGAGACTTCGGTCAAGACCTCGGTGGAAACATCACAGGAGTGTCTGTTAGTTACCCCTGAGTCCACCGCAGAAGTAGAACTCCCCCCTGAGGAGACCCCGATCGAGACTCCTGTGGAAACTCCTGTTGAGATCCTGGAGGAGACTCCAGTAAAGGCTCCGACTCCTGCTGTTGCAACAGGATACGAATCCAAGGAGGATCTGCTGGGTACCTGTTTGCCGCCGCAGACGGAGCCATGGGGTATCGAGGACTTGATCGACCCTGTACCTCCCGTTCAGGCAACGGGTTGGACGCCTCCAGAGGAGAAGCGGGACTTCGATTGGTCTACTCCTGAGTCCACCGCAGAAGTAGAACTCCCCCCATATGCTTCGGAAGGGTGGACACCCCCGGATGATCTGATCAGCTATTTGTTGACCTTGATCTCCCCGCCGGACGAGAAGGCCCTTTATCTTGAGGACTTAGCGCTTATCAAGTGGGCTGAATGGGCCAAGCGCCCAGACAACTCGCTGTGCGGGTTGATCACACGGGGGACGCCCACCGATGAGCAGTCGAAGGAGTTGCACCGAGTCTTGAAACCTGGGGCACATCTCCTGCTTATCGCTCCTGATGCAGAACCGTGGGGATCGACGGGTGCTTGCAGTGTAGAGGATTCCGGGTTCGAGATCAGGGACGCCATTGCCATTGCCCTGCCGTTGGATGAGTTGGCGAAGCTTCCCTCAGCGAGCACACCACCTTGTCATCCTTTCCACTACGTTCCCAAGGCCGACAGGGGCGAGCGGGAACTGGGCTGTGATGCCCTGGGTGGGAAGAGCGGAGCGGAGGCCGTAGGTCGGAAGGAGGGGGACGCTGGAACCGCTCACGGTGCGGCGGGGGCCGGGCACGGTAACAGCAGAATTCGGAACTTTCATCCAACGGTAAAACCCGTTGATTTAATGGTAAAAATCCTCCATGACGTGCCCAAGACCCCTGAGGATTTCGAGGTGCCTACCCCCACGGTGGACACTAAGGCGTCGGACGTGCTGGACCCCTATATGGTCCTCGATCCCTTCCTGGGTTCCGGGTCCACAGGGCTGGCGTGCATGGAGACAGGCCACAATTTCAGGGGGATGGAGCGGGAGGAACCCTATTTGGAGATCGCCACCGCTCGGGCCGAACTGTGGCGCAGCAGGCTCGGAGCGAAGAAGGGTTCCGCAACCCTTCTCGGTGACGAGGGAAGTCGTCCCATCATCATTTCGGACGTGGGCACCACCCTGTTGGTCACGGAAGAGCCTCAGGAAGAGCCTGAACTCGATGTGTTTTTCTAGGGGGACATTGTGGGCGCTTACAGTTGCACACAGCTTCAACTTGGGGACTGCACAGTGCTGATGGATGCTCTCCCGGAGGGTTCCGTGGGGGCCATCGTTTGTGACCCACCTTACGGCTTGGAGTTCATGGCCCTTGACTGGGAGAAACTTGGAGACAAAGTCCCCAAGTCCATCAGGAACTTCAAGGGGTTCAAAGAAGGCGATGGTGCCCTTCGGTTACCCAAGTATTCATCCACCTCTCGGTACAGCACTCCCAACAGAACGTGTTCAGTGTGTGGTGGGATGGAGCGGGGGACACGGCGCAAATGTCCCTGTGAGAGACCCCACGATCATTGGAAGCCTATTGGGAAGCGGCGCAAGCTGCCTGAGGACACCCCAGATGGTGTGACAGGTGGTGGGATGCAGGATCATCTCCTGGCCATTGGTCTGTGGCACACTCTCTGGTTGAAGAGCGCCCTGCGAGTACTCCAGCCAGGTGGGATTGCTAAGATTTTCAGCGGAACGAGAACGTTCCACAGGCTGGCTTGGGCGATGGGAGAGGCCGGGTTTGAGATCCTACGGATCGATGCCTGGACCTATGGTTCAGGCTGGCCCAAGTCCCTGGATGTTGGGCGGTCCATGCGGAAACGGTTGGGTCTCCCTGATGACAGTCCCGTCCTGTGCGACGGATATGGCACAGCATTGAAGTCCTGCTGGGAACCTTTCCTAGTAGGGAGGAAGGCATTGGTATGAGAAAACTCCTTCAGTTACAACTCGGAGACAGCGCCCGATTGATGCGGGATCTCCCGGAGGGGTGCATCGGAGCCGTCATCTGCGATCCTCCCTACGGACTGGAATTCATGGGGAAGAGCTGGGATGCCCCCTGGAAAGAAGTGGGCATGGAACCGGAGAACACTGAGGAATACACGGGGTGTGCCTCCGACAGCCGTGCCTTTCAGGAGTGGGCAACGATCTGGTTGCGTGAGTGCCATCGTGTCTTGCAACCAGGGGGCCTCATCAAGGTTTTCGGTGGCACACGAAAATACCACCGGATGGGTGCGGCGATGGTTCAGGCAGGGTTCGAGATCGAACGCCTGGAAGCCTGGGTTTATGGTTCGGGTTTCCCGAAGAGCCTGGATGTCGCCAAGGCCCTGGACAAGTCGCTTGGTGCTGAACGGGAGGTTCTCTCCACCCGCAAGGGTCATGGGAACACCGGCTCCGGGTGTTACAACTGGAACAACCCGGATGACCTGACTGATCGTTCTGTGGTCCCTATCACGGAGCCTGCCTCGGACAGCGCCAAGAAATATAAGGGATATGGAACAACGCTGAAACCAGCGTGGGAGCCCTTCCTGGTGGGGCGAAAATGATCGTGATCACCGTCGCCAGGAAGCCTTTAGAAGGTTCCGTTGCCACTAACGTGCAACGATGGGGCACAGGCGCTTTGAACATCGATGCTTGTAGACTGGAAATTGGGGACACAGAACGGGCAGTTATAGACAGTCGTAGCGGAGGTACCTCTGTTGACTATGACTGGCAGGGTCCAGTGGTGATGAGATCGGTTGGGGAACGGTACACCTCACATGTTGCCGGAAGGTGGCCCTCTAACTTCATCCTCCAGGGAGATTGCTCCGTCAGGGAGTTAAACAATCAGAGTGGCGTTACGAAGAACGGCGGGTCAAACGCCAACAAGTTGGTCGTTGGGCTGGGGGTCGTTGGCTGGTGTACCGGGAGTGCCACGAACTATGCGGGTGACGTCGGTGGGGCATCCAGGTTCTTCAAACAGGTAACGAGATGATAACCCAGTTTCAACTTGGGGACTGTGTTGCCCTGATGAAGTCAATGTCCGAGGGGTCCGTAGGCTCCATCGTCAGTGATCCTCCCTATGGGCTGGAGTTCATGGGGATGCAGTGGGACAAGCTCGACACGGGCGACAGCCACGTTGGGCAGATGAGCAACAGCGGGTTCTCCACCGGCACCGGACCCAACGCTGGGCGACCCAACTATGGGGCCAGCGCCAACCTCAAGTGTCGGACCTGTAACCGCTGGCTTTGGGATCAGGAGAAGCGGAAGTGCCAGTGTGCCATTCCCGACCTTCCTAACTTCAAAGCGATCCAGAACAGGACCATCCAACAGTGGCATGAGGGCTGGTTGTCTGAGGCTCTTCGTGTCCTGCGGCCCGGTGGGCTCATTAAGGCATTCAGCAGCCCCCGGCTGTTCCACAGGCTGGCGACAGCGATGACCAATGCCGGGTTCGAGGTGCTCCGCTTGGAGGCTTGGGTGTATGGCTCAGGGTTCCCCAAGAACCACAACATTTCCAGGGCCATTGACATGACCAAGGGGGTCTTTGACCAGCGGAAGGTCATAGGGCACAAAAGGGGCGTCATGGCACTAGACAGTCTCGGTTTCGGTGGGATCGCACGGGGGGTGGTAGGGGCGCACCAAAAGGCCACTGACGTGCCCGTGACGGTCCCAGCGTCTCCTGAGGGTCTCCGCTTCTGGGGCTACGGAACTGCCCTCAAGTCCTGTTGGGAGCCTTTCGTGGTGGGGAGGCGGGCGTGATCATCATCACAGTCGCCAGGAAGCCCCTGGACGGGACAGTTGTTGCTACGGTTCTCACATGGAGTGCCGGGGGGCTGAACATCGACGGTTGTCGAGTTACTGGTGTTCCACCCTCCGTCCCACAATGGAACAGAGCGGCTGGAAATGCTCCCTTTGACGCAGACGGTAGAAACGGCAGGATGTCTCAACCATCACAGTTGGGACGTTGGCCTTCTAACTTGATCCTCTCCCATGCACCCGGTTGCGGAGTAGACTGTGAAGGAGGTTGTCCCGTGTCCGAGATGGCTCGCCAGGGAGACCTTGTGGGAAGCCACAGTGCAGGAAGTCAGAAGGCTCCGCAATATGGTCCGAGTCAGCATCCCGATTGGTTGTTCAATGGTTTCGGTGCAAATGCCCGCATAGGGGATACAGGCTCTGCGGCTCGGTTCTTCAAACAGGTGAAGCGATGATCGTGATCACCGTCGCCAGGAAGCCTTTAGAAGGTTCCGTTGCCACCAACGTGCAACGATGGGGCACAGGCGCTTTGAACATCGATGCTTGTCGGGTCGGCTCGGAACCGATTACGGTCAACAGGTGGGATGACGGCTCTAAGCCCTTCGGCGGGGGTGCCGGGCACTCCTACCACCCCGAGACCTTCACGGGCCGCTGGCCTGCTAACCTGATCCTCTCCCATGCACCTGGCTGCGGAGTAGACTGTGAGGGGGATTGTCCCGTGCCTGAGATGTCCCACCAGGGGGCGCTTGTGGGTGCTCACAGTGCAGGAAGCCAAAGGGCACCTCAGTACGGTTTGAGTCAGCATCCCGATTGGTTGTTCAATGGTTTCGGCGCAAACGCCCGAGTAGGGGACACAGGCTCGGTGGCTCGGTTTTTCAAACAGGTGAGTGATTCCCATGCCAATGTACGAATATAGCTGCCCTGATTGCGAGCATGATTTTGAACAGCTTGTCAAAGTAGACGACCCGACCCTTCCCTGTCCCAAGTGCGGGGGGGACCAGGTCCAGAAGAAGGTCTCCCAGTCCACCTTCAAGCTGGCAGGCGGCGGCTGGGCAAACGACGGATACTCCTCATGATCGTACAGCTTCAACTGGGGGACTGTGTAGAGCGGATGAAGACCCTCCCAGATTGCTCCATCGGGGCGGTGGTCAGCGATCCTCCTTATGGGCTGGAGTTCATGGGTGAGGACTGGGACAAGTTAGACATGCGGGGGAGCGCTTCCCGTCCGAACACATCCGAGTCCTCCACCTCTCGTTCTACGAGGGGGATGAATCACGGCATCCATGCGGGCAAACCTGCGTTGGATCTGACGTTGGATTCCCAGCGGGCGATGCAGGCGTGGCACCTTCAGTGGCTCCAGCAAGTCCACCGCATCCTTCAGCCAGGAGGGATCGCCAAGATATTCAGTGCCACCCGGACCTTCCACAGGCTCGCTGGAGCGATGACCGAGGCTGGATTGGAGATCCTCCGTCTGGAGATCTGGGACTATGGTTCAGGTTTCCCGAAGGGCCTCGACGTGCCCCGTGCCTTGGATAAGCATCTTGGGGTTGAGCGCACTGTAGTGGCGGTAGGGCAACGCAAAGGTCGCTGTCCCCAGCCGATGTGGTGGGAGCAGGAAGACACTGTCGGTCAGCAGTGGGACATCACGGCCCCGACCTCCCCCCAGGCCCAGAGCTATGCTGGGTACAACACAGCGCTCAAGCCTGCGTGGGAACCCTTCCTGGTAGGGAGAAAACCGCTGTGATCATCCAATACCAACTCGGGGACTGCGTTACTCTGATGCAGGAGCTTCCTGACGAGTCTGTGGGGGTTGTGGTCTGTGATCCACCTTACGGCCTTGGTTTTTTGAATCAGGAGTGGGATCACTTCCGAGACGGGACACAGGGATGGCACTCACAGTGGTTAGGGGAGGCATTTAGGGTGCTCCAACCGGGGGGTCTCATCAAGGTGTTCACTGCCCCTAAGCTGATGCATCATTTGATAGTTGCGATGTCCTTTCAGTCCTTTGAGATCCTACATGTGGAGGCCTGGCTATATGGTAGCGGTTTCCCCAAATCACTGAGTGTCTCCAAGGCTGTAGACTCAGAGGTGTTGACGGGAAAAAGCAACTCGGTGGCTCTGGCTGTCAGCGAAAAAACTCGTCCTGTCGTAGGCCACAACCGTCGGGTCATTTCTGCGGGTCGGACGAAAGAGAATGAGGGATTACACGGGGGAGCAGCCTATTGGGAGCGTTGGAACAACTACCACCAGGGGGACGTTCCAGTCACGGTTGCTCGGAGCGATATAGCCCGGACCTTTGACGGTTACGGTACATCTCTTCGTCCGGCCTGGGAGTCGTTGGTTGTAGCAAGGAGACAGGCATGTCTCTAGTGCAACTTCAACTCGGGGACTGTGTAGAGAGGATGAGGGCTCTTCCTGATTGTTCCATCGGGACGCTCGTCAGTGACCCCCCCTATGGCTTGGAGTTCATGGGTCGGGAGTGGGACAAGCTCGAACCCCGCCGCAATCAGCAGCGCTGGAAAGGCACGGAACGGAAACTCATCGGGGACGGGTCCGGCGTCGGCGGTGACTTCGGGGCCAGGATGGGTGAGCTACCCTCCTACATCCCGAAGCGGAATGATCACTGCACCAAGTGCGGACACTACAAGTTCAGCGGGAACCCCTGCGTGTGTCCCACGCCCGAGTGGGAGAACCGGACGCTAGAGCACGTCGCCGCAATGCAAGCGTGGCACGAGGAGTGGCTTCAGGAGGTCTACAGAATCCTTCATCCCGGCGGGATCGCTAAGATCTTCAGTGGGTCTCGGACGTTCCATCGGTTGGCCGCAGCGATGGTTGCCGTGGGATTCGAGATGCTGCGGATCGAAGCGTGGGTTTATGGATCCGGCTTCCCGAAGTCCCACGACGTCTCACGGGCCTTGGACAAACACCACGGAGCGACACGAGCGATGGTTCGGATCGTGGGTAGTGGTGCCGGTCGGAACCCGAAGAGTATCGCCGGGGGCGAGGACATAGAGGGTGGGGATCGACCCTGGATGAGGCTCGCTCGGGAGCAGGGGTACTATGACAAAGAGGGTGGCGTCCCTGTGACTTCTGACGCCATCCGATGGGTGGGTAGGGGTACAGCCCTAAAACCCGCCTGGGAGCCCTTCCTGGTTGCAAGGAGGCCATGATGCCAGATCTTAGTGACATGGAGTGGGTCGTTTCCTATACGTCCCGAGGTTCAGAACTCGTCCACGAGACGGCTGCGGAATGGGACCAGCAGATCAAATCGCTCCCAACCTTTGCCCCACTAGACGACATCTACGCCGAGTTAGGACGACTCGGACGACCGGACATGGTTGACATTTTGAAGAAGGCCAGCATCGGGTTGGACGGAAAGGAACTCAACGCCTTGGTGGAGCTAATCCGGGCGGGAGTCTACTGGCAAGAAGGTCAGATGGAGTACAAACACCGATGATTATCATCACCGTAGCCCGTAAACCTCTGAGTGGTACTGTAGCCCAAACTGTGCAGGAGCATGGAACGGGCGCACTGAACATTGACGGTTGCCGCATCTCTACCGAGGGCGAGTCATTCGTGACCCCGTTGATCTCCTCTGTGGACAACCGGACGGGAGGAGACCGAGACCTGACCTTCTGGAGTCGGTCCAATGATGAGAGGTTTAAACAAGCCCAGCGGGAGAGCATCGAGCGGACTCGTTCACTGGGTCGGTGGCCCGCCAACCTGATCATCCAACATTCAGTGGATTGTACTTGCCGGGGCCAAAAGAGGGTAAAGGGGACCAACAATGCTTCTCTCGTCAATACGGTCGCCGGATCTCTCCCAACGAAGGTGGGGGCAGTAGGATTGAAAAGAGACGCTCCCGGAATCTATGGGTATTCCGACGCAGAGGGCATGGAGACGGTTCCTGACTGGCATTGTGATCTAGGGTGCCCCGTTTTGATGTTGGATGCCCAGAGCGGTGTTCACAAGTCTCCTCCTGTAGATCGTGGGGCGGATCGGGACAAGATCTCAGGGGGCACGGGTGCCTGCTACTGCTTCGCTGGACAGTCCCCAGGGTATGGTGACGTCGGTGGGGCATCCAGGTTCTTCAAACAGGTGAAGCGATGATCGTGATCACCGTTGCCAGGAAGCCCTTGGAGGGCACTGTGGCCCAAACTGTGATGGGATACGGAACGGGTGGTCTGAACATTGGTGCCTGTCGCCTCCGAACCACTGAGGTGGGGAAGGAGCGGGAGTACAAGGACCGGGAAGATCGAGAGAACTGGCGGATCACTGGAGGCTCCACGGGGAGTGGGGCGACATCCTCTGCGGGACGTTGGCCTGCTAACCTGATCCTCCAGCATCACCCTGACTGCGTTCGGTTGGGGACGGTGATGGTGGATGGTTTCAAGGGGCACACGGTCAAGGAACAAGCGGATGGTCACATCCAGTTCAACCACAAACCTCCTGGTTACGAGAAGGTGAACCACACGGATGCGGATGGGAAGGAGCCGGTGGAGACGTGGCATTGTGCTCCGGGTTGCCCCGTTCAGGCCCTGGATGGACAGAGTGGTGTTTCCACGAGCCAGGTTAGAGTAGAAGAGGGGGCAGGGGAGCATCTTGATCCCTCCCGAGAGGACTGGCGCTTCAAGAGAGTCCCTGGCGGTTATGTGGATACCGGGGGAGCATCGAGATACTTCAAAAGGATCGGAGGTCGATCATGATCGTTATCCATGTTGCAAGAAAGCCCCTCATCGGGTCCGTGGCCAAGAACGTTCTGGCACATGGCACAGGAGGTCTGAACATCGACGGTTGTCGGATCGGTTCAGACGAAGCGGGCTGGGGTGGACGTGGGGGTGGCCTCAAGAACTGGAACGACAAGGGGGTCGGAATGAAGGAGGGTGCTGCTCGTCCCGTCGTTGGACGTTGGCCCGCCAACCTTGTGTTGGAGCACACCCCACAGTGCAAACTGAAGGGGCGTCGTCCGATGTCTACCCTTGACGTTGTAGAACAGGGCACCATCGTGGATAGTGCAGGTTATGTGGAGATCTGGGATTGTGTGGAGGGGTGTCCCGCCAAGGAGACCGTCACACAAGGTGGCAGTTCCGACTTCTTCTTCCAGGTCCAGGGTATTGAAGACCCGCCGGAGTACAGCCACGCCGCTGGGGATGTCGTCTGTCAAACGTGTGGGAAGCCCTACAGCGAGCATCCCCTGGATGCCCGTTATGACTGGCTGAACGTATTGTGTGATGGGTCGCTGGTGAAACTCTAGGAAACCTTCCTGATGATCCGTTTGACGTGGCGACCCTTGTCCAACGTCCCTGGTTCCACCAGAACTTTAGTCCCGATTTTCAACCGGAGTTCCCTGAGACAGGTGTTGCAGATCCACCGGGTTGTTCCATCATCCAGCCACACCTTAATCGAAGCGACATTCCCACAGGCTTGGGCGCTGATGATATCTGCGAAGGCCCTGTTCCTTTTGTTCGTGGCGACGTCCTTTTTTCGCACCACCCCGCATTTGCCCTTATGCGGTTTCGGAGGAGCATATTCTTCGGTCCTTTGGTACTCGAAGATGTACCGCACGATCACCTGATCGGGTGAGTAGACGACATTCTCATCGTGTTTGAGCTTCCCACCCCAGCTTGAGGTATGGCCCGCCACCCCGGCTACCGAGTGGAACCCTTCGGCTTGTACCTTGTCCAGGGTGTACTTTGTCGGGGACGGGCACTCCAGCACTTTTCCCAGGGCCGCATCCACCTGGAGGATATAGCAGGCATCTCCGCCACGGTATCGCCAGCCCCAGCCCGTGTATCCGAAGGCCTTGGTGGGGGATCCCATGTAGATGCCGGAACCGAACAGGCAACCGCCTCGGCCCGTCTGCAAGCCCTTTCGGGTGATGTCCCCGATGTTGCGCGAGGTGGTCCCGTGGTAAAGGGATCGGACGTTCCCGACTTCCTGTGTCACCTCCGCAAAGAGGGCCTCCTGTTCCTCGGTGTTCTTGACCACCCAGGCTGCGGAACAAATGTAGCCCCGGTACCGAGGAGCCAGACTCCGTCGTGCCTTCCCGATGGCCAGAGGTTTGCCCTTCTCTTTGAACTCGGCCAAGACCCGGATCTTCCCCAGTGGGATGGGTTTGGGCGGTGGTGGGTCCGGCGGGACAGTACGAGGATCGATCCTTTTGCTCTGGGGTCGGCTCTTCCCGCTGCTCCTGTTCTTTCGTTTGCCCATGCACCTCTCCTACACCTTTTCTACTCTAACTAGAGGGCGGATGATCCCGTGATGGAGTAGGATAACACATGGCGACGTTGAGAGAACGCATCGACCGGATTCATAAAGAGATTGACATCACTCAGGTGTTGTCGGATCTGGGGTATCCAGTACATATGGGAGGGGGCTATCGGGAGCAGCAGTTCCCGTGTGACTTGCACGGTGATGGGCACGACAACAAACCTTCGGCTCGGGTGTATCCTGAGTCATCTTCTTGGTACTGTTTTGGCTGCTCTAAGGCAAGAGACGCTATTGATACAATACAGGCTAAGGAGGGAATCACCTTCCATGAAGCCATCCGCAAACTGGAGGCAGACTACAATCTCCCGTCGCTTCCCTGGGACGATGATCGCCCCCTTCCCCCTTCGGAAACGCTACGGGGGACTGTTAAAGCTTCCGTGGATCCTACCAGGACGTTGGCAGATGACCTGAAAACGATCCGGTCCACGTTAGGTTGGATCACTGAAGAACGGTTGTTGGGGATGGACAGAACGCTTACGTTTTGGGAGGCCGTAGATCAGGTGGCTTACAAGGTAGAGAACGAGTTGATGCCGGAACAGATGGGCCGTCAGGTTCTGACGGTTTTCCAAGAGCGGTTGGATGGGGCTATTCAGGGGGGCGAAGGATGAGGATCTTCCTGGAGTTCAAGCTGCAAACCGCTGAGTGGGGTGAGGTGCCAGTTTCCAGGATCCTCCCTACCCCAGATGAACCGCTGTGGGGCCGAGCGGCACCGCTGCGGGACACGCCGTGGGGGGGTGGGATCCAAACCGTGTCCGGCGAGGATTTCTCCAATGCCCTGCACGGACACGTCGTGCCGTTGGTTCGTTCGCTGGGTACCCCTCCGGCAGTCAGGTTGCGCCGTATCCCCGAGGGATGGCGCACCTGTGACATGTCGAATGGGTGCATCTCGTACAAGCCAGAAAACTGCCACCCCTGCAAGGATCTCCCGGACTGTTACGTTCCTCCTCAGGTGTCCTCGGACGCCCTGGCGTTGGCAACCCACGTTGTCCTCGCCTGGAGGGACGGATTTCATGTGGTTGTTGTGAAGGGCGGAGAGTTCACGCTGTAGAGTAGGACAAGGGTGGAGGAAAGATGGATAAAGACAACGACGGTCTGGTAATGCTCATTCCCGGAGAGGAATCCCCCAAGGTCACCCCAAAGACCGAAGAACCCGTGACGGAGGACCCGGAGGCCATTGACGTCTTCAACTTTTTTGCGGACAACGACGAGTTGAACCCGCAGCGGCTCTGGAAACCCTGGATGGACGAAAAGAAGTTCGTCCTCGGGACCGTGGACAACATCACTCAGATCATGGACGAGTGCATCGAATCAGGGCGGTATGCCCTTGATCTTGAGACCACGGGTTTGGACAATCGGCTCAAGAAGACGGCCAGCGGGCACTACTGCACCGTTGACCACATTGCTGGCGTTTGTCTGAGCGCCGATGGTGTCACAGGGTATTACATTCCGATTCATCATGTGAAGGTGGGGGAGGACGGACTCAGGGAAGACCGAGCCTGCAACATCCCGATAGGCATCTTCGACCGGGAATTCCGGCGGCTCATCAAAGCGACCGAGGATGGTCTCACCGTCGCAGACTTCCACAACGGTAAATTTGACCAGGAGTTCCTCCAGTTCAATGAGACAGGAATCCCCTGGGGTGAATGGGACCGCCCCGCAATGTGGGACGACACCCTCATCGCCGCCTACATGCGGAACACCCGAGCCAGACGCCGGGGTCTTAAGGCATTGTCCGAAGCTCCCGTGGATTCTCCCCCGGAGAACACCGTGGGTGGTCCGGGTCTGGGCATGGAGATGATCGACCTCTACGAGTTGTGGGGGCACAAGAAGGAGCAGCGAGGTTTCAACTATGACTTCTCGGTCCTTGACCCGACCGAGGGGCCTGCCCTGTGGTACGGATGCAGCGACGCCATCTGCACCTGGCTGCTCGACCCGGTCCTGATGCCCTCTGCCAAGGAAAAGGACACGGATGGGATCAGCCAGGCGGCGATCTACAAGATCGAGAAGGTCTGCGTAGCAGCCACTCGTTGGATGGAGCGCAATCTCATCCACATCAACCGAGACAAGGTCCAAGAGTTGGTTTCGTTGGGCCAGCAGGAATGGTTCGACTCCATCGTAGAGGTCTACACGGAGGCGTCCAAGATCTTGGGCCGGGACGTGATGCCTGATCTCTACAAGGAGGTCCAGCGGAACTTTGTGGCCAATGACCCTGACAACCTCCTGCGAACGCAGCTTGAGAAGGCGGACAGCCTCACGAAGCGCAATCCTGGCATGCCCCCCGTGTTGAAGGGGGAGGAGTCCTGGCCTGCAGTCTACGACGTGAACTCCCAGAAGCAGCTTGGGACGATGTTCAATGAGATGGAGGTGCCGGGCCTCAAGTTCACGGAGAAGTCCGGTCAGGTCAAAACGTCCAAGGACGAGTTGAACAGGATCATTGAGGAAGCGGGCCAGAAGTTCCCGTTCATGGCGAAGATCAAACGCTTCCGGGAGGTGGCCAAGGCGCTGTCTACCTACCTGGAGTCGATGTTGCTGGCGAGTGACCCTGAAGATGACTCCATGCGGATCAACTTCAACGGGCACAAAGTGGATACGGGCCGCTTCAGCACCCCTGCGAAGGAGTCCGCAGGCGACAGGCGCAAAGGTCGGATGATCGGTTGGCCAGAGTTGAACGTCCAGTCAATGCCGAACCGTTACGATCCTGACCGCCCGGAGTGCATGAACAGATTGCGGGAATGTTTCGGTGTCAGGACTGTGCCCAAGGATGCACCACCCCGTTTCCTAGTGGCAATAGATTATGCTGGCGTGGAATTACGGTTGGCTACCAATATTTCGGGTGAGCCTAAATGGTTGGCTGAGTTTTTCCATTGTTCTTCCTGTGACCGAACCTTCGAACGAACACCTCGCACAGGTGCTGACATAATAGCCACTATAACCCCCGTACCTCCTCCTGCACGGTGCCCGAACTGTGGTAGTGACAAGATAGGGGACTTGCACACCCTGACAGGACTCTCCATTTATGGGGCTGACGCTACGAGCAGGCCCGATTGGAAGAACCTTCGTGGTCATTCGAAAGCAACCAACTTTGCATTGTCCTACGGTGGCGGAGGGAGCGCTGTGTGTCGGGCTACGGGAGTGGATCGGAACGAGGGTCAGCGGATTAAGAACCAGTTCGACAACACCTACTACGGCCTGAAGCGGTGGTGGAACAGTCAGCATAAATACGCCAAAACATACGGTTACGTGCGGACAGCCTTCGGTCGGAAGTATCCTGTACCGGACATCTACAACGAAGACGGGGGTTTCCGGTCCAAGGCAGAGAGGAATAGTGTGAACGGACCCATTCAAGGTTGTATTCGATTTGATGAAAGGGTAGCTAGTAGTATAGGGTTGCTAGACATCCAGACGTTGTTCCAGAGGCAATTTCCAGGTCTTCTGTTTTGGACTGGTGTAAAATGGGTGGCTGGGCGTGTGCTGGCTTCAGGGGAAAAGCTCGATTGTTGTACGGAACTAAGCAATGGCAATACGTTACACACTAGTCCAGATCATCAGTTTCGAGTACTGACGGAACAGGGGCTGGGGTGGGTGGCACAGAAAGAACTGTGTTCCGAAACTTGGGTAGTTACCAATGCAACATCTGTAACAACGACGGATGTTCCCCATTACCAATGGGATAGAGCAAGAGATCCTCAACGAGGACACCTGTTTTCGAAAGGAATGACGTCGCACAATGCCAAACGTTTTCTGTTTGCTGGTAATTCCGCCGTACTATGGGAGTTTTTGGGTGCTATCTACGGGGACGGTTCAATCCAACAGAACGCCTTCATCTTGCACATTGGTGAGTCCAACCTTTCAAAAATCCCAGCGGGGCAGCGGTCTTCAGAATGGATGCTGAAACTCAACACCCATTTGCAGGTGGAAGCAATAACAAGGAAGCAACGACGACGAGAAGACGACAACAGACAGGACATGTGGCAGGTTAAAGTACTGAACAAAGATTTCAGGACGTTTTGTCGTGACGTGCTCGGTGTGTTAGATCAAACAACACACACAAAAAGATTTCCTGTTGCTTTGTGGAGCGAAACATCTGAAAACAGGGCGGCTTTTTTGCGAGGTTATTTTGATACTGACGGCACAGTGTCACCTCGAACCCCCAAAAAAGCGGATGCAGCGCCTGCTTTTCGTAGTGCCAATTTTGAACTTCTTTCAGACACCCAAAAATTACTCCATTCGTTAGGTATCCGGGCGTCCCTGCGACGACGGGGAATGTGGGTACGTGTGCTTGACAGAACACGTTTTCGGGATTTGGTCGGATCGTCTTTAGACTACAAACGGAAAAGGCTCGACGATATGCGTGTGGGTTACTACCATAACCAGCGACATTGTCTTCCGCCTTTCCTGGTGAAAAAGATCGGGAGACTAGTCAAAACCTCTAGTGTTTACGCTCCTTTGCCTAGAGCTAAAAAGTCTGCGGTGCTAAGAATGGTCGCAGGAGCAGCAAGTAAAGAACAGTGTCTTGTTTATTTCAATCAACTTCCGATAGAGGAACAACCGGAGGAGTTGCGGCGGTTGTTGCAGTATGACTATGAAAAAGCAGTTCTTACGGAACAGTCGGAACGAACCGTCCCAATGTACGATGTTGAGATCTTTGATGAAGACCATGCCTTCGTTTGCAACAATATCATCGTTCACAACAGTTCCGCTGACGTCACCAAAACTGCGATGGCTCTGATTTACAAGGAATGTAAGCGTCGGGGTTGGTTGGACAAGGTGGCCATGAACATCACTATGCATGATGAGCTTGTCTTTGAGGTAGATGCTGACGTGCTGGAAGAGGCTGTTCCTGTCCTGGTCGATTTAATGGTGGCCAACGATTACATTTTGGTCAAGAACTGGCCTGTACCGTTCACCACCGATGTCGAGATCGGTACTGACTGGACAGTTCCCTGGGACCTCAATGCGATGAGGTATGGGGAGGTGCGGTTCCACGAAGGCAAAAAGTATGGCAAAAAGAAGGATCTCCCGGAAGGTGTTGTTTGGGATGATCTCCCGTCTTGGCCTGAGGAGTTGGCCCCCTGGTTCAAGGAGGCCCAGGGCGCACCAGCCGCTGGGGTGTCTACGTCGCTTTCTGTGGCGTTCCCGAAGGGAGAGGCCCCCGAGGTGCCCAGTGTCGTCCCAGTGACGTCTCTCGCCCCCACAGCGGTTCCTGGGGAGGACTACTTCTTTCAGCTTCCTGGTCCGATGACGTACAAACTGGCGGGTCAGCTTGCAGAGATCATTGCCGAGTGTCACGGAAAAGGATCAAGTCCATTGCGCCTCAGGACAGTTGAGGGTATAGAGGTAGAAGGTTGGTTGGAGGGATTGAACCTCACGACGATCCGGGTGAGCCCTGTACAATTAGAAACCCTGATCCAGTACGTTTTCCGGTAGATGGTGGGTAGGGTGTTCTCGGGGGTGTGCCGATGAGAATATTACGTGCCGAGTTGGATGGGAAAAAGGTACAATTAGCCTGTGCTCATTGGCGGAGTTTTCCGCCTTTGGCAGCGGGCCGAAAGAAGTCCTCCGACGAGCTACGTTCCGAAGGCATCATCGATGACGCCGAGTATCAACGTTTCCAGATCTGGGAGAAGATTTGTGGCCTCATCACAATGGACCCAGACAAGTGTCTCAAATGCCCCCATGTCCGTAAAGCCATGTTCCATAAACAACTTCCTTCGCTTGTTAGCCTAGACGGAAAAATCGTCACCCCCACTTTGGATCTGCCTTCTTTGGAAAGTTCCGCCCGGCATCGTAAATTCCTGGAGATGATTACCCCTCCAGGCGGAGGGAGATGATGCAGGACTTGTTACAGGGGTGCATGGCAGAGGATCGGGGCCTTGACGCTAAGAGTTTTCAGGAGATATTCTGTGCTCATTGCCGAAACCCAGGGTGCCGATTGGCAAAGTGGGGGGTGGACAGGTTCGGGGCCAGGGTTGCAGTCCAGGTGGACCGGATGCTCAACCCCCTCAGGGTTGATGCTCGGGACTATGCTGCACTGGCAGACTTTCCTGATATGTCCGAGTACGCCGAAGCAATTGCAGCGGCGGAACAGAAGGGGGATTGGTCTGTACCGGAAATCCCAATCAGGGATGGAAACACCGAGACCGCCACTCTGACTACCACCTCAGCGGTAGATGCCGCTGCCCAGGTGCTGGCCCGGAGTCGGGGTCAGGAGATGAACCTGGACCCGCCTGAACAGACTCCCGTCCCCACCGAATTCCCTGAGGACACTGAAGCGTTGATGGGGGGCACGCCTGTCCCGGAACCAGTCCCCGAGCCGGAACCCCCGGCACCGTCAAAGAAGGAAGCTCCGTCGCCTCATCCCCCAACGGGGAACACTGAGGCCCCCTCCGGTGGGTTGATGATAGATGAGGGACCTCCCCCAGCGTCGCCGCACATCCCGCAGGGGGATCCCTGGACAGCGAGTCCCGTGGTAGACAACTTGGTCAAGCCAGGGGCACGCATCCAGTTAGGGGGGAAGAAATGACCGAAGATCCAAGGACCCTTCTGGACGCCCTGGCCTCTCTGGAGAAGGAAGTCACGGAGGAGTCCCCTGCGTTGGGGCAGATCCTGGCTGACGCTCGTGACAAAAAGATTGAGGTAACGGAAGCCGTTCGTTGGATCATGCAGATCAGCGAGGAGGATCCGAAGGCCCGAGAGGCACTGGAGAAGGCCGCTGAGAAGCTGCCTGAACCTCAGCTTGAGACACATAACCCGACCAACAAGCTCCCTCGGATCAATCCTCTGGTAGAAGCCGGACTGATTGAGCGTGCCCAGTTGGATGGTGACATGCCTGAGTTACGGTCAGGACCGATCCTCAAGGGGCAACTCCCTTCTGTCCCTGTGGACACCACTGCTAGGAACTCTGTGATGGTAGGTCGGATGCTTGCCGCTGCCGCATTGGAAACCCAGACACAGTTGGACACCCACGAGAAGAAACGGCTTCAAGGTATTACAGCCGATCCCGCAGTCCTCAAAGTTATAGCCGACCATGGGAGGGCTGTTGTCAAACCGGACGTAGCCCTAGACATCGCCAAGTTCGGGTCTGCGGGAACGGATCTGTCAGGGTATCGCCGGGGGCAACTCCCGGCCCTGGCAAAAACGGCCAAACCTACTGGGGCGGAGTTGGCTGTGCTCAAAAAGAAGGAAACCCTGGAGGCCACCTGGGCAGCGGTGGCAACATCCCAGGGGCGGCGTTCTGTGTCGCCCGTGATCAGGGATGGGATCATCCAGGCTCTGGCCCGGTTGAGGTTCGATGTGACACCCCGAGATCCTGTGGAGGGAAATGAGACCCCCTGCGCCCTTGCAACGTGGGCAGTGGACATCTCAGGTCGGGAATCCTTGTCCCCGAACTTTTCTTTTTTTGACATAGCAGCGATGGCCTTGGCCTCTGACCTTGTGGACAAGCTCCAGGACAAAACACCTAGACCCCTGATCCTTGAGGTTGCACCGATGCACCAGATCAATGAGAGGACGGTGGGTTGGTGCGGGCGCTTGTACGAGTCCTCACCATGATCGTAGAACTGATCGCAGCCATCCAGAGTCTCCCTGCCAAGCCCGACTGGATCGTTTTTCTGTGCCCCACAGTTGAGTCCGCCCTCCAACATAGTCGGATGCTAGCGGTACTGTTACCTAAGGATGCAAAGTTCTCAGGGCGGACGGCGGTGTTGAGATCCCACAGGATCTCGGTGGCTGCTGTCTCCGAGGAGGTCTTTGTTCCCCCAGCGAGCCCCTTCCTTCTGAAGTTGTTCGGTTGGGACCAAACCTCTGCGGAGGAGACAACGGAATGGCAAACGAGATCAGCAGGGTGGCTCCCCTAAGGGTAGAGCCTTCCCGTGTTTGGACGCTGGTGATAACTGGCGGTAACTCCTTCATCATCGAGATGACCATGACACCGACCCTCCATCATGACGGGGGGCGTACTGTGTGGAAGATGCACGGAACGGAGGAGGCTGTGATGGCCGTGGAGGAGTTGATCAAGGAACGGGCGGGCGTCCGAGTGGAAAGGCTCACCGAGATCCAGTCGGCATCTCAGAAGCGTGAGCGCATGGGGTTGCTGGGCCTGAACGAGGACACCGTTCTCCTAAACTGACCCAATCAAGGACACACCCGATTGGTGTTAGGTTCCTGCTTCACAGAAGACAGTTTCACTTGATCTAGGACCAAGCCAGCGCTCCCCTCTCCACAGGCTGTCACCGTCGAACTGACGGTCAAAAAACAATCGCAAAAGACATTAAGTCTCTCAACGATTTGGATTTTACGGTGAGATCTTTTCTCACCAACCACCGAATCCAAAATTCCAAAGAACACTTTGAAGAGCTTGGCTATCGCCCTTACGCCAATCACGATAAGAAGAAAGAGAAAAGAAGTCAAGGATTCTTGACCTCGCAAGGACTAATGTCCTATTAAAGGCTGTTTTAACCCACTGTTAGCAACCCCCTCTTAGCCCTTCCGGTTCCTCCAGCGCCACCACAGCCGTTTCCACCATCCAGCCCGGCACAGTGCGTTGTAGACTCGTAAAGCCCTGATAGCGCCGTTCTCGGCCCTGTGTGTAGCCTGCTCAGGTTCGATGCCCAGGAAAACGCAGACGTTGTGAAGGGAGGCACTCTCTAACCCGCAGAGGGGCAGGTGCTCCATGGCCAGCACTGAGGTGTCGATGTGTCGGTGGTCGATCCAGGCATCGATCTCTTCCCGTTTCAGGAGGGCCTTGATGAAGCCGATGTCGAAGCCGACGTTGTGTCCCACCAGGATGCAGTTGTCCAGCAACTTGCCGATCCTCTCAGCAGCATCCAGAGGGGCTAAAGCGTCTTTCCAGTCCTCCGGTTTGTAGCCGTTGACTTCCAGAGCCTTGGGACTGGCCGTCTCTATGTGCTGTGGTTTGATCCTGAACCCTTGGCCAACGGTCCCATCCTGAAACACTGCTGCAAACTCGATCATCTCGTGAACAAAAGGATCGAGCCCAGTTGTTTCCGTGTCGATAAAGCAAAGTCTGCGATCTTTCAGTTTCATTGGTACCTCCGTCCTCTGACTCTACCCCAAATCCCTTGAAACTTTCTGAAAGGAAGGGAAACTAATGCCCTTTCCCCGCCCTGATGAGTAGATGAAGGTAAGGTACCGGAAAGGAGATGCAGATGGATCGAAAAACATACAGGGAATCCCTGGACGGTCGTTGGGCGGAAGCACTACTGGCTGCTACAACGGAAGGGTCGGACGGTCCTTTGTATCAGCGTTTGTTGGCTGCTCGTGAACATCTTGAAACAGTTGTGGACGAGGCCAATGAAGCTCTGGCAGCCAACCCCCTGACTGAAACGGTGGCGAAAGCAGCAGCCCAGAAGTCCAACAGGAAAGGCGTCTGTACCATCAAGGTTGACGCCCTCGGGATCGTTCAGTTGGAGGTTGCGGCGAACACGGATGGGGACAAGAACTGGACGAGCACCCTCCCGTCGTTGGATGCTCTTCGGAAAGCTGCGAAGGAAGCTGGGATCGATCCTGAACCCTTTGGTAGAGGCAAACGTGCCCTGATGGAGGCGATTCAGGAGGCGACTGCGAAGCCCACCCCGAAACGTCGGATGGTTAAAACGGCCCCAGCACTTGGTCAGGCTATCATCGTCACTCTCCCCGAGTCCAACACCTCCGACATCGTGGGAAGACTTGAGGCCGATCCTACTGCAGATGGTCGGAACGACATCCTTCGTGATCCTCACGGGAACAACTCCTAATCTCGTTGATCTGCCTTTATAGATCCTGTCAGCAGGATGGGGGACTAGAATGGCAGAGGACTTCTGGATAGACAATGTAGGGCAGAACATGCTTAAAGGGGTTGATGGCGACGTCACCAACCCGTTGAGACTGAGCGACCACTACATCAATCAGTTTCTATTGCACATCCCCAGTGCCCGAGCCTCCTACAATCGTCTTTACCCCAGTTTGTTACCGGAAGAGCAGGCCCGATTAGACAGGCTCACAGAGACTGCGGCTTCGGAAATGATCCTGGATGACGTGGTCGCAGCCGACCGTCTACAAAACGTAATGAATACGGCTGGTGTTCAACGTGGGGGCCGGTGGAAACCACCCCCCTACAAGGCACCTTGATGGGTATGGTACAACGGACAGGAGCTTCGTGAAAGGTAGACAAAACTGGACATGCGGCTTTGAGGCTAAGGAGGAGTGTTAAGGTGAACCACCAGAATAAAAATGGTGGAACTAAGGGTGAGACTCCTACGTTCTCCGGGTTGTCCTTAAGGACAGCTACCCTGGAATGTGTCCAGTTCCAGGCTCTAGCGGTATCAAAGGACGAAACAAGACCTGAAATGGTTGGTAACATCTTCGATACAACCAGAGGCCCGGAAACTTTGCCGAGGACAACAATTTCCCTTCGGGAGGTGTCTTAAATGACACAGAAAGTCTTTGTGATAGACGCTGACGGGAAGCAGTTACTTCCCACTCATCCGGCACGGGCTAGAAAGTTAGTGCAAGCTGGTCGTGCCCAGGTACACCAAGTGGTACCCTTTACAATCCAATTGGCCCGTGTTGTTGAGAATCCTGTTGGAACTTTTACTGTTGGCATCGATGATGGGGCAAAACACGTTGGCATAGCGATGGTAAACGAGCATACCAAGGAAGTAGTTTTCCGAGGTACTGTCCGGTTACGTCAGGATGTTACAAGGAAGATGACGCAACGGGCAGCGTATCGACGAACAAGAAGAAATCGGAAGCTCCGACATCGCCCAGCTCGATTCCTGAACCGAGGAAGGAAGGGTTTTTTGTCCCCGACTATTCGACAGAAGAAGGATAGCATACTTCGAGTGATTAGAGATCTTGGGAAGGTTCTTCACATCACCAAGGCTGTTGTTGAAGAGGGGCAGTTTGACATTAGCAGTATGGCGGCAGGCAGGAAGTTGGTTGGTGCAGAGTTCCAACAGTCGGAATACGAGGGTCGGAACTTCCGTGCCAAGGTACTCTGGCGGGATCGTTACAAATGCACACGTTGCAGCTCTACTGAGTGGCTCCAAGCACATCACATCAAGCCAAAGAGTGTGGGTGGTGGGAACTCCCCGAGCAACGGCCTTACCCTGTGTAGAACTTGCCACAAGGAACTTCACGATGGGCTGTGGGTGCTAACTGCCAGACCCAAGCGGTTCCTCTACCCTGCTCATTTACAAGCAGGAAAGAAGTACCTGCGTGAAGGGTTGCGTTCATGCGGTCTCGCTGTGAACACTTGTTGTGGGTGGATGACTAAGTTGTGGCGTGACACCTTAAAGTTGCCCAAGGCGCACGATCTCGATGCTGTAGCGATGGTGTGCCGAGCATACAGACCGACAATCACGGAAAGGATGTTCACTATAATCCCCCGTCGAACTAAGGTGTGGGAGGACAACCCAACGAAGAAATGTCATGAACGTATGGGGTTTCGGCATTGGGACTTGGTACGAGCAAGACATCGTAGTCGGGGAGTGGTTGTAGGGTCGGTACGGAGCTTAAAGGAGCGTGGCCTAACCTTACGAACACATGGGGATAGTAACTTCCCTGTGTCATATAGTAAAACCCAGTTGCTATGGCGACCAAAAGGTCTAGTGTATATAGGTGTGCTTGGGCTTTTTTGTCCTAGTGCCTTACAGGAGGAAGTCAGATGCGTACTTTTGTGGTCTTCGTGATTTCTGCGGCTCTGTTGTGGGGGTGCTCCTCCACATGTCTCGTGCGGGACGAGGCTGTCTACCGCACCGAGATGGACTTCATGGAGCAGGCGGCTCTACAACCTGCAGCTTCCCTGGAGATCTTCATCCAGCAGCATTGTGTGTGCGTGGCTGGTCAGTTTACGACTGATGTTTGCCGGGATGCTGCGGACAAGGTCGTGACGGTACAGGCGAGGGTACCCTGGCATAAAGCGATGTCATTGTACCTGGGTGGGTTGTCGAAAAAACGGCCCCCGAAAGAGCCGCCTGTCATTCCGTTGCCTGAGTCACTGTGCCTGAAGAGAGGTAACTGATCATGGATTTTGACAAGCTGCTAGAGAAGTTGCTTCCTATTCTTGGACAGAAGGTCATCGACAAGATCACGGACGAATTGGACGGTGTCATTGACAAGTCCAAGGGCTGGCAGAAGTCAGTCCTGGCGTTGGCCGCCGATGCAATCGAGAAGTTTGGTCCCGAGGGGATCGTCATGGCCATCAATGTGGTCAAAGATCTGAAGAAAAACAAGGTGCCGGATATGCCCTGGGCAAATCTGCGGGTGTCCAGTGATATACTGGCGGAACTCCAGAACGCCGAGGCGGACAAGAAAACTGCTGCTCATGACTTCCTGGTGAAAATCTCGAGGGTATTCGGATTGATCCTGGGTGGTTTGTTCAAACTGATTTGAGGAAGAGGAGGACGTCATGTCTAATTTGTTTACACCCCCATCTGCACGGGGACGTTCAATCGCCGCCAACGCAAGGGAGCAGTTGGAGGCCGAGGCCCTGTTCCGTAAGCGGGGCATCCCTATCCCCACCCAGGCGCTTCCCGAGGTAGAGGTCCCCGTGGTGGAGCCGGAGCCTGTCATCGAGGCCGAACCTGAGGTCGTGCCTCCTGCGGAACCCGACCCGGCATTGGCCGAGGAAGAGCCCGAGGTCGAAGCGGTGCCTGAGGACAAGCTGGAAGACGAACCTGAGAACGTGGACGACCTCATCCTAGAGGACGAGGAAGCGGTCGAGGCGGCTCTGGATGCCAAGCCAGAGGTCAAAGAGGAACAGGAGCCTGAGGTAGAGGCGGACCCTGAGGCCAAGCCCGAGTACGTGGTTCCCGAGTTCTCGTCCAAGACGAACAAGACGAGGCTCTTGGAGATCGCAGATGCCCTGGCGGTCCATGTGACCATGGACGACACCAAGAAAGAGATCCTGAAGGCTCTGGAGAAGGCCCTGGCCTGATCCATGAGTAAGGTTACCGCACCAACATCTCTGATGCGGGTCGCAAAGTACATCCCCGAAAGGATGTATGGCTTCCTGCAACCGGACTCGGGCGACGAGGTCTTTTTCCATCTACGGGTGTTCCACCCGCCAACGGAATGGACTGTCAACCCGGTATGTGCAGCGTGTGCGTTGTCCTGTCAGTGGGCCGAAGCTCCGCCGCCTCCGATCCTTGGGGAGGAGGTAGAGGTGGAAATGGACACGTCCTCTTTGCAGTCACGGGCGAAAACGGTCACCAGGCTGAAATCACCCCTTCCTGTCGCCGGAAAAGTCGACACCTTTGATGTCACACGAGGGTACGGTTTTATCCGGGGTGAGGACGATGTTGTCTACCATCTCCATCGTAGTGAAGTGGTGGAGGGGAGACTCCCCATCCCAAGTCAGTCCGTGATGTTTTTTGCGGGCGTCAGGCAGGGCAAGCCTAGAGCTTGTCACATTCGGATTTGTGGAGATGTGTGATGGCCAAGGATAAAAACATTTTCGGGGGCGGAAATCCGCACGGTCTGTACGTTCCGATGTCAGAGGATGAACAGGAAACCATCCAGCGTATCATCGACTCCCAGACCATACGGATCGTGGTCCACCCCTGGAACATGGTCGTCACGCCATCCTGGATCGGTGTGGGTGACAAGCGGGTCGCCGTGAAGTTCGGACTGGCATTCACGGCCCCGGAAACGCTGATCCCTGTGAAGTCCCTAGACATAGAACTCCAGGCATATGGTGGCGTTACGCTCCTTCGCAGACCCTACCCCACGATCATGCCCGATGGGTCCCCCATGTTGATCGGTGCTGGCCTGTCCGTAGAGCTTCAATGGGACATCGCCATCGACCATATCGATCCCAGGCTCGTCAAAGCTGTCAAGCCTGGGGCAAAGGGACTCACTTCACGGCGGATCGATCCTGACACGAAGGAACGGACACCTGAGGGGAACCTGCGGTACAAGGGGGAAAAGAGGGCCAAGCTTCGTGTGGTTGACGCCGCTGACGAGAAAATGCGACGGAGCGACGCCGAGAAGGTCAGGAAGCTTGAAGGTCAATAGCTGCTCTATCCTCTACCCCGGATAGGGGGAACGACTCCATGGGTAGAATCGCAGCACGCCGTCATGCAGCAGCCGTCCGTAGGCTGGCGGTCAAGTATCAGCAAGAGCGGCTGACACTGATGGACCCCCTGTTCAACGTCCGAGAGATCCTGAAGCAGTGTGTCCTGTTAGAGGACCACCTCCTCCATCCCTACAAGCTCTGTCCCGACTGCATTCACAAGCATCTACTGACCATAGAGGCCCTCGGGGACGAGGGCGTGACCCTGGACACTCCAAACGGTGTTTACACCGATGCCTTGGAGGGTGTAGCCGAGTTCGCTCGGGGGACAATGGAAAACTTCCATGACGGGGAGTCACCTGCCGAGATCGCTCAACAGGTACGCCAGCTACGCAAAATCCTCACACCCGTTGCCTGCGACCCCCGTAGCACCATCAATCGTATTGCTTCCGTTTATTTAATGATGCAGGAAGCCCACCCTCATTAGCCTTTTCCGGGTAGAGTAAGAGGAACGGGAGGGGTCGATGCGATTAGGTCAGTTAGAGTTGATCTGCGGCTGCATGTTTTCGGGAAAAACGGTGAAGTTGATACACCGTTTACAAAATGCACAGAACGATCAACAGCACACACTAGCAGTAAAGCCCCAAACGGACACCCGTTCAGGGGGGCGATTAGCTTCTCATGTGCAATCCGAATTTCCTGCAACGGAGGTGGGGTGCGCTGCGGAAATCCTTAGCCTTGTTCATCGGGAACCTCACGTGGATGTTGTGGGGATAGACGAGGCTCAGTTTTTCGATTCCGACATTGTGCCCGTGTGTCAGTCCATGGTTGACCGAGGTATCCGGGTCATTGTGGCAGGGTTGGATCTGGATTACCGTGGGGTGCCTTTTGGCTCGATGCCTCAACTGCTCGCCCTGGCTGACAAATTTCTCAAGCTCACTGCCATCTGCACCGTGTGTGGTGGTGAGGCGACTAGATCCCAGCGTTTGACCGAGTCAACGGAACAGATAGAGTGCGGGGCTAAGGCCGAATACGCAGCCCGGTGCCACGAACACTTCACACCCCCAAAGGAGTCCTGATGGATCCTGTCACTGTATTTGCTCCTCTTGGGGACGACCCCCCGAAAGCGGATCTTTACTACGGTGCTAACGTCATAGACACGCTTCGGCAATTACCCGCTGAGAGTGTCCACACCATTTGCACCAGTCCTCCTTTTTGGGGTCTTCGTGACTATGGAACGCCTCCTCAGGTGTGGGGCGGAGAACCCGGATGTGACCATCTGTGGAAGGACGCATCATGTGTTAAGTGTGGGGCATGGCTAGGGGAATTAGGTGCAGAGCCGACCCCTGCGCTCTATGTCATCCACATTATATTGGTGTTTCGCGAGTTACATCGGATACTCCGCAAAGACGGGACAGCGTGGCTGAATCTTGGGGACAGTTATGCGAATGACGGGAAGTGGGGGGGATCAACAGGGGGTAAGCATGCCTCAGGGCTTCATGGAAAGAGTGGGATTGGTAGGGGCAAAACAACCTCTGGTTTAAAGCCTAAGGATCTGGTTGGCACTCCCTGGAGGGTGGCCTTTGCACTTCAAGCGGATGGGTGGTGGTTACGTCAGGATATCATTTTTTGTAAACCTAACCCCATGCCAGAACCCGTGCGGGATCGCTGCACCCGACAACATGAATACATTTTCATGTTGTCGAAATCGAAACGGTATTTCTACGACAATGAGGCACTTCGAGAGCCTGCGGTAATGAAACCATTAAGGAGACCTGTTGGGCGTCCTAAAGATGTTATTTCTCGTCAGGGACAGTTGCGTCAAGCTTGGTCAACGGTATCTCGTGAGGTAAGTGCTCAGGATACCCCTGATGGGAAACGAAATAGGCGTTCTGTTTGGACAATCAGTACACAGCCTTATAGAGGTGCTCATTTCGCCGTATGGCCGGAAGCCCTGGTTGAACCTATGATCAAAGCGGGAACGAGCGAAAAGGGTTGCTGTCCGGCCTGTGGGGCACAGTGGGAACGGGTGATAGAAAAGGAAGGGGGGCGTGACTGGCGCAAGGACAAAATGATCCCCAAGGGTATACCCGGAGAACTTGCTGGGGAGGGTAGTTACAAAAGAGGACAATCGTCGTCACCCCTAACGGACACAATCCAAAAACGAACTGTTGGATGGCAGGCTTCCTGTGCCTGTGCCCTTGAAAAACCTATCCCTTGTACTGTACTTGATCCTTTTTCGGGTTCGGCAACCACGGGAGTCGTAACAATGCGTTTCGGCAGGGACTACATAGGGATTGATCTTCAAGAAGATTATCTGGATCTCGCCCTGACCCGTTTAGGGGGTGCGCCCTCCTCCTCACAGAAGAGTACTGAAACTGATGAGAGCAACCTCATCCTAGACCTGTTCGGGGAGTAAGCCCGAACCCCTAAGAGATCATCTTCCGGCCCCTTGGAGTAGTTAAGGGTACGGAGGTGCTCATGAAAAAGATACTTGTCGCCGGAGGTGCCCGTTCCCTCGTGTACGGTAATCTCTCCAGGAAGCTCGAAAAGAACGACCTCACGGTCGGGTGGTACATCTCGGATTTGGATGGTGACCCTTTCAGGGGAATCCCCTCGGACTGCGATGCAGTCCTGGTCATCCGAGATATCATCAGTCACAGCCTCTACCATGAGGTCAACAAGGCTGCGAAGGAGAAGCCCGTCCCCATTGCCGTCATCCCACGGAAGTGGAGCAAAGCCGAACCCCTCCTACGGATGCACGGGATACTACCCCCGGCCCGACAACCGTCGAAGGGGGTGCCCAAGGGGAGGGTTACGGAGACCGCCAAGGACTACGTCCACATGGAGATGCTCGGGGGCAGGGTTCCCAAAGCAGCCGAGGTCGAAGCCGCCGTGCAAACGGCCCTGGGACCGAAGGTCACCGTCTCTGCCAAATCCGTACATGGCATCATCTCCTGGGTGCGCCAGGGGCTGCCCGTGCAACCGGAGAAGATCGCAGAGGATCTCAAGCAGGGCCTCAAGGATGCCACCGTCATGGTGGACCTTTTCGCAGAGGACAATCCCGCTGCAGCGCTGCGGGTGCCTGACCTGATGAAGGGTGCCTCTCTCCCTACCAAGGAGATGGCTGGAGACGAGATCGATCGTCTCCGTGCCCGTTGGCTCAAGGACAAGGCATGGCGACACAAATGCCAGGGGAACTGGCTGCGACGAGTCCTGATCAAGGTACAGGCCGAGGATCTCCCCTGGCCAAACCTCAAGCAGTTGTACGCACAATCCAGGGCGCTTTTCGGGTTGATGCTACCCCATACCCTTGCCGTGGATGTTCGGGCAGACGTGTTGGGGGAATGGGCACGACACCTGGACGCTAATAAGGCCAGTGCCTATCTGAAGCAGCACGCTCCCGAGTTGGACCTGATCACCCTCTGCAAAACGGGTCACGTCAAGCACCTTCACATTGGCACACGATACGTGACCTCGGTGATGGCCATCACCGAGTACCTGGATGAGACCAACCCTGAGCAAGTGGAGGCTCAGGGGACGGAGGAAGCTCCCACCTCTGCCCCGGCTCCCACCCCTGCCCCCAACGATGACCTGATGACCCTGGCATCCCTGGTGGAGGAGAAGCTGGCAGGGTTGATACGCCCCTTGATCGATGAGGTGATAGCCTTGAGGCACCGGGTCGAGGAGGTTGAGTCGGTCTCTCCCGAGGCACCTGTCACTCTGCCACCCGAGTCCCCCGTTGCCGGGGTCCTGGATTTATTCAAACATATCCACGGGTTAGAAATCCGCTTCATAACGGACCCCAAAAAGGGGGGATGATACCCCGTTACGAAGACCCAGGTGGGCACGGACATCCCGGCTGATGCCCCTTCAGATGTTTCCGGGGATGAGCGGGAGATGATTAGGATGAGAGGGGGAAGTCCCGCCTCTGCTACGAGTTTGCCCTCACCCAGCCCCAACTTGCCCACCTCAGATGAGAACCCCGGTTGAAGTTTGACCTCTGGTGACGCAGATTTCGGTTTCTCACCCTGAAACTAGACAAGGGGGCAGAAAAGTTTTGAAAAGGCCCCAACTTATCAGACACATCCGGCGACCCCTTTAACGGGGGCTTTTGGGAGGATTCAGAGAGTACGACGGTGCATGTCCAGGAACAGATCAGGTGGGGTGAGATTCTTGATCCGGGAGGCAATACTGTCAACGGCACTCGCCCTCGATTCAGGGGTTGCCCGGTCGTCCTCCCAGGGGATCTGATACACTGTGACGCCTTGTTGTTGGAGAACACTGATCATGTGGCTGATCTCCTGATCGAGATCCCGGAGGTACTCCAGGCTGATCCCGCTTTCACAATCCCGTCCCAGCTCAGTCCTCATCCGCTTGGCTATGCGCTCTTGGGCGACCTCTGGGGACACCAGGATGTGGAGGCACACGGTCGGGAGAAGTACTGATGCTGTCATCCCGTGGTACAGGGTCTGATAGGTTTTGAACTCCCGGTCACTCATCATCCCATTCTTGAGTTGAAGCCTGGCGAAAGCTGTGTCGCCCTGGTAACTCCGATCCAGCACGGCGTGCCCGTGGCCCTGCATGGCGTGCCACTGGGCGTGAAGGTGCATCCGGTACCTCATCGCCAACAGGTGAATTTGCATCGGGAAGGCCCAAGCCTTGGGATCCGAGTAGTAGTCCGCCAGGTAAGGATTGGCGTTGTCCTTCTCATCCGGCTCGATCAGGGTGAGGGTGCCCTCGCCCAGCGCCACACCCAGTTCTTGAGCCAGCGTGGTTTTTCCAGCGCTGATCAGTCCTTCAACTATCACGACCTTCTTTGCCATTCGTATCTCCCGTGTCTATGAGGATCATTTGGATGCTCTGGTTGAGTGTGACGTAGGGGTCGGCGTCGACCTTGAAGCCCCTGATCTCGATACAAACACGGCCTCCGAAGGCCAGGGACAAACGGGACCGGACGGTGAGGCCCTTGGCGTACTTCCGCACCTCTGTGACCACGTCGGGCGTGGAGACTACCTTGTTCCGCATGTCCTCCGAGGAGAAGAACACGGAACCAACGGACCCGTGCGGGTACACCACCGTCAGACCCATTTCTCGGGCAGCTCGACTGAGAAGATACCGGGCGATCCAGAGGTGGTCGGCAACCACCAGGGCGACAGGAGGCTCCGGGTCGATGTTTGTCGGCAAACTCCGGTACCCCACTTTGAAGTCCCAATGGCCGAGGATGTCATCATGTTGGGCACTGTGGATCATGATCCCGGCGTCCACGCACATCGCCAGATGCCTTTCGGCAACGGTTTGGCAGCCCACCTTACTCTGAGGTTCCAGACAGTAGGGCTGGCAAAGGCCCCACCAGAATCTGGAGTCCTCCGCAGCGGTGTGTTTCCTGAGGGCTGCTCGTTTGTTGTCGTCTGTTGGAACGTTCTGGGGATCCCGAACCTCACACAGGGCGATGAAGCTGGGCTGTGGGCGTACCGGGTCCGGGAGGTAGTGGCAGACGGACAGGATGGTCTGCTCGTCTGAGGCGCTACTTGAGGTAGTCCAGGGTTCCAGGATCGGAACGTCAGCCCCTTTCCCTGAGGCGACCGGGATCGTGCGGGTTTTGACCCTGGAGGTACCTTTTTCATCTATCCAAACGTAATCGGCAACCCCGAGACGCTGGTCCTCCCTCCCGGTGATCACACGTAGTCCAGCCATTGCGCCTCCTGGATCATCCTACCCCGTACAGCTTACCTTGATAAGAAGGCTTGTGTTTTTTGTTTTTCTTTAGTAAACTGCAACCATGGGATTGAGAACTTAAGGTAGCGAAATGATTCGGTCTTCTGCTCATAGCTTGCGGTTTGCAAACCCAGGTAAGGTGAGATTGGTAGGGGAACTTATCGGAGAGTATCGCCTTTTTGTCCAACGCATTCTAAACGACATATGGGAGAATGGCTTTCCAACGTGGGACTTTTTCCCAAGCTCAAACAGACTGGATTTCAAAGGCAAGAGCCTTCTACCCACAAAGTACCTCAAGCAGTTCCCAACAGAGATATCAGCAAGGCTTCAACAAGCTGCTGGTAAACAAGCCGTTATGATGCTCAAGGCAGCCACGGAGAAACGACGGAAACAACTTTTCGTGCTGGCTAACCTTCAGCGAGAAGGTAAGAAGTACCAGTACCTCCAGTCAAGGGTTGACCGGCAACCTCTTGTGAAACCGGACGCTTCAGGAATCAATCTGGAACTAGATTCTCGTTTTGTGGGTTTCCAAGAGACAGACATCTTTTTGTTTGTTCAACTCTCATCCCTTGGAATCCCACACATTAGAATTCCTATCAAAAAGACCCGTTGCTCTAACAAGTGGCAGACTAGGGGACTCCTGAAAGTATGTGTTAGGATCTCTGAGGACACACTACATCTAATTTACGAAGTGCCAAACAAAAGCGCCTCAGGAAGTCAGATAGTTGGTGCAGACCAAGGTATCACAACTGCGTTGACTCTCTCAAATGGAGAAGCAACCAAACGTTGTCCTCATGGGCATACCCTCCAAACGATCCAAGCAAAACTTGCTCGTAAGCAAAAGGGGTCGAATGGTTTTCGTCGTACCCAAGAGCATCGCAAGAACTACATCCATTGGTCCTTGAATCAACTCAACTTCAAGGACGTGAAAGAAGTTCGTTTTGAGAAAATCAAGCATCTCCGCTTATCAAAGCGGAGTTCACGCTATATGTCACATTGGCGCTATACTTTGATCAAAGACAAACTTGTTCGTCTCTCTGAGGAGGAAGGTTTCCTTTTTCGGGAGGTTGCGAACGAGTTTAGGTCTCAGAGGTGTAGCGAGTGTGGCTGGGTCCGTAAGAGTAACAGGAAAGGTAAGACGTTCAAATGTGGCAAATGTGGCTTTACCATAGATGCTGATTTGAATGCGGCTTCCAACTTGAAGCTCGATCTCTTTGAGATCCAATGGTGGGTACGGCTAAGTCAAATAAATCGTAAAGGGTTCTTTTGGACTTCTGATGGTTTGTTTGACGAAGGGCGGGAGTCTATAGTCCCCGCCACCATAAAAGACAATGAAAGTAAGAAATTGCTACAACATTGTTGACTATCAGAGTAGATGGTGCAAGGGAGGTGTGAATGAAACGCCCCGACATCCATTTAGATCGTGTTTACGGGATCATCCATCAGTGGCGTGTTTGTATTGAGGCGGCGCTTCTGGGGAACACGAAACCACTTGAAGCCGAGTTGCAGGCGCTTCACGACGGGGGCATCCCTTCAGGCTGTCACGCCCTTACCGCTGCGGACAAGGGCCGTCAGTATCGGTTCCGTGAGGAGAAACCGGACTGGGTAGAGGAGAAGTAACGTGGTTAAACTTTGGCCCCTTCCGTGGCGTTGTCCTCATTGCGGGGGCACCCACTGCGACGTACACCCGACCTCTACCGTCGCCCTCACGCTGTACGTCAACACCGGGGACATGACGTCCACGACGAGCTATACCGCACACGGGAGCACCCTGACGTGCGGGGCAACCATCACCATCTCCAGCACGAGTAGCGGTAGCACCCATTACGAGATAGGCGACCCCGTTTCCGAGGTTGACGCACCAGCCCGTCGCAAACTCGTTTATCCTCATCCTCGGGGAAGCCCCCGCCCGACGTTGAAACCGCCGCCACGGACCGTTCAGCGGCGTCAGAGAGGACGTTACAACGCACGTCACTGTCCGACCCGACACTTCCATCGAACCTAAATCTGTGGGATCATCTCCCCGACCCGCAGAGTAGGGTAAGTGAGGAGCAAATGACCCCTGGAGGAAACAATGCTCATCCGAGACGCTATCTGGGCAATCAGGGAAGACCCCACCAAGTGGGTTCGCCCCGTTGAGTGGCGGGCCAAGTTTTCAGCCATCCGGTGTATCGAGGGTGGGTTGCGACGGTACAATTCTCCCGTAGGACACGAAATCTGCGCCCTCTCCGAGGTCCGCTACATTACTGGAGAGTGGGAGATCCTCACCGAAGTTCAGGTCGCTGAGATGCTGGAGCACTGATGGATAAACCAGGACTCATGGTGGCCCTAGCTATCGGGGATGCTTACGGTGCCGGTTTTGAATTTGCCCCACCTGAGATGGTCGCCAAGACCAACACGGTGCAGGGTTATCGCCCGCACCCCAAGGGCGGGATCAAGCCGGGACGGTACACCGACGATACTCAGTTGAGTTGCGGGGTGGCCGAGTTCATGCTCTCGGATGATCCCTGGACGACCGTGTACCTCGCTCGTCGCCTTCTCATCGCTTTCAAGCGTGACCCCCGACCGGGATACGCTTCGGGCTTCTACAACGTCCTGCTGGAGTGTCAGAATGGCACGGAGTTGGTACAAAAACTGACCCCTCAGAGCGACAGGTCAGGAGGTGCAATGCGGGCTGGTCCTTGTGGGCTGTACCCAACCGTGTGGGAAGCGATGAATTTGGCCGTGTGGCAGGCCAGCATAACCCATGCAACGGTAGATGGAATGAATGCAGCCGCTGCCGCTGCGGCCCTGGTGTTTGCTTGCCGTGAGGGTCATGACCAGAAAGATCTCCCCCACTACCTGAACGATGTGGTGCCGGGGTACTCCTGGGCGACACCCTGGGAGGGGCCAGTCTCCAACAGGGGAATCCCGGTGCTCCGTGCGGTGGTCACGGCGCTCGCCGGTCACAAGACGATGAAGGGGATCCTCAAGGCCAGCGTCGCCTTCACCGGGGACACCGACACGGTCGCCGCCCTGGCAATGGGCGCAGCGGCGATGCACCCGGACATCCCCTGCGATCTGCCCGACGTGTTGTGGGACAAGCTGGAGAACGGTCCCTACGGGCGGGACTACCTGCGAAAGCTGGACGCACAACTTCTCCAGTCCTTTCATGTGGTTCCACCCGTGCCCGAGGAAGACCCACCGGATGAGGAGGGTTTGTTTTATGCCTAGTCCATTAGACCTTCGCCGTTTGGCTGTTCAGATCGACAACCTGATGCGAACCAGCACCCACGGGTGGCACCCCGGCGATGAGATGGAGTTCAGACGTAAACTGAGGCCCTTGGAAACCCTGAAGGAGAGCCTTCCAGAGTCCCACCGGGGTTCCCCCGAGGGGGCTAGTCTCACGATGCAGGAGTACCGGGTGGCTCTGCGAACGATCCAGGATCTAGAGGGTCTCGTTCGTGACAATGATCCTCGCAACCCGAAACGGATGATACGGGATAGGGCTCGGGGCCGATGGGTCCGGTGACACCCAAAGCTCGCTACAACATCCCTGGCAGAGGGAACTTCTCCAGCTATGAGTTGGCACTGCATGAGGGGAAGCGGGGCCTCTGGGTCACAGAGGCCGGTGAACGCATTTTCTTGGATGGTGTGTTGATAGTTTCACGCTCCAGGAAAAGCTCCCACACGGGGGGTGTTCCGGCCACCTGTCCCTATTGTGGCCGCACAACCTCGACCTATCCCAATGGACGTTTTCGCCGTCATGTTGTTGAACCAGGAGTACCCTGTCCCGGTTCGGGGCGATTCCCTGCGGATCTCCCCCGTTAGCCTCCCTATACAGTAGCCTTGTCGACCAGGGGTTGCCCCAGGGTGGAGGCTCAACATGAGGAGAGGAACGGAAGAGAAGGTGCCCGGCGGACTGGCTGTCGGCAAAAAGCCCTCCGATTTCAACCCCAAGCAATTGGGGAAGGGTCGGAAGGTGGAAATGGAACACACCACCGACCCCGACCTCGCTCGTGAAATTGCAATGGATCACCTCACCGAAGACCCCGACTATTACAAAAAGTTGGAAGTTATGGAAAGTCAGAAAAATGCAGCCCACAGAATCGCCACCCGGTATTTCCAAGAGCGCAGAGCAGCCGAGTCTGCGAAGCAAGCCTTCGCCAAACGGACTCGTGAAGTCAACACGATGTGGGCGAAGATTGAGCGCCGTATGAAGAAGAACGCCCAGGAGTTCAAAACCCAGGGAGAGACCGACTGGGGCTACGTCGGTGACCTCGGGTATATCATCGAGCAACTGGGGCATGTGATGGAAGGGTGGGATGAGTAGGCGGAACAACACGATTGGCGAGGTCTACGACGTCGCCAAGGCCATGCTCCTGAAAGGGCAGTCCCCCGATGGTAAGCCGTGGAACGGGGGCGCTCCCCGGATTGGGATGAGCTACGTCAATCCCGCCGTGCGACCACCCAAGGAAACGGTTCACCCGAAGGATGGCAGTGTCACCTTCAGGACGACGTGGGTGTACGGGTACAACCGCTTCAGTGACGGCTACTACTGCGACGACTTTCGACTGATCCAACGCTTCCGAACAGCCCACCCTGCGTATGACACCACGTTGGAGTCGGCTTTCTACGACATTGCCGAATCTCGGCAAGCGAAATTGACTCAGGAGATAAAAAAGTTCTTTCAGACCCAAACTTGGAAGCCTTTTAGTGATCTGAAGGGGGTCCATGGGTCCGCAGAATGGGAAACCCCAACGTTAGTTAGCTTCCAGGGCATTGACTTCGAGACCCCTCCTGGTGGTATTCTGTCGATCCGGGACAAGCTCAAGCTCAAGGTCGTCGTCGGGGCCACCATCAATGCAGTGCCCTTGGATGCTGTGACGGACAGGCCCTTCTCCAATATGTCGGACAGGGAACTGAACGAATGGGTCGCCTTCTATGAGGGCCAGGCTCCCGAGAACTTCTGGATGGACGGAGAGCTTCGGATGAGCCGCCTGGCTGTTTATGCAATGTACCGGAAACGGTGGCGTGCGATGAGCCCTCGTGCTCAGACCGAGTTGCTGAAGTCTTTCCAGCGGAACAAGAGGGCTTCAGGAACCACGAAGCTGGCGCAACGATACTTTCAGGCCCTAGAGGACTAACCGATGGATAGGCAAGCATCTGCGAGTAAACTGGGATCTTTGCTGGGTTTTCTAAAGGCCCTCTACCAGCAGCACCAGTCAGCGCACTGGCAGGTGGTTGCTGACTATGGGGACCATCTCCTGTTCGAGCGGTTGTACGAGAACCTTCCTGACGAGATCGATACGCTGGCTGAGAAGATTGTAGCTTCCTACGGGGGCAGCCCCGTTGACGCCATTAAGGTGACCGAAGCCGAACTGAAGTACCTCAAGAAGTGGGCGAAGGAAAAGGGTCCGGTCACACGGTCCCTGAAGGCGGAGCAGGAGTTTCAGAAGTTCCTGGACACGACCCTTCAGTCTTTGGCCACGGGTGCTCTGACCACCGGGATGGAGAGTTTCCTGGGTGATTTGGCTGACAAGCACGAAACAGCGATCTACCTCCTCAAGCAACGCATGGCCCCCACCGCAGCGGGTCGCCTGGCATCACGTTACCTGGAGGCTGTCAGGGGCACACTGGAGGAAAGACGGCAAGCGGTCAAAGACCACGTTCGGAAGGACCGGACATGGTTCGAGTTTGAAGATGACGTTCACAACACTATCATTTTCACCACCCGAGATCATGGGGATGTGGCCGATGGAGAACCAGGGGGACGAGATCTTCGGGAGGCCCGCAGTCTCTACCGGGCGTTGCATCTGGCCTTCAACCACGTAATCAAAGGTGAAGTAGATGTGGTTGACGAGTGGGTCAGTCTCATCGTGACCATTAAATGAACACCTGGGACGCAAATTCCTTCGACTGGAAGGCCCTGGAAGAGATCTACTGGTGGGTCAAAGGGCACCAGGCCCACCACCATGGGATCTGGGAGTTACCCTCCGGGTCCGACCGACACGTTCTCATCGCAGCCGGTAACATCCTGCTGGGGATGGCCTTCCTTGACACCCTTCCGGGCTCTCGGAACATCCTCAACCCGATGACGCTTCCCCGTGAGTATTTCGCCACCTTCCCTTCAGGGGGTGAGGCCGAAGCCGATGAGTTCGAGACTCAGATGAAGGCCCAGGCAGCCTACCCGAAAGAAGCCGCCGAAGTGGCTACGGACACGGCCAGCTTCTACACCATTGCCCCGGAGCAACTCGCCACCGTCTTTGAGGACGGCAAATGGACGGAGCACGCCAAGGCGCTCTGGAAAGATCACAAGGGCGACACGACGGCTCACGTCCGGGCCATGGACAAGATCATCAGGCAGCACGGTGGTGCTGTGTTCAACACCGGGGCGGACGGCGTGTGGGAGATGAAGGTCTTCGACATAGATGACAAACCAATGGCCGAATCCAGCAAGGGCTTGCACGTTGAGGAGAAGGGGATGCTTTCACGCAAAAGTAGCCATAGAATTGCACTCAGGTACTTAGGGGTGTTGTCACGAAACTCCTCCAGTAGAGGGACACGGCAAGCATCCAAACCTTGGATCGGAGTCAGTACTAATGATCCTGATCTTCCGAAGCCCCTCCGTTCATTAGCAAGTAAGATCGCCAAGGAGCTGGACAAACTAGTCAGTCTAAGCGTTCACATCCACTTCTTGCAACGAGGTCAGGCGTGGAGAGCAGATGTGGTGCTTGCAGAAAGTGGGCGTGGGTATATAACACCCACAATAATGTTATCAGGATATAACGGTGAAAACACCGTAGATGTTTCAATTGGGGGGACTGACGTTATTGGAAGTCCCATCAGCATAGCGAAAAAGTATGCAAAGATCATGGCAAGAGAACACGGGGAGCACATCCGCAGGTACAGGTGAGTACTGTGAGGTGTCTTCATCTCGGGGAGAAGGGGTACTTGACAGTATCCGACTTACTTGCTAGAGATTAATTATTCCTGCTTGAATCAGGAAGCAGAGGTTAGCAAATGAAGTGTCGCATCTTCCGACTTCACAAGGATACCAATCAGTCCAAGATCGATAAGTTGGAAGCCCTACACAAAGCATACGTCAAGTACGTCCGCATTTGCGTACAAACGATGCTTGACCAGCAGGTCTATAATCTCCCGAAAGCCGCCAAACAAACGTTCTTCCCACGGGCCACCAACCTTACGTCCCAAATCGAAAAGATCGCACGAGACCACGCTATCCAAATTGTGAGCGCTTGGGCCAAAGCCACTTACGCCCGCAAGTTGAAACCGACTATCACCAACCTCAAGCACGAGGGTACCCTCACCGAACAGGACGCCAAAGCACTCTGTGTCATCGGATTAAAAGCCATCAGTAAGCCCTGGAAGTTTATCACCCAAGACCATCTCGACGCCTACCACACCCTGTTGGACACCTACGGAGGTAATAAGCCTATCGTAAGGGACAACCTGCCCATGCGGTTGTCGGAGATGACGGCTCGGTTGGAGGACGCATCTAAAGCCCCTCTCGGGGACTTCTGGTTGAGGGTGTCTTCGTTAGAAGCTCGTAAGTCCGTCTGGTTGCCTCTCGTTGGGAATCTTTACATTCAACAAGCTGATCAGGTCAGCAAAGGGATCTCAGCCCGCAAAACCAAGCGAGGCTTTTGGCGCTTTGAGGCGGTCAGTAAGGCTGAATGGGTTGTTCCCGAAGCACAGGAAGGTTGGCCTAAGTTGGGCGTTGACGTTGGTCTGAACGTCCTTGCAGCTACATCAGATGGAGTGATTTACGGTGAACACGTCAAACCTAAGTTCGACAAACTCTACGCTCGTGTCAGAAATCTTCGAGCAAATCGCCAACGGCAGGATTTGAAGGATAACAGCCCAAAGTTGGATCACCTTGAGAGCAAATTGAGTGGGTTGATCAAGACAGAGACGGGTCGTGTGGTAAACACCCTTATCGTTCGTCATCCCGAGACGGTGTTCGTGGTCGAAGATCTCGATCTTCGAGGTTGTAGGGGTCAAAAAAGGTTTGCTTACAGGGCGTTACAGATCAACTTGGAAAGGAAAGCTCCAACAAAGAAAGTGAACCCTGCTTACACGTCGCAGGAGTGTCCTTCTTGTGGTTATGTTCATCGAGGAAACCGAAGTTCAATAAGGTTCCGTTGCCGCTCGTGCGGCAGGAAAGCTCATGCTGATTGGGTAGGAAGCGCTGGTGTGCTCAGACGTTCTGGAGACGAACACATCAAAGCTAATGATCACCCACGAGGCGTAAAACGAGTGCTAAGAGAGCGATTCCGTATTAAGCGGACCAGTTCCTTGGGATTCGGACGGCAAGAGCAACCGTCATCCGAGCCCTTACCGTTGGGCCGGGAGCTTACTACCGAGGCACTTGGGTTACCAAGGATCGGCACAGCCTCAAACTTGATGCCTGTTACATTCTAGCAGGTTTTAAGGAATGGTACCGTAGTGACCTCCCGAAGGGGGGGCCAGCGATGTCGGAGAGTACAAATACGACGAGATGGTGGGCGAAGAAATCAGTCGCTTCCGTAAGAAGCTGGACCCATTGTTGAAGTCCTACCGGAAGCACATCAAAGAGGTCCAGTTCGGGGGCGAAGAAAAGTCCTGGATTCACGCCTACATCGAACTCAAATAGCCTCTCCTCGGTAGAACGCCTATCTGACATCCCACAGCATTGACTCCCACAGCGAAAGTGGGCAAAGGAGAAAGACATGAAAAGGATTCTGATTGCACTGTTGACACTGATCTTGGCGGCAGCATTCGTCTTGTCCTGTAACACCACGGAAGAGAATGCCGAGGACGTGACTGTTGCCGAGGACACCCTGGCAGACCTCATCGAGGGCGACGTGCCCCTGACGGACGGAACCGTCGAGACTGTCGCAGCCCTGGACACCGTCCCCACCGAAGACACCCTTCTGGAAGAGATGCCCACCCCGGTGGACGTGATCCAGGACGAGCACACCCCAATGGACGCCGTTGGGGATGCGCCTCCGATGTACGACAACCTGGAGGAAACGCACACCCCGGTGGACGTACTCCCCGAGGTCGCATCCAACTAGCCCACCAGTTTGTCCAACTCACCCCTCAGATACTTCACGGCTGAGATACGTTTCCCCAGTCGATGATCTGTGACCTGATCCCTCTGGAGAGCGATAGTTCGTACCTTGTCGGACATCATGCCTCTCCCCACCTGAGCTTTCCGTTGCTGGTTACGTTGGTCCAACTGAGAGGATGCCTCTGCCTCCTGTAATCGGGCAGACAGGATTGCCTTCGCCGTTTGTAAATTCCGGTACTGTGATCGTTCGTTCTCTACTCGGACAACCAGACCCGTGGGTTTGTGTGTGAGGATTACTGCAGACGAGGTTTTATTCCGATGTTGGCCTCCAGGACCTGAGCCACGGGTCGCCTGCCACTCCAGGTCTCGCTCGTTCAGTTTGACGGTCTGCTCGTCCACGAGAGAGAGTATAGCGATAGTAACTGTTGACGTGTGTGTCCTGCCCCGTTTCTCCGTGGGGGGTACCCGCTGCCATCTCATACCACCGGCTTCATGCCGAAAAGCCCTTACAGCCCCCTTCCCGACCGCCTGGAAGGCAAGGAAACCGGGACGGTCCTCCAGCAACACCACGTCAAAGGGACCTCCTCTGTGCCCATCGCACATAAACACCGTACTGTTCATGAACCAATAAGGAGGCATCCCGACCTCCCTCACCTGCTCTTATTTCTATTATGACAGTTTCCATTAGTTTGACTCCTTCTCTAGCCCTAGTCGTCGGCAGGCCCACCCAGCCCATGCCGGGGTCATTTGAAAATGTTCCGCAATGCGTTTTTGTGTCCAGCCTTGCCCCCTCAGTTGACGGAGTTCCTTTTCGACTTGATCAATTTTTGCGGGAGCTTTACCCCTCACCTGAAGCTTGTATCGGAAGCAATCAGGACAAAAAGGTTCCGTTAGGGCCACCAGTTCCAGTCGGTGTTTTCGTTGGCTTAGGACCAGTCTAGGATTCCCTCTGTGGCTCTGCACACGAGGAGACCAACCATAAAGTAGCCGCAGTCTAGAGGCTAGAAACTCGACATCCTCCCAGGTGAAACCGTCCGTGCAAAAGGCTACCCCATACCCTGTATTAATCAGCCCACCATCACCCCAGTACCAATGCGCTAACGCTCGGGGGGTTAGCCGGATGTCCAGAGGAATAATTTTTTTACCCTTTGGGTACCAACGGAGGCGCTGGTCCGTAAATGTTTTGTATTTCAGTGTCCTTAACTGTAAACTCGGGTTACCTCGGAGAACCTGTTTCCCAATGTGACCGATTCTTGCCGGACGTGGTTTTATGTTGCTTTTAACACCCCCGGCCCTAAGTTCCCTTTGAACCTGTTCAAGCCATTCCTTTCGGTCTGCTCTTTGTGCTAGTCCCAGACGACCCTCACTGCCACCTGTTTTTTCCAACCAGGCGTCACCAAGAAGTAAACCATCGATTAATTCAAGGGACTCCTCTGTGGTAGGGAAGGTCTTGTGACAAATCAGAGTATGTGCCTCCTGTACCCCCCGTAGAGGAACACCAGCCCGCTCTAAACGGATACGCACCCAGTTGCGACTGAAACCCGTTGCCTTCGCTAACTCAGAGACAGAACGTCCTGACAGATACTCAGCGGGAAGGCTTTCCGTTGTTTTTGCATCTCGTTTGCCTTGAGCGATTGTTGCAGCCTCACTGTGGGTGCGGAAAGAAACATCTGCTTTAGCCAACCGTCGATGAATCACAGGTGCTGAAACACCTAGTGCCTTAGCAATGTGCAACTCCAGTTCCCCCGCTTGGTACCGACGAACAATGTCTGCGTCATCCAACGTGAGTCTTTTGGGCATAACGTCCTCCTCTGACAGCCCCACTCTACACGACGATCTCTGACCGGCAAGGACTTTCACACCCACTTGTTCCGGGGGACAAAGATCAGGGTGACGCTGTCGTCCTCCCAATCCACACCCTGGCATCGTGCCCATGTCCTAAACTCTCGTGTTTCTCGTCGCCACCGATAGATCCGGTCACGGCACCCGATGTCACAGATGCCCCGGCTCATACGAGGACGACCGAAAGTGCGCTTGCGGCAGTGGCAGGCTAACGATGGGGTCTTGGCGTACCGATGTGGCTCCACATCCTCGGGAGCGCTGTAGATTTCAAGACGTGAACGGATGACATTTGCTGTCCTCTGGCGGCGGGTTCCACGGTCCATAGCATCCTCCTCCAGCGGGCGTCACCCGCTCGGATATGAAGGCACTATCGATGTGGTTCCTCGTGTCCATTGCTGAAGGATACCTCTGTCGTGTCAGGCTTGTCCAGTCGTTTTCGACTTAGGACAGGTCCATCGGCCATGGGCGTCCTTGGTCAGGGTCTTCGCTCTGCGGGCGTTGAACAGGACCGCTCCCGTGGAGCGCTTGTTGGTGTAGCCCACGCTGGCGCACAGGGACACGACCTGCTTCCCGAGGATCGGTCCGTGGTGTGCAACGATACGCTGAACGAGTTCGAGTGGTGTTTTGTGTTCCATTTTCACTCCTTGGTGTCCCAGGTGAATCCGAGAGCGTTCAACTGGGCGATCCTTTCCGGGGTCATCCTGACCTTGTGCTGCCCCTCCTGGACCGTTCCGACACGGCTTCCCAGCTTGTAGCCGTCCGGGCTGACGTAGTTGTGGGGCACGGCACAGTGGCCGTGCGCCCGCTTGAACGCCGTCAGGTGGGAAAGGAAGTTGGGGAGCCAGGGCTTCTCGGATGTCCTGTTCGTCCTCCCAAGGCGTTGCACCACACAGTGACCGTGTGCCTTTCGGTAGGCCGTCAGGCGACTCAGGAACTCGGGGAACCAGGGCGTCTCAGGTGTCTTGTTCTTCATGTTCGTCCTCCTTGTACTGGAGACTACTCAGGGGTGGGCTTGGATGATCCCCTGAGACTCCAGACAAAACCCAGAGCGTCCAGTTCGGTGACCATTTCGGGAGTCACCTTGACCTGACCCCCACCATTACGGGATGAACGAATACTGTTTGTTCGAACACCGAGTTGGTAGCCATCGGGGCATTTGTAGGATTGCGCCGGAGAATAGTCCCCGAATTTGGCATGGTACTCCTTCAGCCTCTTCAGGAATTGGGGAAACCACTCGTTCCCATTCCAGACGAACCCAAGAAGGTCCAGCGCCGCTATCATCTCTGAGGTAGGGCTTACACGTTTCTTGTCCTTTTTTCTTGTCCGGACATCAGATACCCTCATCCCAAGGGCGTAACCATCGGGACATTTGTAGGACTTTGGGACACGGCAGTGCCCGTGGGTCTTTTTGTACTCCTTCATGTGGGACAGGAATTCAGGGAACCATTCGCACACAACCCAAACGAACTTCAGGGCATCAAGTTCAGCGATCATTTCGGGAAGGTGTCTGGACTTGTTATGCCGGACACTACTTACACGGGCACCCAACCTGTACCCGTCGTCACACAGGTAGGACTGCGGCACTCGGCAATGTCCATGACATTTCTGATAGGCTTTGATTTCCCCCAGGAACACATCGAACCACGCTGGCCAAGGTTTTATCCGCCCAAGCTCAGTGAGGCGTTTACGGAATTTGTTGCTGTTACTCCTGCCCACGGACGACCTCCTACCAGCCGTAGGAAAGGCGGAGGAGTTGCATCGGAATGACTCGGCTGCGGTACGTAGTGAACGCTTGCTTCGGCACCTGGACGCCGCAGTGTTTGTGGACGATGGCCTCGAACTGCCGCTTCGCCTTTTCCAAGGGAGCGCTGGCGTTGCCCCGGAGGGCTAGGTTGATGACCAGGAGGAATTGTCCCAGGCGCTGCTGTTGGGACTGGGCAAAGGCGAACATCGGAAGGAGGATGCTCTCCAGGTGGAGGTTGCTGGGACTGCGAAACCCGTCGAACACGAGGACGCCGATGTTGCGGAGGGTCGGGTCGTCCAGGTCCAGGAGGAGCCGGGACATGTCGCCGCAACGCCACTCGGTGCGGTCGTCGTTGTAGTGGGTGGCGTTGCGGTCAAGGATCCCCTGGTTGGTGTTGACGCCGATGTATCGGCCATGGTCGGGGGCAAGGACGCCTTCGTCCAGGAGGAGGCCACAGGTAGCGTCAGGGGCATCACCGCACAACTCCATCCAGTCCCTGGTCAGGTGCCCGTCGTAGAAGAGGTTCGTGGGGCACTCTGGGTCACGGAGGAGGTCGAGGGTCGTGGTCCTGGTCTTGTGCTTCTCCGGGTGTTGTTCAGGGGGGAAGGAATGGATGTCAGCCTGCGGGGTGGTCATGGGGTGTTGTCCTTCTTCTGATTGCGGAGATCCCAAACGAAACCGAGGACATCAATCTGGTTGATCTGAGTGGGTGTCAGTTTACGGCCATCCGCCGGGGCAGACGTATTTTTGGGGGGGTGTCTGTCCCCCGTGTGCGTCCATGTACTCTCTGAGGTGACAAAGGAACTCCGGCCACCACTGCCCTTTCGTGGTGGCGTCCCAGACAAAGCCGAGAGCACCGAGTTGGCTCCGCATAGTGGGGGTCAAGACCCGGTGATTTCGTACCCCCGCTGTGTGATGGCCTAGTTTGTAGCCATCATCGCATACATAGGTGCCACGCACCTGACAACGGCCATGCACGGCCTTGTACGCCTTCAAATGTTCCAGGAACTCCGGGAACCACTCTGTCGGGACATCCCACAGGAAACCTAGTTGCTCAAGTTTCTCCGCCCTGCTCGGGGTGATTTGGACGCCCACTTTGTGCCTTTTGCCTGTCCGAACAGCATTCACTTTTGGGCCAAGTCTATACCCGTCCTGACATCTGTACTGGGTGGGCACCTGACAATGGCCGTACTCGGCTTTATAGTCCTTCAGACGCCGGAGGAACTCGTCGAACCAACAGGGGATCTCCCAAAGGAAACCGAGTTGATCCAGTACAGGCACCATTGAGGGAGTCACTGTCCGAACACTTTTCCCTTGTCGAAACCTGCGAATGTCCCCGACCCTGTTCCCCAATGTGTACCCGTCAGTACACTTGTAAAGCTGCGGCACCTTACAGTCCCCGTGTTCTTCCTTGTACGCCTTCAGATGTGCCAGGAACACATCGAACCACGCTGGCCAAGGTTTCATCAGCCCAAGCTTGGCGAGACGTTCACGGAATTTGTTGTTCCTTTTGCCCACGGACGACCTCCTACCAAGACTACTCTGTAGGTGGCCGAGATGATCCCGTTATTCGAACATCCCACATAAAGTCGAGGGCAGCTAGATCAGCAACCATGGGCAGGGTGATTTTCCTCCGACCTGTTGCGTCCCTACGGCCCTCTCTAACGCTGTTCGTCATGGCCCCTAACTTGTACCCATCCCGACAGCAATATCCCCTGGGCACCATGCTGTCGCCGTGCTCCCGGTAGAACTTCGTCAGGTGACTGAGGTACTTGGGGAACCATTTGCCCGTCAGGTTCCGGTCCCGCTCGAACCCGAGGGCATCCAGTTTTAAGACCATCTCTGGGGTGACCTGGAGGGGCATCGACTCATCGCTGCCCTCCTCCAACCGGCGGATGCTCGTTCGGATGCGTTGGACCCTCAGGCCTAACTTGTGTCCATCCGCACATTCAAATTTGACAGGGATCGAACAGTTCCCATGTTCCGCCTTGTATTCACGCAAACGCTGCACAAAGTCGGGGAACCATTCCGAGGGTTCCCATTCAAATCCAAGTGCGTCCAGGTCAGCAATTATCTCATCCGTGAGTTGCCGGAACGCCTTCTTATTCAGTGCCCTTGCCCGTTTCGCTGCCCGAACAGCGGCGGCAGTTTTACCCAGGGTGTATCCATCGGGGCACTCATAAGGAACGGGTGGGTTTTGGCCGTCGTGAGCGGTCATATATTCCACCAGACGAACCCGGAACTTTTGGAACCAGCGATCTTTTGGAGCCAGCCAGTCAAAACCGATGGCATCGAGGGCAGTACTCATCTCCTCCGTCAACACACGGTTTGATGGGCGCTTCCTTGCGGAACGGATTCGCCCCACCTTGTTCCCTAAGCGGTACCCGTCTTCACACTTGTAGTTGTGGGGCACTTCACAATCCCCGTGCTCCGCCTTGTACGTCTGAAGGTGGGAGTGGAACTCATCGAACCACGCTGGCCAAGGTTTCATCCGCCCAAGCTCAACGAGCCGCAGTCTGAATTTGTTGCTCCTCCTACGCACGGATGACCTCCCACACGAAACCGATGGCGTCGAGTTCCTTGATCATCTCGGGAGTCACTTTGATCCTGCCTATGCCTCTCTTAGCTTGTCGGACACCCTTTACCCGTGTCCCGAGCTTGTACCCGTCCTCGGGACACTTGTAGGATGTGGGCACCTGATAGTCCCCGTGCTCCTTTTTGTATTCCTTCAGCCTCACCAGGAACTCAGGGAACCACTCCTTCGGATCCCACACGAACCCGATGGCATCGAGTTCCTTGGTCATCTCGTCGGTCAGGATGACCGTCCCTTTGCCTCTCTTAGCTGACCGAACACCCCTTACCCGTTCCCCCAGATGGTATCCGTCCTCGGGCCACTTGTAGGACGTCGGCACCTGACAGTGGCCATGCTCCCTTTTGTATTCCCTCAGCCTCACCAGGAACTCAGGGAACCACTCCCTCGGATCCCACACGATCCCAATGGCGTCGAGTTCCTTGATCATTTCGGGGGCTATTTTGAGTCTCCCTTTGTCTCTCTTAGCTTGTCGGACATTATCTACTCTGCCCCCGAGCTTGTACCCGTCCTCGGGACACTTGTAGGATTTAGGCACCTGACAGTGCCCACGCTCCTTTTTGTATTCCTTCAGTTTCTCCAGGAACTCAGGGAACCACTCCCTCGGATCCCATACGAAACCGATGGCGTCGAGTTCCTTGGTCATCTCGTCGGTCAGTGTGACGTTCCCTTTGCCTCTCTTAGCTGACCGAACAACCATTACCCGTTCCCCCAGATGGTACCCGTCCTCGGGACACTTGTAGGATTTAGGCACCTGACAGTGCCCACGCTCCTTTTTGTATTCCTTCAGTTTCTCCAGGAAGAGGTCAAACCAAGCTGGCCAGGAAGGCACATAACCCAACACACTGAGGCGTTGCCGGAACTTGTTCATCTCGGAACCACCCAGAGGAAACCGAGGGCATCAAGTTTGGCGATCATCTCGGGGATCACTTGGAGGAAACCTTTGCCTCGTCTCCCGCATCGAACATGGCTCGCCTTTTCTCCCAACTTGTACCCATCGGGGCACACGTAGTCCTTCGGGATGTGGCCCACGGGGTACTTTTCCAGCACCGCTTTGATGTGGGCGTAGAACTCTGGCCACCATTTGCCAGTGTTGCAGGCGTCCCAGACAAACCCTATAGCGTCAAGCTGCTCGACCATCTCGGAGGTGACCTTGAGACTACCTATGCCCCTCCTTCCGGAACGGATCACTTGTACTCGTTTCCCCAGCTTGTATCCGTCATGGTGGACATGCGTGCCAGGGGGGGCGCAGTGACCGTGTTCCGCCTTGTACTCAATCAGACGGCGAAGGACACCTTTGAACCACCCGTTCCCGTTCCACGGGAAGCCAATGTCATCGAGCATCCGAATCATCTCGGACGTAAGCTTATGACCAGTTCCTCGGCGGTAGCTAGTTCGGATGGAGTTGGTTTTCGACCCTAGCTTGTACCCATCTTCGCAGGCATACGTCTGAGGGGGTGTCCTCCCGTCATTTTCCTCCATGTACCGTGTCATACGGGCCACGTAGTCCAGGAACCATTCGGATACGGGTTCCACCAGCCCCATTTCGGCCAGTCTTTTGCGGAACTTGTTCATGGCATCTGCCCGTAGACCTGCTTCCAGTTGATTGTGATCGGGGGGAGCTTGAAGTGAGGGGAAGCGTCGGTGTTATCAATAGGGGGTTCAACTTTGTGCTCCTCAAAGTAGGACATCAAGGCGTCATCTATCTGAGCCAAGGTGAACTGTGGCGGAGGTATCGCAGCTTTCAGACGTTCAGCGACCTGCTTCGCTGTCCTGCCCTCGAAACGGGACAGGAAGTCAACGACCCTGTCCGCCTGACCAATGTCCGCCGTCGCCCCTTCGAACTCTTGGATCACTGCGTCGAAGACCGGCCTCAACTCCTCTCGGATGATGCGGTAGTCAGACAAATCCCCGCCCTGGGCCTTCCTCCACAGGGTCTTGTGAAAGTAGGAGAAGGCTCGGGTTTGTTTTTTGAGGATGCTGTACGCCAGTGCTCGTTCAGCCTGTTCCATCTGCTCCTTGGACAACCGCATCGCTGTCCTCAGGTAGTGGGCCACCTCTTTGTTGGTCGGTTTCTTGACCCCACTCTCACGGAGAAGGATAACGGCCTTGACCATGAGACCCATGGCCTCCCGGCACTGTTGAACATCAGCCCCGATGAACTGGGTGACATCCTCCCAGGTTTCCTCCGCCGGGCGATGCTTTTTGCCCTGACGCTTGTGCCCGATGTCCTCCAAACGTCGCTGGATGTCCCCCAGGATGTAGTCCTGGCCGACACTAAAATCCGCCATGAAGCACGCCGTCAGGAAGGCATGATCCTGGTGCTGCTGTTCGAACTGGGCAAACAAGTTCTCGGTCACACAGGGTACCAGGAAGGTGAAGGTGGCCGTGTTCTTGTGCTCCTCGGGGTAGCCATCGATGGCTCCCTTGAAGCGCAACGCCCGCCCCAGGCGTTGAAGGATGCGGACGAAGGAACTGGTCAGGCCGATGTTGTAGACATGGCTGCACAGGGGCCAGTCGGTTCCCTCATTGAACCGGGCACAGGCAAGGATCACGTCTACGGTGGAGTCCTCGTAGGCTCGGACCCGACGTTCCTTTCGGAGGAGGTGCTTGAGGGCGTCGGTGGCTCGTTGCCCCCCCTTGATGGCGTTGTGTACCCTCGCTCCCTGCCTGGTGAACTCGTCCTCCAGCCGTTTAGACCACGCATCGGCACTGTTAGCGGGGACGATGATGACAGCCTTGGGGCGCTTGTCCTTGACCCACAAGTCCACGATGTCGATACAGGTTTGGAGTGGGGCAGTACTGGTCATGGACTCGCCAGCAAGCTGATTCGTCGTGTTCGCCTTTATGCCCAGAGGATGTGTGCGGAAAGAAAGCTGCCCCGGTGCGTACTGGCCTCCCTCCATGTGGGATGCCAGCGTGCGGTCCCAGCGGGGGGCGTTGTCATCAATAAGGGTATCACCGTCCGTGCGGAAGGGCGTGGCAGTCACGTGAATGACTGTGCCCCCTCGGGTCTGCCACTCCTTGACGAAGGTACCCACACCGTTCTCGGGGGCTGTGTGGTGTGCCTCGTCCACGATCAGGAGACGCCCGGTCATGTCCTTGGGGAGAAGGTCAGGGGCAAACCAGACTGCCGCCGCCATATGTGTCGTGACCAGCACCCGGTTAACCGGGCGGACACTTCTGACGTGATCTTTGAGGTACTCCCGGCGCTTACCATCCCGAACTTGGAACCACTGAAGGGCCGCTACCGTGAGTGGCCCCCCAACAGACACTCTTCCCTGGGGTACTTCCTCGCTGGGGCGGATCTTCAGGTCTCCCTCATAGATGAAGGCATCCGAAATCTGACACTGTGGGGCGAGAACAACGGCTAACCGAAACATCTCCGTGTTGAGCAACCGTTCGGCCAGATAGGTCACCATGAGGGATTTGCCGCTTCCGGTGGGACCACTCAGCACTACCTCTCGTCTCCCGTTGGTGACGTGCCGGAACAAGTGCCGGAAACAGTCCTGCTGATAGGGGCGCAAGGTACGAGTTTCAGGGGTTTTCATTTGCTGTCACCTCCGTCCTCAACGGGACGTCTTCGGGTTTTCGTAATCTCCACTGGTAGGAGGGGGACATGTATCTTGAGGGGGTGATCCATCCGACACGCAGATCCCCTGTGCGGCTCATCATGTTTTCCTGCACCCAAAAACCGACATAGCGTTTGAACCTGTTCCTGTTGTCAGCGTGGCGGAACACGAAGTCGAAGGCGTCCTCTATGGTCTCGGCCTCGATACGCCCCTCATAGAGGTGGTGTGACTGCGTGGGAGACCGAAACCCAAAAGCGTACCACATCTTCAGTTCTTTGGTGTCGTCCTTTTCCGCCATAGTCAGACCCTCCTACCAAGTCTACTCAGTGGGCCTCTCAGATGATCCCTTCGTTTCCCGATGGAGTAGTACAGACAGGAGGTGCAGCAAATGACGACACAAGTGATTGCAACGGATACGGAAATGGCCCAGACTTTGACTGACATCGGTTCCCTTGGTCAGGGAACGTTGGTGTCCCTCACCCTACGGAAGAAGGGGGTCGTCCGGGGCGGACAGATCTACGGTGACGACTTCGTCCAAGTTCTCATGTGGACGGGATTCCATTATCAGGCGCTGGTAGAGCGGAGCAACGCCAAGCTCACAGCGGAGTGGAGGGGCCATTTTCTTACTGATCTTCTCGGTGAGGTTCACGCCACAGGGCACCTGGAGGCTACAATCCGGGACGTTTCCGAAGCTGTTCAGGAAATTCAGGACAACTTCAGGGAGGTAATGGGGGGTCTCAAGGCTGACAGGATGCTGGACTCGGGGGTGGAACCTTTGACTCTTCCGGGGAAGGAGATGGACGAGGGTACTACGCTGGGTGGTCCTCCCGTGTCCAAGCCCGTCTTCGAGACGCTCAAGGTGGACGGCAACGTCATCTTGGGGGCCAAGGTCTACGTCGGAGAAGGGGAGGAGGGGAACCCCAGGGCACCTACTCCGGGTACCATCTATATTGATGGGGTGAAGCTCGGGGAAATCGTCCGGGAGCCTGCACCGAACGGTAAATGGTCTCCGAAGCAGAGTGCCAAGACCGTGGCCAAGGAGATTATCCGCAAACGCCTCCCTGTGGGCCTGTACGTCCGTTACAGCCTGGATCGGGAGAAGCTGGTCACATGCAAGGTGGGGAAGGAAGCGTCGGCACACGCAAAGGAAGCGGGCGTTCCCATCGATCCTGAAGCTATCCGGTCCCTGTTCAAGATCGCCCCGTGACCCTGCTCAGGGGATGGGCGGAGCGTCGTCCGCTGTTTCCTGCCAGTCGCTAAACTCCTGGAACTCGTTGTCCTGGAACAGGACGACCTGGACCTCCTCGATGGGGAGGCGGGCTTCCTGTTTCATGGCCTCGTGGAGGGCGTGGGCAAAGGCCGACACGCTGCCCCCGTAGACCCCTGCTGAGATGGCGGGGAAGGCGACCCTGTTGGCTCCGATCCGGGCCGCTTCCTTCAGGCAGTTGACGATGCAGTGCATGAGTTCATTGAGGGGCCGGGGTTCGACCCGCTCGCCCGGTCGGAGGCTTCGTATGCCGTACCCAGCGAAGATCGGCCCCGCCGTGTGGATGACGAAATCGGCGTCCAGGTCGAAGCCCTCGGTCGTCCGAACCTGTCCGACCCGAATGCGGACACCCTGTTCCAACTCGGGGAACTCCCTGCACGCAGCCCTCAGCCCCGGACCCGCCGCTCGGTGAATGGCCCCGTCGACCCCCCCACCGCCAAGCATCCTGGGGTTGGCAGCGTTCACGATGGCGTCCACCTGTGCGTGGACGATGTTCCCCCGGTAGTAATGCAGCCTCATTTTGCGTGTCTCCTTGCGGGGGTCCTTTGCCCTCACCTAGACTACTCTGTAGGTCGGTCAGATGATCCCGGTACCTATCGTTTGCTCACTTGTTCAGCCCATTTCCCCACCGACTTGGTGAGGGGGTGTCTTCCTGTCGTCTGTTCATCCGTGCCAGCAGATCCCGTTTCCGGGCCAGCCGCTCGATCACAGAGGCCATGCGCTTCCGTCCTACCGGGTTGGCGGAGTGGACCCTGATATCGTTCGGGATCGGGAAATTGATGTCTCGATCGAGTTGCTCTTCCAGCCAGCACAGGACATCATATCCCGTCACCTCACGCCCCTTCTCGGGACTGTAGTCAGCGATGTCGTGGTCCAGGGACAGGGTCCCGATGGCCTCCTGCTGGAGCATCTCGATGCACCGTGCGTAGGTGCGGACGACGAACCAATCGATACCCTCACCTGGTTCGTCTGGGATGATCTTCATGTGTCTTGATTCGTACCAGGGACCTTCCGTGTCGCCGGGAAAGGGACAACCCCGGACGTCATCCAGGTAGAGGTTGATCTTCGTTGGACGGCCCCGGTAGTTCTTCCGGGCCACCACACGACAGTGGGAACAGTCCAGGTTACAGCCGATCTGAGGGTTGCCACACAGGGGGCATCTGTTGGAAGCGGTCATATGGGGATCTCCTTGCTTTGACGGGACAGGACACTCCTCGAAACCTCGTTCCCAGGAAGGCATGCTGTCAACCATTTGATGTCCTCGTCACACAGCCGCTTGGCTGCGTCTAACGTCCGCACAGGTTTCATTGGTGCAACTAGCGGTCGGTCCTGGTCTGACAGCCTCACGGGCAGGTACACGCTGTCAGGGCCTCCGAGAACCATGTGGGTGGTGGCCCCGGAACCGTCTTTGTAAAACACCGTCCGAACGTAGATCAAGGGGTTGCCCTCGGTGGCTATCCTGGTAGTGAAATTACTCCACCAATGGATACGGACCACAGCAGCTTCGATCTGGTCTCGTTGTCGTTGGTCCTGTCGCTCTGCTGTCCGCAGCACCCACTCGTCAGGGGTCTGGTGTGCCTGACATGCCCTGAGGAAGATGAACAGGAAGACCGGCCACATCCCCAGGAGAAGGAAGAGGGTCTTCGGGGTCATCGGTCTGTCCTTGGGCCTGTGGGGGTGCTCGTTCACCCAGGTGGCGTACTCGGGTCCTCGGGTGTAACTCCCAGCCAGTCCTGCGAGGAACAACAGCATCTGGACAAACCCCCCGACCACAAACCAGCTCAGGACGATCTGGATGAATGTAACCATCAGACAGCCACCTGTTCCTGGGTTTGGGCTACGATCAATTGTTGCTTCAGACGTTCTTGTAGTGAACGGTAACACTGGAAACAGAGAGGGTGATCCTGCCGCCACCGGAAGTTTCGCCCTCGGACAGAGGAGACCGCTTTCCTTTGCTTGCACCATTTACACTGGTGTTTGTCAGTGCCCTTCATCAGATCACCTGCTGTACGATCTGGACAACCTCGTCGGTTGCAATGAAGCCATTTTCCGCTGCCATGATTTTCGCCACCCCGCCTGCAGCGAGAATGAAGCCTGTACCCGGCTCCAGGACATAGCTGACGTAGCGGCTGACCGGGAGCATTGACCGCAGGGTGTTCTTGGCGATGGTTTTGGGTTTGCTGTTGGGCTCCGGGATTGGACCATTTGGGGCAGGTTCCAGCACCTTGGAATGTGTCTTGAGAGCGTGGAGATAAATGGTTCCCGGCAAGGCGGCACGGGGTTCTCCCGTACAGTTCCGGCAGTGGCACATCCGGTAGGCTCCATTCCTGTCCCGTGTTCCCTTTACGCAATGATAGACCTTGCTCCCCCGGACGGTCTCCCCGTCAACCACCAGCGGTTCGAATACGTGACTGTTGGTTGCGGTGCTGTCCGAGGTGTTGTTCCCGGCGAGGCTCCTCTCGAAGGAGGCAATCAACTCGCCCCGTGCCTGCTCAACGTCCGCTACCGTGATTGTGTGGCCCTCGGCTGCGGCCTTGGTGATCATGTCCGTGGCCCACACGTCCGGGAGGACATTCAGACTGCGCTGCACGAGGCGATCATAGTGGAACCCCGTAATGAGTGTAACCCAAACCCTTTCATCTCCGTACACGAGACCGCCCCGGACCGTTCCCTTTTTTGTGATCTGCAATCCGGTGAAACCAGCGTGAGCCTTTTCGAGCATGACGGCGAGCAGTTTGCTGTTGGCGTTGGTTTTCATCTCGTTCTCCTTCAGGGTCATTTGCCCCTCACCTCTACTACTCTGGGGTCGGAGGAGATGATCCCAAAAGGACACCCGGCCCCGTTTTCCCTTCAATAGTGCCCCTCCAGTAGAGGTTCAAACGCCGCTCGACGCTTAGACTGCTGGAGGCACTGGGGTGTGGCATGGCCGAGTTAGAACGAGAGGTGCTGTTCCAGGAGTTGCGAACGCTATCCGATGCATTGGATACGGCGTTGCCCGAGGACGAATTGTCCTTCAACCTCCATGGGATGACTATCTCAGCGGCTTTCTGCAACGGACACGTCATGCTTCTGTTGTGGGACTACAAGGGGGTAGAGCCTACCACCTTCCCCAAGCACGTACACAAGGACGTAATCGAAACCATTGGACTTCTGAGGGGTGGGAAATTCATCTGTAAAACCGAGGAGGGGACCACTGTGTTGTCCCGACCTGGGGACAGCCTCATTGTCCGTGCCAACACTCCCCACGAGGTGCTCTGTAAACCTGAGGATGGCCCTTGTTCTGGTTGGGTTCTTCTCGCACCCCCCGAGCAAAACTTTGTGCTACGAGAGGAGGAAAAGGGTTCCAAAGAGCCACGGTTCTGTCTCCTACACCGATCTGGTCGTTGCGCTGCTTCTGCTTCTGTCGCTGTTGACTGCGTCAAACTCAAGCTAATACCCGTGGAGTAGATGATGACTGGCACACCCCCCATTGATGCGGATCGTACCTTCTGGAAATGGCAAGGACAAGTGACCCAAGCTCTAGAACACCTGAAGGAGTCGGTTGAGAAGATAGAGACTGACAGGACCACCAGCCGAGACTACAAGTCTCTCTGCGATAAGGTCACGAGACTACAGAAGACCGTGGACGACATCCCTGGTGCCGTCCAGAAGGCCGTCACCGATGCATACCAGAAGGCCGAGACCTCATTTAACCAACGGATCGAGGACATCGGTCTGTTGGACCTTCGCATCAAGACGGACACAGCAGTGACCGACATTGCGACTCTGAAGGAAGCAACGGGTACCCTGAAGAAGACGGCCATGCGTTATGGTTTGATCGGGGGGGGTGGCACGGCAGTGCTTACGATACTGGCGGCGCTGATCTACTTCTTACTCACGGGCGAGACACCACCCGGCAAATAGACCTACCAGCCGCCGCTAATCACGTTCCTTCTACTCCGTATTGTCCTTTCACCGTCTCTCCCAAAGTCAGCGATGATCGATTGGTGGATCATCGCTGGGCCGGACAGAGTAGATGGTGTGTTGACAACGGGGATCCCCTGGGGAACCTAAAGGCGGTGGCATCATGAACGCTGAGTACACCGAGGAACAGATCCGGGCAATGGTCGAAGGGCAGGACAAGCTCAACAAACTGGCCCAGGACTATTTCTGGGATCGGTATCACGCCGACCCCAGGTTCCGCTGCCTCGAATGGGATGAGGATGATGCGGCGAAGGATGAGGAGGACTACGAAGGGAGAGAGTTCCTCCATACTCCCTCCATCAACAACATCAACTTCTATGCGGACACGGTCTTCATTTACTGCGAGGCCAGGGCTTGCGGGTGTGGCTGCTGCGGTTACGACAACCACACCTTCGAGTTCCCCCTGTCCTACCTCTGGCAGGACCAGATGGAAGTCTTGGTGGACATGGCTCGGCGGCAGAAGGAGGCCGAGGAGCGTCGCAAAAAGGAACTGGAAGCGGCGGAGGAACGTCGCCGGAAGGAACGGGAGAAGGCCGAACGCAAACAGCTTCAGGAGCTTGCCAAGAAGCACCCCGACGTGCTCGACGGGAGCACCCCGTGAGCGGGTACACGAAGGCCCAGGTCGAAGCGATGCTGGAGGCATCGGCATCGCTTCAGGTCCTGGCCGAAAAGCGTTTCTGGGCACGGTGGGACAACGACCGGGAATTCAGGAAGGGAGCGGTTTACCGTCCCGAGGTCGATCACATCACCTTCGAGGATGGCGAGGTTCACGTCCACTGCCTGATGCGCCTCGCCATGTGCTCGGACTATGACCATGATACTTTCAGCTTCCCTGTGGGAAATCTGTGGGAAACGGAGACGGACAACGACGACGAAGAGGACAGTGCCTAGAACTGAGGCTCTTCATCCATCGTCGGTGCCGGACCCCTGCCGCTGTTGAGCGTCAGGATCAGTGCCGTGTCATCGAAGGTCACCTGGAGCTTGCGCTGCTGGTTGGCCATCTGGAATTTGCGCCAGAGCGTGGAGGCGTTCCCGCCGCTTCGCATCCCAACCCGCAGGGTCATGGAACCGTCAGGGGTCTTCTTCAGATCCCCGATCATCTTCCAGATCTTGTCTGCGACGGCTTCCTTCAGGATAGGAACGAGATGGGCACGGATGCCATCGGGGTTCGCTTTGGCGAGTTTCAGGATCTCTTTGCGTAGGCTCATAAGGCCACCTCCATTTCTACAATGAGGTGGCCTTATAGCCAGCCTAACGAGAAGAGACTCGGGTGGGCTAACGAGGACCTGTCTCCGGTGTGAAGCCCTGCATGACGGGGATGCACCCGAGGTCGGGGTGGGGCCATCCTTTGAGGCACGTCCCCGTATCCATGTCATAGATGATGTCGGCACCGTGCGCCAGGGAGATTGACCAGGGAACATCCATCAGCGTGACGGGCGTGGCGTGTCCCTCCCGTGGGGGCACCTTCCACCATTTGCCTTTGATCAGGATTGCGAACATGACGGCTCCTTTTCTTTGTGGAGGACTTCCCACTCCAACGTTTCGATCTGTTCCTGGAGTTTGAAATACCGGGCTGTCCACTTTGGACTACCCCGTTTGGATCCAAGGAAGCATCGATCAGCCCAAGTAGCTGCCGAGATACCATTTCGGGGTCAGGTCGACCGGCTTGTCAAACACCAGGTCCATCTCGCTGAGGCAATGGTCCTGGCAAAAACGGATGAGCACCTCGGTTTCTTCCTGGGTCACCGTCAAGGCTGAGGGGTCGAATGCCTGGGGGTATCCCCGGTTCGCAATCAGACTTGTGGAAGGTGTGGAAGGAACGGCAATGACGTAGTGGGGGTACTCAGCACTGCACACGTTAACGAACTCCACGGGCAGAGGCCCGCCCGGACCGTGCTCCTCCCACCACTCCTCTTCCTCGTCATTTTCCCAGGGGAAGGGATGGTCCTCGGGGAACAATATCCCGAAACAGATGTGGCCGTCTGTAGACATACCCATGTTAATTCTCCGTCAGCAAAAGGTTTACACACCGCAGCTCATCCTGAGTCAAAGCCACCCCAACGTTGTAGTCGATGAGGCCCTCCAGGAGAAGCTGTTTCATCTTGGCTGGGTCGTCCGGGAGGATGTCCACGTCACCGGGAGTCTCGAAGGAGATGAAAACGGCCCTCACGTCAACACTCCGTCAGGAGGGCGTCTATCAACTCCGGGTGTTGTTTCCGAAGCTGTGGGAAATCCTCCACCTGATTGTCACGGGTTTCCGCCAAAGCGGAAAGGAGAAGCTGCCTCATCGCAGCGAGGTTCTCGGACGTGGTCTCGATGCCCTCAGGCACGTTGAAGTTCAGGGAGACGGTTTTCATCACCGGGGTGCGTCCATCGCTGCGTCTACCGCTGCGTTCACCTTGGAGTGGACCGATGCCCACTCGTATGCCTCGTCTTCGGTGACCTTCCGCCCGAGTTCTCCAAACAGGTAGATCAGCATCCGGTTGAGGCTGCACTTTTGGGTGCGTATGTGAGCAGCGGACGCTTCACCATCACAGGTGAGGCGTTCCCCGGACAGGCCATCGTAGCACTCGGTGATGTTCTCCAGGATCTCGTGCTCGGAACGATCACCCTTGACCAGTTCGAGGTTGTCGACATCGCTGTTGCGATCGCCTTTGCACGTCAGGATGTTGTAACCCCGCCCCGTGGTGTACCAACTGACGATCCCGTGGACTTTGCCATATAGTGTTGTCAGATGTACTCGGTCCTTCACGTTGAAGTCCAAACCTTTGGGGTAGTCCAGCACCGGCCTGTCCGCTGCGGTTTTCCGCTTGGGTTCTCGCTGTTGCGTGTCCGTCAGCCCGAAGAAGGCGTAGCCGTTGATCGATGCCTTCCCTGTAATGACGGAGGCGACCTTGGAGAGGGAGCCATAAGACGACCCGTCATAAATGAAGTGGTCCTCCAGCACCTGAACCAGGACGTTGGCCCCCTTGAAATCCCTGGTGAGGAAGACACCAGCCGCTGGGAGCCTGGGGTCACGGGCCTTCATACTGCCACCCGGTTCAACACATGCATCGGGAACTTGAACTGTTTGCCATCGTCACGGGTGGCGGACACGGGGAACTTGGGGCGTCGGGTGCTCAGGCCCACCACCGTGTAGGTGCGTTGCCCCTGTTTGAAGGTTTTGCCGAAACTGTCGGTGGGGACACCCAACATCTGAGCCGTGCGGGCGAAGGCAGCGGGAACGGCATCGGAGGCACCATCAGCGTGGGCCGTCATCTCCTGGAACTCGAACTTCACGGTAAGCGTGTCCTCACCGTACCGTCCGCCCCGATAGATGATCTGTATCCCAAGGGCTGCCGCCAGTTCGCTCATCGCTTCCTTCGCTTTCTCCACGATCTGATTCACTTGCGGTTTATCCATCGTGCCCTCCTGTAGTGGGGTCATTTGCCCCCGTTCACACTGACTACTCCGCCACCCGGCGAGATGATCCCGCAATGTTACAGGGATCATCTGGCGGGCGTCCAGAGTAGCTGAAGTGAGGAGGGCGTAATGGAGGAACAAATCCGCTACTGCAACATCGGTTACGACCTTGACGGAGGGGGTTATTCCTTTGAGCCACCCCCTGAAGCTCTCGGGAACCTCGGTGTCGTAGTCTGGGAGGATCCGGACACAGACTACATCCCATGGGTCGTCGGGGATGACGATCATCACAGCCGCCGGGAGTTCTTCGGACTGTCAGCCCCCCTGTATGCCTTTGCCCCCAACAGTGGTCATTTCCAGCGCACGGTGTGGCCATCCAAGTACAAGGTCGGTGAGGACACCTTCTACCTTGTACGAGATGGCACCGTGAACGAAAGTGAACGGGAATGTTCCTGTGAGGGGGACGAAGTTGACTGTGACCGTTGTGATGGTGAGGGCTACGTCACCTCCCCTGGGGGAGAGTGGGCACTTTACGCCCTGCAGGCGGACACCAATCCAATAACAGGAACGCATAAGGAGAGTTGACGATGGCAACCGCCTACAACTGGTATGTGCAGCGAAAGTTCGGGGACAAATGGGGTTCTTACGAGTTGGACTGGCAGGGGGAAGCTCGGTTCAAGCTCACCCCGGAAGAGATTCGCTCGGTGCAGGAGGGGACGCCTCTCGTAAAGGGAGACATCCGATTCACGGCTGACCCCGTCGAGGTTCCTGACAGCTTCCTGAAGGTCTCGAAGGAACCGACATGAGCATTCACTTCATCGATCAGGGCACCCCCGAGTGGGACTACGCCTGGGACCAGTTGGCGACAGCGGACATCAACCTGGGCCAAGCGGATCCCATTGCCTGCGAGCACCCCGAGTGTGGTGAAATCTGGCAGTACATGGGAACCGTGTACGAGAACGTGCAGGGTATCCCGGCAACAGCATGGCACCAGTTCCGGCACCGGATGCACCCGAAGACCAGGCAACGGGAAATCCGCTCAGTTTTGGCCCGTCCCGGCTGGGGGGCCTCCGTGAAGAAGACAGGATGAACCCCGACACCCTATGTTTCCTGGACATCGATGGAGTGTTAAACCGCACCTCCTGGTTCAAGAAAGCGAAACGGTTGAACCTCGGACGGGACCATCTCGACCCGGTCCTATGCCGCAGGCTCCAGCGAGTGTTGGCCCCTGTGGACGCTGCTGTGGTGATCTCCTCTACCTGGAGGCACCTGTGGCACATGAACGAACTGGTCGATATGCTGGGTGACAAGGGTCTCACAGCACCCATCATCGGACGGACTCCTGTCATCCATCTAGATGATGCTGAACTTCACAGGACTGCCGGGCGTGGGATGGAGATCCAGTGGTTCCTCCGCACCTATCACCCGGAACCGGAAACGCTGAAGATCGCTATCCTGGATGATAACTCGGACATGGGGCAGCTTCGTTCCCGCTTGGTACAGCCTGACACCTTCAAGGGGTTGACCTATGCGGACGCACGATCCCTTAAGGAAATGTTGGCCACGTCCCTGGGGCCGATGGAGTGGGCACCGGATGCCCTCCAGTACGAAGTTGGCACACGGGCGGTCCCCTGCTGCATCGCTGACTGGTCCCTGATTTAGTGAACGCTTTGAGGACGCAATGAGGACACGGAGCCAAAAGAAAGGATCATCTCCAGGACCGTTGGAGTAGACAAGGTAGCAGTTGCACTCGCTGAGGGTGCATGGATTGAAACCAAATGAGGAGGCACCAAATGAGTGCAATCGAGATCGAAGACACCCGCAACGCCGACGCCATCGCCAACTCCCCCGACTGGAAGACCGCAGTGGAGGACCTTCTTGCCCTCTGGGCGGAAGCAGGTCGTTGCTACTCCAGCGGTGAGGTCACCGCAGTCCTGCGGGTCCATCGTTCGGACTTCGCTTTCAGGACCACCATCCTCGGTTCCTACCTGCGTGACCTGTTCTACGGGGACACCCTCCCGCAGTACGGGAACGGCAACGGTCCCTGCTCCCCGGTGCAGCGCAGCCGCTTCACGGTGGGCCTGTATCCGGACCGGACCGAGCCGGGTGTCGAGGTGTTCGTGTACGGACCGAACACCGATGCCTGCGACGCCCACGAGTTCGAGATCTTTGTCCCCCGCTGGGACCAGGGACGGATGGAGACGATGGCGGACGCCCCTCCCCCTTCCCTGACCACGACCAGCGCCGCCAGCGCACCCGGTACCCTTGCCCACGCCAACGCCCAGGCAGCGTACACGAAGAACGTGGTCATCGCCGGAGCGGCCTCCAAGCTCAAGGCAGACGACTACGTCGCCTCCGTGCGGACCGAGACCCGCCAGGAACCCCGGATGCACCTGGGGCGGGGGATCTTCGAGGCCCTCTGCCACATGAGCGGGACCAGCATCCGGGCAGGCCAGCCGGTGTTCGTCCAGGTGGAGACCGACAGCAATGTCATTGTCACCCTGACGGATCCCGGCATCGGGGCCAAGGCGTGCAACATCTCCTCGGAAAAAGGCTGTGTACTGTTCTCCAGCGGCGACAAGGCCAACCCCTTCCCCTGCGGGAAGTACTACAAGGTCACGGTCAGCCCGACCGAGATCACGGTGGACCTGTCCCAGGCCGTGTAACGACCGACCACCCGACTCGGAGCAATCCGGGTCGGGTAGGGTAAGGCATGGCGAAGACCCCTCCTACTCCCAGGCCCGTCACTCCTACAGCCCTCCGAACGGCCTGTGAGAAAGCCTTCCCCGGTGTTGACATACATGTGACCGAAAGTGCTGGGGTGGTGTGGGTGGCCTTCTGGGTCTGGAACTTCGAGGTCATCTTCACCGTGGTCACGGCCAAGATGCATCACAAGGACAAGGTGGGCACAGGACGCAATGAGGTGCGCTTCCGGTGGGTTGACCAGCGGGGGCACCAGCCCATCCGTGCCCTTCAGGACATCAATGATATGAGAGGCATAGAGGAGGCCCTACGGTGGCTCCAGGAATACGTCAACGGCGTCGCCGCTGCCATCGCAATGTCACAGGTTGACCCGTTCGATCATCCTTCAGGTTTGCTGGGTGGGATTACTGATATCCCCTAGCCGGTGCCTTTTGTTGCTTTTCAGTGCCTGTTCTAGGATGGACAGTTGGACACCGTTGGCGAAGGCGAACTCCACCAGGGCTTCTGAGTCTTTGGGTAGGCAGGCACCCCCGAAACCGAGCTTCCCGTCCGGTCCAGGCACGTCACAGTGCATAGGGTTGATCCAACCTCCCGCCAGAGCGCCCTGCTTCACCCTGTCAAACGTCACGCCGAGTTTCTGGCACAGGGCATACATCTCGTTCCACCACGCCACCTTGGTAGTGTAGAACGTGTTACGGGCGTACTTCACCAGTTCGGCCTCCTCCCACGTCATCTGGAGGATCGGTACGTCCGGCCACAGTTCCTGGAAAAGGCCCACAGTGGGCGGCTGTGGGCCTTCAGTGCCGAGGATTATGCTGGTCGGTGACGCAAAGTCCTGGTCCGCAGTCCGGGCGGTCAGGAACTCAGGGCTGAACACGAGGTTCGGAAGATCAAACTGGGAGGCCAGCTTGAAACACGTCCCCGGCAACACAGTGCTCTTCAGCACCACGATGCTGCTCGTCCCCTGGAGGTGGCGGAAGGCTTCGTAGACGTGTTTCAGATCCTGACCTTGTTCCCCAGTCGGGGTTGGGACACAGACGAAGATCAAAGGACACTCTTTGACCGTCCCCATGGCGTAGGTAGATCTGTCCGGGTTGGTGTCGTGTACCCGGACGATATAGCCTTTGCTTCGTAGGAAAGCGTGGACAGCACCCCCCACGTAACCGTTTCCGATGAGTCCACCCAGAAGCTGTGACATGGATCCCCCCTTTGCTCTCCTACTCCGATGCGGGTGCCACCGGACGGAAGAGGACCCAGTCGTGGAACATCCGAGGCAGCGCTGCTTCGCACTTGTCACGGATAGCACTCCGCAGTTCAACGGTGTAGCCCTCCTGCTTAGACGTCGCTTCCAGCGTTTCAAGGCTGAACTCGACTGCCCTGGGATACGTCCAAGTATCGGTAGCGGTGTCCTTCTCCCCAAGGCGTAAGGATGCCAGGATGAGGCTACCTTCCCGCAAATGAGGCCGGATGTTGTGGAGGAACTCAGGTAACTGGGGTGCCCCAATGTGCGTCAGTACGGAGTGTGCAAACACGATATCAAAGGTCCGCTCTGCCTCTGATGAGTCGAAATCGGAACAGGTCAGCAGGATGGTGTCCCGATCCGGGTCCAGGGGGGCCACAGCGCCCGTTACGTCCTCGTTCGGCTCGATTCCGGTGTACCCCCCCTCATTCAGGTAGGGAACCAGCAAACGGGCAAGGCCGAGGCATCCGGCACCCACCTCCAAAACCGAAGACGAAGGTGTCAGTCCGTGGTCTCTCAGGACTTTGAACTGTAGTTCGGAAGCTACAGCCCACTCCTTGGGGTTGCCTCCGCCGACATGCACAATGGCCTCATCTATCCTCATTTGTTCATCCTTTGTGACTTAGATGTCGCACCGTTCCTTAAAACCTGCTAAAATGTAACAGGCATCAAGTTTGAAGCTGTGCCGAATCTTGGTGTCCCAAGTACCTCGGTAGTAAACTTCCGGCCCAACGGTAAGGGCTCGAATGACGGTTGCTCCTTCCGTCCGAATCCCAAGGAACTGGTCCGTTTAACACGGAATCGCTCTCTTAGCACTCGTTTTATGCCTCTCGGATGATCGTTAGTTTTGATGCGTTCGTCCCCAGAACATCTGGGCACACCAGAACCTCCTACCCAATCAGCATGAGCTTTCCTGCCGCAACAGCTCCCTGTTTCAAGCAGGAACAGTTAGACTTTAGCAGGTATGAAGGGCACTGTCAAGTACCCTTTGTCAAAGGATACGACTCGACTCTTTATATTGCGTCTGCCCTGCTTCAAACTACCTTTTGTCCTTTCAGGGGCACAATGAGGTAGCCCAAGAGCGGCCATTTCTCGGCAATCTCATCAATACGGTACCGCAACATCGTCAGACGGACGTGGAAGTCCCGCATCTCAACCAGGGGAGCAGTGTGGTCTGCATGGTTCCTGGCGCTCTTGCAACCGTTCCACAGGCCCATCCACTTCCATTCGTCAGGGAGACCCCGGCAGTTGGCCTTACCAACGCCCCTGTGGGCCGCTGCAAGCTGTTCCTCCCGGAGGGTGTGTACGGCGTGGATCATTGCGTCACGGGCACAGAAACGCTCCAGGGCGCACTCAGAGGACACATCCCGACCCGTGTCCCGTTCAAAGTCTCGCAACCAGGACCACCCGCAGAACCGCTTGGAGTCCTCAGGGCCACCGACCCGCTCGACCACGTCCCGAAGCTGATACAGACCGACGTCGAGGTGGTTCCTCCAAACATGCCGCTTTTTCCGGCAGTTCGTGTAGCAGGAGCCGAGCTTGACGCACTTCTTCTCCCAGCGTTCTTTGCTCTCGTTGTAGAAGGGCTCACCCCACACCTTACAGTAGTTGATGACGTCACGGTCCCCACCGCTTTCCGTGGAAACAATGTGGGCGATGAGCATCGGCTCCTCTGCCGTGTGCAAGGCCACATGTAGGATGTCCTCTATTACGGTGTCATCGAACCCGAAGTGCTCCTTGATCATCCAGTAGTTGATCTCCTCCTCCACGTCAACGGTGAGGATCAACTCAGCCTCTTCCGCTGTGATGGTCTCCGCCACTGCAGTGAGGGTCTGGTCGTAAGAGTACGGGGTATATGCAGGGTGGGTGGTCTGCTCCGGGGTCGTTGTCCCCAGGACGGCTAAGACCGCCAGTTTCATCCAAAGCGTCATCATTTGAACCTCCTTTCAGGCCCCTTGTCTACTCCGTTCTAGGGGAAGGGGCGTGCCTGGATCGGGAGTATAACTGGATCACCGATGTTTCAATCCACGCCCCCTCATGGGAACGACGAGGTTGTCTACACTTACTACCCTAATGTTTCAATCCACACACCCGTGAGGGAGTGACCCCTTCTGCCTCGCTGCGGTTTCGTTTCAATCCACGCATCCCCTTGTTAGATGGTACGACGGCAGGGTTGCGCCTTCTCAGGGATCAGTCCGAATCAGCGTTTCAATCCACGCACCCCTTGTTAGAGGATGCGACGTGAGCCGACCAGCCAGTTCCCCGTAAATCGGATTTAGTTTCAATCCACGCATCCTTTTTTCAGAGGATGCGACAGTAAGGCAGGCATGGCTCGTGGGGCGCTGGCTCACTGCGTTTCAATCCACGCACCCTTTGTTAGAGGATGCGACCGGTCACCCACGGACCAGGGGTGGAGTTCGCTTACGTTTCAATCCACGCACCCTTTGTTAGAGGATGCGACTTCGCCAGCGCCTTCAGGGCGGGAGTCGCAAGGGGGATCTCGTTTCAATCCACGCACCCTTTGTTAGAGGATGCGACGCTCCAAGGGCGGACAGGAAAGGGAAGTGTCATCGGATTGTTTCAATCCACGCATCCTTTGTTAGAGGATGCGACTTGTGACCGTCATTCCTGGATTTCGCCCAACTTCGAGTTTCAATCCACGCATCCTTTGTTAGAGGATGCGACGAGGAAGACCGTCTTGTCCCGTCGAGCAGTCCTCTGAGCGTTTCAATCCACGCATCCTTTGTTAGAGGATGCGACACGGCGTCCCCAGGCCGTGGGAGCCGTTCTGTGGGCCTGTTTCAATCCACGCATCCTTTGTTAGAGGATGCGACTTCAGCTTCCCCTCTGGATCCTTGACGGCGAGGCACTTGTTTCAATCCACGCATCCTTTGTTAGAGGATGCGACACCCACCAAGTCGCACTCGACTGGGTCGCTGTTTGAAAGTTTCAATCCACGCATCCTTTGTTAGAGGATGCGACACCACCATAGGTCGGCTTCTTCCCCGCCAGGTCCACAGTGTTTCAATCCACGCATCCTTTGTTAGAGGATGCGACTGGTGATCTCATCCGGGGTGTCATGCGGGCAGTAACGTTTCAATCCACGCATCCTTTGTTAGAGGATGCGACGACCAGCCTGACGTTATAGGTCTCCGGCGGAACCTCTGTTTCAATCCACGCATCCTTTGTTAGAGGATGCGACAGTGCCCCTCGCAAACCGTTGTGGGACGCAGCTTTCCCGCCCCCTTTGCGAGCGGTCCTTCCCAACCGTCACTTTTCAAGCCGTTTGGTTCGGTTATCAAAGAACGGCTGCGGTATAACGACCCCAGATCACGGGGTTTTCTGGGTTGCGAGCGACTCCGGGGTTTTCGTCGCCACGGAACCGCTCGCAAAGGGCCTTACTGGATGGCCCGGAACTCGACACCTTCCGGGAGCTTGGACTCGTCCACGGTGACAGTGTAGTCGTCGAAGGACATCGGGGCCTCTACCCCGTCCTTTTTGACCACAGTCACGATGCGTCCGTTGTCCAGCAGCTTATGGGCCGGGGCGCACCCGAGCTTGGCCTGCTGTGCCCGCTCTTCGGGGTCGTCCGCCGTCCCGACGTGCTTGAAGATGTAGATGCCCCGACAGGTCATCAAACCCTTGCTGGAGGTCCGATCATGGTCGTACATGTTTTCCAGACCCTCGATCATCAGGGCCAGATCCTCCGCCGAGAAGCCCGTCTGTTCCGCCACGAAAGCGCTCACCGTGATGTTGGCAGCGAAGAGACCGTAGGGGATGATCGCCTTGGTTCCCATCGTGCGGAGAGCCGCCGCCTCGGCCCCGTCCTCATACTCCTGCCACTGGGCGGAGGAGAAACCCTGATCCTTGGGGGTCTTGACCTTCTTGGGATCAGGGGAGCCCTTGGTGTCGGTCATGCGGGTGATGGTGATCTCCTGGATGGATACCGGATCGAGGGACCGGGCACTCACCACCTGGACGGGTCCACGAATCTGGCCCGCCTTGGCACCTGTGTTGAGAACACCGCCGAAGGTGCGGACATCCCAATAGTCCTGGCACATCCGGTCACCCGCCGCCCGCTCCTCCTGCTTGGTAGCCTTCGCCGGGACGGTCCCGTGGGAGTCCTCGTGGGCCTTGGCGATGAGCCTGTTGGTACAGGTGTTCATCATCAGCAAAATCTGGTACGGGGTCTTGCCTGCCTTGCGGAGACTCACGTAGTTGCGGAGACGCCGCTTGATGGCGACGTCGGTGACGAACCCGTGTCCCGTGTCCGGGATGGTCCGGGGCAGGTTGCCGAAGTCGGGGTCACCGTTGGGATTCCCCATCAGACAATCGAACAGGAACAAGATCTCGAACCTGTATCCGATTGCCGCCGTCCCACTCTTCAGCCACATCAAAAGATCCTTCATGATACTTCTCCTCACTTTATGCCTAATCCAACTCTAAGGCCCACCTTAGGCCATTAGAGACTATGCCTTAATCGGGGGTGTCCCTGCGGGCTTGTCCTGCTTCTTCCAGGACGAGCGCTGGTGGAGCAACCCCATGGCAAACAAAGCTTGATCCTCGATGCCGAGGCGGGTCGGAAGGTCTGTGGGCAGGCGGTCGACGATCTCCTGCCGTTTGTGATCCGCCCATCCCTTTCCCTGTCGGACGAGCTTGTTGACGTGCTTCTCGGAACGGAGCAGTAACCGGGCCAGCGCACGGGCCGGGTTCTGCATCGTTGCGGACGAGAACTGAGCAGCCAGGGCCATCGGGGGGTTCCTCCCACCGATGGCGAGGCTCTGGAGTTCGGACAGGACGGACAACAACCGCCCACACTGGTACGCCACACTCGGGTGGTCCTTGTTCAATCCTGCTTCACACATGGTGTTCCCTCTCCTGTTGATGAAGGTTTTGAGGATTCCCGGCAATGCCGGAGCGATCCCCATGTTGGTTGACGGTTTGATGGACAGGTGCAACTGTGACCGGAACTGCACCAGGGCCTTTTTGACAATGCTCATTGGGACCGACTGGCCCCGCAGGGCTACCTGAACGAGCATCTCACGCTCCAGTTCGGAAGCTTTGCCCCTTGGGCCGTTGACAGCGGAAAGGATCTGCCAGAGTGCAGAAAGGCGGGCGATCCCCGTGTCATTGCGGTTGTTGCTGATGGTCATATCCTGATACCATCGATAGATGTTCTTGAACAGGACGGACAGGGGTCCAGTCTCCCAGTGCCGGACAGCCAACCGGGGACCGTTGCTAGAAACGATGCCCAAGGTGCAGTCCATGTCTAGGACACCTCCCGGTCCGGTGCCCGTGTCCAGGTATTCCTTCACCTTCCGGGTGGCACCCCGGAGTTCCCCATCCGTCAATCCCGAGTTCAAGAGGTCGGACATAACGTCGGACAGGATCTGGGTCCACTCGCCCCCTTCAAGAACCGGCCCTTGGCCCGCCAGCAGTCCAGCCTTCCCCGTAAGGGTTTCTCCCCTGGAACAAGCCCACACAAGGATTCGAAGATCCCCAAAGGCCGTCCCGGCGTTTTGGGCGGCATGAACCAGAGCCTGGGTCATTGTGCTCGCCGTCTGGTCTGACATCGGAGCAACGAGGCCAGACTCCTGGCCATAGTGGTGACTGGAGGTCTGCTTGGCGGCAACCAGCTTCGTCTTCGTTGTGCCGAAGGCAATGCCGTCAGGATGGATGCGGCAGGGGTTCGTGATCTCGTCCCCGGTGACGACGCAGCGGAACGTCTTATCGCTGGTCTTCTTCTTTTTGTCCGCTCCTGAAAGGTAGGTCGCCCACCACTCCCGCCATTCCTTCTTGTCCTGGAACGGGATGCCGAGTTTCTTCCCCTCGGTCTGGAAGATCACAGCCCGCTTGAGGTCTGCCTCCATCTTCGTCAGAGCCTGAACCACAAGGGCGACCTGCTCGTCGTCCTCCAGGAAGGTCTGGATGGGGGTCAGGTACTTCCGAGTGCAGGGAACCTCCTTGATGACCGTTCTGATCTGCTCCAGGAAGAGGCCCCTCTTCACCTCGTTCTTGGTGTTGTCGTGCGGTTCGGCCACGAGGAGAGGGAACACCTGGGGGACATACCCGATGAAGAAGTGAGTCTTGGGGGGCGTGGCCCTGAGCAAATTGGAGGGCACCCGAGGTGTCAGGATCGGGGAGGCCGTCTTGGTGTCCCTGAGGTGACAGTCCTGGTACTTCCCGTCCGGGGTCAGGCACACTACGGTTTCCACGACGGTCAGGTACTCGTACCCCACCGGAGCCTGCTGGGGCATATAGTGTGCGGCATAGTTGAGGAGGCTCTGTCCGATACCACTCATGCTGCACCCCCTGGCCGGAACACGGCGGCACTATCAGTGAACTCCGGGTAGGCCACGGCCCCATCCTTGATCTGTGCGTGGAACACGCTGACCGAAGGATCTCCATCGGGCACCAGCAGATTGAAGGTGTCGTAGACCATCACCCCCACGTCCACCTGAAGGTCTGCGAGTCCCTGTGATGGATCATGCTCATCCACCGGGACAAGCTGGAAGTTGGCCATAAACTCCTTGCAACCTAAGAAGGGCTGGTGGAAACATTGGCCCCTCTCCGCCCGACGACGGAATTGGGCGTCGATGGCGTTGGTGTTCCCATCAGGATTCCGGCAGACCGCCCGTGCGAAGATGCGGTACCGGGGGTCCAGGAGAGTCCTGGTGTGCTTTTGGGTCCGGTGCTTCTGGGTTGTAAGATCAACCTGAAGAGTGCGGCGGGTGACCTTGTCTTTCATCTCGTTCCGCATGATCCCCATGTACCGGATCGGGTTCACAACCTCTACCCCGACGATCTGCCAGTAGAAGTTGGCGGACCTTTTCCAGTAGATAGCGTCGAAGATCCCCCGACAGGCTGAGTGGGTTGGGATGGGGTAGGTGGTCCGCTCCGTCACCTCTGGGCGGGAGAAGCAGGCATTGTCCCCCCACACTTCCAACCCGTGCAGCATACCTTTTTTCATCTGTCCCTCCGTCTGTTTATCCAGCCGAGTTTCTTCGGCGGCACTTCTTACTACTCAATGAAGTCGCAAAAGGAACCCCTGTCCGCAGACTTTTTCATTGCACCAGCCCAAGTTCCGGGTGGTAGGCTCTTGGGTCAGTGCAGATGTACCAGCCCGTTTCGGTGATGGAGCCGTCCTTCCTTTTCAGCGTGACGGGGTCAAGGCTGAGCCAGAGGGGGTGATCCTTCTTCAGTGACAGAACAGAGACCGATAGCAGGGCCGCTCGGTTCATCCACATCCGGAAGCTTTTCCGGGTGGGCCGCTCCTTGTTGAGTTTCCTGTACTGCTCCCCACACCCTCCTTCCAGGTAGGGAACGACGACCTGGACCCCTTTGTCGGGAATGACCCGGTAGCGTCGACTGACCTTCTCGAAGGAACCCTCCTGGTACGCCTCGATGATCTTTTTGGTGGCCGGGTGATCTAGCCCTGCTTCCCGATAGAGGGCCTCATAGTACTGGGTCAAGATTTCCGGGTTCGTCGGGTCGAGACGTTGTCCGTAGCGCCGGAGGAACCGCTCCGTGATCCGGGCAGCAGCCTGGAACCACTCGTCATGCGGGAACATGTCCTTGTATTCAACGTCCGGGCGGAAAACGAAGATGTCCCCTAGTACCCGCAAGCCCTCCCGGTTTACCCGCCCAGCGGTTTGTGCCGTCCCATCCAACGGTCCCATGGCCGGGAAGCCCCTGTTGAAGTCGAAGTCCGTCCCTGAGTTCACACAAGGAGTAGCTGCCAGAACGAAGTAGTCCCCAACGGTCTTCAACCGACGAACCACCTCTTTGAGTAGCCCCTTCCGGTGGGCTGGACACAGGTTGGAAGTCAAATAGATAGCTCGATCCGCCCCCCACCGTGTCTGTATTTCCCTCCAGGCCGCTTCCGCATGGTCCTTCCTGTTGAGAAGCACGAGGTTTGACATCCTTTCCGAACACACCCGGTCAGCCAACTGCGCCCAGGTCCACCTCTCGTCGTCGTTGTGCGGCCAGTGAAACTTGTTGCGGACCATCGCCTTGGCCGAGGCTACGGGGGCGGAGGCAATCTCCTCGTAGGGCTGGAGCGGTTCCCCCACGAGTGTTTCTACCTGAGGCAGGATGCTCTGGAAGGCAGGCTGGGTGGCCGTGGCAGACACCACCGTGACCTGATACTGACGGCTGAGTCGGTCGAGCATTGCTATTGTGGGGAGCATAAGGTGGCTGGGCAAAGACTGGCCCTCATCAAAAATGATCACGCAGTCCTGGATGTTGTGGAGTTTCCGGCATCTCCCTGGCCGATTGGAAAACAAGGACTCCAATAGTTGAACGTTCGTGGTGAGGATGATTGGTGCATCCCAGTTTTCAGTGAGCCCTCGTCGGTCAATCTCATTTGATCTACCATCCTGTTGGAGATCCTCCTCTTCGACCCACTGCGTGGCGTCCGTGTGATGCTCCAACACAAAGTGGGGACCGAAGGCCCGGTCCTTGAAAAGCTCCTTCAGGGTTTTCGCCGTCTGTTGAATGATGCTTTTGTAGGGTACAGCGATGATCACCCGTTTAAGTTGGTGGGCCTGACAGTGCGCCAGGGCGAACGAGACCAGCGCTAGAGTTTTGCCTACACCGGTGGGGGCTGTACAGGTCAAAATGCGTCCTGGAGGCCCCTGGGCGGCTCTGAGGCAGTCCTGTCGTAGACGGTCCCGTTCCTGTTGCACCACAGGGGAAGCACCATCGCTGCGTTTGCTCTTGGCACTGAGGCCGTCGATGTATTTGTTCAAAACGTCAAGGGCGAGACCGGCGTCCAACGGGGGGTTGGGACAGGTGCGCCCTGGTTTGAAGTGCTCGGCGGTGTCCAGGAAGTCGGCGTCAACGAGCGCAGAAAAGGCCATTCGGACATCCAAGCCCTTGGCAATGGACAACTGCCAGCCTTTCACCAGTTCAGAAAAAGAAAAGAAGGTCTCATCATCATTTATATTGATTTCAGGAAGCTCGATGCCATCCTCACGTAGGGGAACCAACAAGTCTTTCGCTGGCCCCGGATAGACATGGAAGACACCGGGGTTAGGATGAGTCCCGCTACCCATCGGCTGTGCAGAGGGGCGTAGGACACACCCCAAATAGACGCGTGAGAAATCCGGCAGACCCCTATGGTGTCCGGCGATCAACAGGGAAGCGAGGAGGGATCCTCGGTCGTAAGCAACCCAGGCTCCAGGTGAGGAATGATCCAGCACCCCTCGGGCTACCCCGTTCAGTACATCAGGGAACAGGGGACTGTATTTGCCGATGTCATGCCCCCGGCTGGCGAAAGAAACCTCTCTGACGTGCTGGGGTGGGAAGTGGGTGCCCAGGAAACGGAGAGTCAGCGCTTCAACCCCCAACAGATGTTCCACCATCGTTTGGACCTTGCCGGTTACTTTGCTGGCGCTGTGGGCTATTCGGTTCCAGTTGGGCATCTGTCCCCCCCTATACACACAGCTACTCGGGGAAGACCGGCGATGATCAATTGGGGGACTGGGATCTCGTCAGATGTGTCGAGTTAGTCCGTGGTGGGTACTGGCGGCAGGACCGGAAGGTGGACAACATAGACGTCCAGATGGGTCACGACGATGTAGGAGGGATCCTTCCTCGCCCTGTCCAAATCCTTCATCAGGGCCTCCAACTCGTCAGCGTCGGCTCCCTCCGCAGTAACCAGGGGGACCATCCCCTCCTGCTGTTCTACAGTCTGTAGGGTGACGTCGAAGTTGGTGACCACGATGTAGTCAGGATCCTGCGAGGCTTTGGCGACCTCGTCCCGGAACGCCTGAACCTGTTCCGGCGTGTGGTCTGTTGCTGTGAGAATGTGAATATCCGGCATGGTCTTCCTCCTGTGTTTCTCTACCGTACCGAGCAAAAGGGATCATCTCGGAACCTCTCTGAGTAGACAGTGTGTACCGACCGGCTAGAACAGCGGTCTGATAAACCGAAGATGTAGGTAGCCAGTCCTACTACAAGGTCGTAGCTCGTGTTCGAGCGTGGCTCTGATAAAGCCAAGGTGTGGTTCAATTCCACCGACTGAGTGGTAGTTTAATAAGCTGGTCGGTACACACGACGGAGGTTCTCAATGACCGACAAATCGACCGTAACCGGACGTCTACTGGTTTTCAGGGAAAAGCACGGGGACCTGTACTATGATGCCACTACGGACGAGATGGCTCAGGCTGCAATGATCCAGGTGGTGAACAGGCGGTTCGCTGATGGACACTGGTACCGTTCCTTAAAACCTGCTGGAATGTAACAGGCATCAAGTTTGAAGCTGTGCCGCTGCCAAATGACTCTGATCCAACGGTAGTAAGCCTCTGGCCCAACGGTAAGGGCTCGAATGACGGTTGCTCCTTCCGCCCGAATCCCAAGGAACTGGTCCGTTTAACACGGAATCGCTCTCTTAGCACTCGTTTTACACCTCTTGGATGATCGCCAGCTTTGATGTGTTCGTCTTCAGAACGTCTGAGCACACCAGAACTTCCCACCCAATCAGCGTGAGCCTTCCTACCGCACGAGCGGCAATGGAACCTTATTGAACTTCGGTTGCCTCGATGAATGTAACCGCAGGAGGGGCACTCCTGCGACGTATAAGCCGGGTTCACCTTCTCTGTTGGGGCTTTTCTCTCCAAGTTGGTCTGTAACGCCCTGTAAGCAAACCGCTTTTGGCCTCGGCAACCTCGAAGGTCGAGATCCTCGACCACGAACACTGTCTCAGGATGGCGGACGATAAGGGTGTTTACTACACGACCCGTTTCTGTCTTGATCAACCCACTCAGCTTGCTTTCAAGGTGATCCAACTTTGGGCTGTTGTCCTTCAGGTCCTGTCGTTGGCGGTTTGCTCGGAGATTTCTGACACGAGCGTAGAGCTTGTCGAACTTAGGTTTGACGTGTTCACCATAGGTCACGCCATCTGAAGTAGCTGCAAGCACGTTCAAGCCCACATCCACACCCAACTTAGGCCAATCTTCCTGTGCTTCAGGAATGGTCCACTCAGCCTTGCTAACTGCCTCAAAGCGCCAGAACCCCTTCTTGGTTTTACGGGCTGATATCCCCTTGTTAACCTGATCAGCCTGCTGGATGTAAGGATTCCCAACAAGAGGCAACCAGACGGATTTCCGAGCTTCCAACGAGGACACCCTCAGCCAAAAACCCCCCAAAGGAGCTTTAGTTGTGTCTTCCAATCGAGCCGTCATTTCTGACAACCTCATGGGTAGGTTGTCCCTTACGATAGGCTTGTTGCCTCCGTAGGTGTCCAACAGGGTGTGATAAGCATCGAGATGGTCTTGGGTGATGAACTCCCATGGCTTGCTGATGGACTTCAACCCGATGACACAGAGTGCTTTGGCGTCCTGATCGGTGAGGGTACCGTCATGCTTGAGATTGGTGATAGTCGGCTTTAATTTACGAGCGTAAGTAGCTTTGGCCCAAGCACTTACGATTTGAATTGCATGGTCTCGTGCGATCTTTTCGATTTGAGACGTAAGATCAGTAGCCCGTGGGAAGAACGTTTGTTTGGCGGCTTTCGGGAGGTTGAGGGTTTGCTGGTTGAGCATCGTCTGTACGCAGATACGGACGTACTTGACATATGCTTTGTGCAGGGCTTCCAACTTATCGATCTTAGATCGGTTGGTGTCCTTGTGAAGTCGGAAGATGCGACACTTCATTTACTGACCTCTGCTTCTTGTTTCAAGCAGGAATAGTTAGATTTTAGCAACTAAATTGGGTACTGTCAAGGACCCCGACCCAGGGCCAGAGCCTTCGAGCCTTTCCGAGGAGACCCGTTCCGACCTCCAAACACGTTCTCTGGAATTCGCTGTGGACGCCCAGCACAACCCCTACCTAAGAGCACTGCAAAATGACAGGCAGTCCCTCAAGATTTGGGAGACCAGAAGGAAACATTTTGAACTGGCGCAGAAGGCGTCAGAAGGGGACGCTGAGGCTGCTCTGGAGTTGCTCACTACTCGTGGAAGTTACGAGTACGAGGGTTGGGACTATGAGCATGTCCAGTGCGCTGTTCCCTTTCCCTCTGAACCACTCGATGTGGCGCTAACAATAGTGGTGGAAGCTATAAGGTCAGCGGAAAAGCGGGCAATTCGGGCAAAGGCCACAGCAGACAGGGTACAGGAAAAGGATCGACAGGAAAAGGCCCTGAACAGGGCCTTACAAGCAGACAACAAAGCCAAAGTGCTCCGAGGGATCCTGCGGGACATTTGTAGGGCCACGGCTCACGCTCTTCCGGAAAACGAAAAGGACTAGGTGATGGGAAAAACAGGGGACCGGAAAAAGGGGCCAAACCTTCAAAACATCCCTATCAGGACACCTGAGGGAAGGCGTATTCGTGATGCGTTCCGCCGTCCCCTTCCTCATGTGGACTATGCCACTCTTGAACGGCACCTCCTTGAAAGAGGGGTTGTGCCTTCTGACTTTCAGGGATCATCTCCCCGACCCACAGAGTAGACAAGGGTGAGGGGCAAATGACCCCGAAAAAGGAGCACCCAATGGATTTCGACAAGTACATCAACCACAAGCCTTTTCTGACACTCCGACGCAGCCCCAGCATCTTCCGTGCTTACCAGGATGAGTCTTTTCGGCTCAAGACCTTGTTCAAGCAGGACGCCCTGAGGGATGTCGGACTGACGGGACACCCCAAGGCAGACAGAGCGTTTGACGTCGCCTGGGGTGAGGGGCACGCCTTTGGGTTCGACACAGTTCACGGTTGGCTCCGCACCCTGGCGGATCTGCTCCTGGATTAATCCAGGGATCATCTGGGCAACCTGCAGAGTAGTTAAGGTGAGGGGCACTGACGCCCACCAGGAGGATTGACGATGGCCGGGACAATTGTTGAGAGTGTGACCCTGAATTTCACAGATTTGACGGGGGCTAAGACCGGCTGTGTGACCCTCGGCAGTAACAAATTCTGGAAGGGGTGGGTGGAGGATCTCGGAGGGGGGATGGCGAACTTCGAGTGTCGATGGGGTCCGACTGGCAAAGCCGGATCTGACAAGGGCAGCAAACGGGGCATCAGCTTGGGGCAGGCACAGTCGCTGCTTTCCAAAAAGGTGCAGGGGAAGGAACGTAAAGGGTACACCCGGCTGGAAACTCGTTCTGATCAAGAGGAGATGAATAAAGCCGCTGCCAATGGGACGGCTGTGCCCGTCGCTTTAACACCCGCCCCCGTAACTTCTTCCCTTAACCCCGAAGTCGGGCAACTTCTGAGCGTCATCTACAACGAGACGAGTCGGGTAGTTCGGGCTGGTCTTTCCGCTCAGGCCGGGGCAACGGCGGACAACCCCATCGGTAATTTATCAGATAGGCAATTAGACATCGGAGGCTCCATCCTCGATGAGATCGAGACCACCTTAGAACAGGAGTTCGGGCGGGAGAGTTCCCGAAACCGGGAACAGACGCTGCCCCTCGTAAAGGGTGTGCCCCGAGATGGGGTCATTGACCTGACCAACCGTTTCATGTCCAATGTTCCGAGAGAGATCAGACGTGATCAGCGGGGGCAGGACAACCTGCATCTAGTGGTGCTCTCCAGCTATGCTCGGTTGCAGGAACAGCGCAAATTCCTCCAGCTTCTTCGGGATGCCCACCTGACCAAGGAGGTGTTTCAAGCTGCAGCACACACGTCCAGCACAGCGGGCAAAGAACAGATATGGTACGATGGCCTCGGCTGCTCCATTGAAATTTGTGAACCAAGCACCCAGGACTTCCGCAAAGTCGTGGAGATCTTCAACACGGCACAGTCACAGCGGAATCAAAACTGGTGGCGAGGAGGCCGTTCGGTGTTGCGGGTTGCCAGGGTGTTCAAGTTCACACGCAACGGTACAGACAGCCGCTTTAGTACCTATGCCACTCAAACCGCCAAAAAGCCGGGGGCAACAGGACGGATCATGGCGTGGCATGGCACACGCACCGAAAACTTGTTGGGTATCAGCAAGCAGGGACTCCTGATGCCTGAGAATCTTCCTCGGGGTGTCCACAAGGCGGGAGCAGCCTTCGGACGAGGCATTTACCACGCCCCCGCTTGGAACGCCACAGGACACAAGCTCGTCGGGGGTTCGCCTACGGATGGTACGAATGGGGCACTTAAGTCGATGAACTACACCAGCGCTAGAGGAGCCTACTACGGGTCAGGCAACGCCTCTCGCAATGCTTTCATGTACCTTCAGGAAGTTGCCCTCGGGTTAGCGGACATACGGGGCTCGGCTTGCTGGGACAGGCATCGCCCGGCAGGGTGGCCGACTAAGGACTTCATCTTTGCCTGCGGGAAACAAAGTCAGGGGGGCTTTGTGCATGACGAGTTGGTTACCTTCAACCAGGATGCTCAGGTGTTCCGCTATTTGGTGGAAATTGCGGTGGTTTGAAAGGTCTGGATCCGTTTTGCCCAAGCCAGGAAGTCAGCTAATTCATCGGTGTTCTTTGCCCGATTGCACCTGATGCAGGCAGGCACACAGTTATCTGCGGCATAGCCCAAAACATTGTCGACTCGGTCTATCCCTGTGTAAACATGTTTTCTGTACCGAGATGCAGGGGGTGTTCCACAGTACCCACAGTTGGACTGAATCAGGGCTGCAAAAGGAGTGAGATCAAGACTAAAGGAGATGCCTCGTCGAGTAGCGTCTCCTTGATATTTCCGGTAAATTTGTTTGTCTTTGGGGGTGACCACTACACGGGCCAGACCTGAGGCAGAGATGGGTGGTATTGGGTCATGTAGTAACATCACCCAGTTCAGAAAGTCTTCTCTAGTTGCCTCTCTCTTGGCTCTATTGCACTTCCAGCAGCAGGGCACCACGTTTGAGGGTGTGTAACCCTCGGTGTTGTCCACCCGATCCAATCCATTGTAGATGCAGTTTCCTCTGGGGTGTTTGTAAATCATTGTCGGGGGCGCACCACAGTAGTAGCAGTTTTGTTTGAAAAGAGGCAGTGTGTCGTTTCGGATCAAGGTAAAGGACAACCCTCTTAGCTGTGCGTTTTTTCGATTCCTCAGAAAAACAGCATTCTGCGCCGCCTGTCCCCAAGGCAGGGGCGAACCTCGTAGGCACCCACAGCTTTGCACGGAACCTGCTCTCAAACGGACATAGGGGACGATTTTTGTTCCTCCGCAAGAGCAGTTGCAAAGATGCTCCCCCTTCCCAGCCTGTGCAACTACTGTCAACCGTCCGAAATGATCTCCCTTGCATATGGGTCGGGCAGTACCATAATGAGACCCCCGTAGGCAGCCACAGCTTTTTACTCGCCCTTTGGTGAGGTCGGTTCTGTCTACGATGTGCTCGTTTCCGCAGTCGCATCGACAGATGTAGTGGGGCAACTTCCGACCCTGTTTCATTTTTCGGGTTAGGGCCAGGACTGTTAACCGATGGAATTTTTGTCCTATGAGATCGGGGGAACGAAGACAGCCGCAACTACGTGTTACGCCTTGCTGAAGGCTGCCTCTGGCAACGGTAACTTCTTTCCCGCAGTCACATAGACAGCGATATTTGGTTTGCCCTTCGGGAATCCTCTCCAGGGCCAAGAGTTTACCAAAACGTTGCCCCACTAACGAGTGTCTTTGTGGTTTGTTTTTGGCCATTGTTAAGCCTCCCCGGACTGGTTTACAGCTTCCGTCCTTTATAGGCCTTTCACCGGGATCATCTGGGGACGCTTCAGAGTAGACAGAGTGGAGAGTTACCGTTTTGCAGGGTGGGAGCACGAGCATGCCTGAAAAACCAAACTTCTGGACTGGTTTTTACCAAACAGCAGAGGCACACCCTCGGGTACTTGGCTACGTCTGGGCAGCAGACAGCGAGGAAGCGTTCGATGTTCTCGCTACCTTGTACAGGGACACTCTAGAACAGCCTCAGGTGATCAGCTTTTATGTCTGTCAGTTGTATAAGAAAGCCAGCAAACGGACAGGTTGGGGGAAGTGGGTACGTCGCCATTGGGGCGGTTGTTCGATCCGAGAGCTTGCTGACGTCATTGACAGAGGTGCCCCGCAGCGGTGTTGCCAATGCTCCCAATTGCTGGCTCCCAGTTGTGTTCTTGAGTCCTGTGATCTTTGCGGACGAACCCCCCTGTGTCATTTTTGTTTAGAGGATCATGTGGCGGGTCTCTGCGTGGATCCACAGTGGGAGATCCGGGATGGCTATATGGTCAAAGTCGAAACGGGATCATCTGACTCGGCCACGGAGTAGACCTTGTAACGGGACAAATGACCCGAAGGGAAGGAGTACCCGATGAATACCCAGACCCGTATCCATTTCAAGTTCGATGCCAAGCTCCCCTTCATCAAGGCGCTCAGGGGGGCCACACAGATGGGTCTCAAGGAGACCAAGGAAGCCTCCGAGCGGGGTTGGGTCGACGTGGACCCGGACAAGGCCACCGAGGTGGCTCGGGCGTTGCAGGCTTGGAGCACGTTTGTGTCCTACGACCCGCCTCTGGAAATGAGGCACGCCCTAATGCGCCTGGAGACTGTCAGCGCACGCCTCGGTACCCGGCTGGTCAACACCCTCGCCCTCGGGTTGGAGTGTATTGACGCCGCCCTGGGAAGCGTCAAGTGAGGGCTCCCCAGACCATCGGAGAGTGTCAGTCCCTGATCAAGACCTGTGAAGAGCAGATTGCGCTGCTGCAAAGGGAACAGGCCGAAGCTGACGCTAAGGCCAAGGCTGACGCTAAGGCTGACGCCGACAAAGCCCCTGTTTGGGCCACCCAGCGGCAGGAAAACATCGAAAGGTGGAACAATCTCTTCCAGCAGCTCAAGGGTAAGCCCTGTTGTGTGAGTAGGAATCACAACATGGAGATCGACCCCGCAGACATCACCCCTCCGTGGTACGGGGGGGAGGTCGATCAAGACGCTTACGCTGAGGGGGAGATAGGCTGGCCTGAGTCTGAGTGTGCCGATGGGACTCTCATAGAGTGTCAGATCACCCCTGTGGACTATGAAACGCTGTGCCAGGAATATCCCTGTGCCAGCTTGGATGTGCTGAGGCACGTCAACGTCGGGGTTGTCTGCAAGGTGCGCCTGTCCGATGGTTCCATTTGGCAAATGACAGAGACCACAGGCCCCCACTTCTTCAGTCCTTGGCCTGAGGGTTACCCAGAACGGACAGGGTACGGTTTGCTGTTGGGATGGCAAATCCCGACTGACCACGGTCCTGGCACCCCTGAAAGTGTGGATTTTGACACTGTCTGGTGTGTGGACGACCCGGAAATGCCCCCGGAGTGGGACACACTGGAAATGAAGGGGACGGGATGAACGACACCGTACACCGCATCGTGATGATAGCTTTCGAGGTGGGTTTCTTCGTGTTCCTGTTCCTTTACATTAGGAGCTACCGGAACGAGGCCATCCTGCATCGGATGGTGAAGCACCTGGAGTATAGGCTAGAGGCCATCAGCCACCCGGAAACGAACACGTACTGCCTCTACTGCGGAGTCAATCGGTTCAAGCAGCCTTGCAATAGCGAGGTCGATCACACGAAGCCGCCCTCGGAAGAGGGCTGTTACTGTCACATTTGTGGAGCAGCACCAGGAAAGCCCTGCGATGCTGGTCTCCACTCATAGAGGAGGACGAGATGAGGAAGATCTTGGTGATCCTGTGTCTGCTGGCGTTCGGGCTGGCTGTGGGTGGCTGCGGCTACATGGTGGGCGAGGATGACGCCGTCAAGGCGGCGACCTCCTCGGGGATGTCTGACGTGACTGTACTCAGCACACACCAGCTCTCCCCGCACTGGTTCGGAGGCTGCTCCGGGTCGGACGACGCCGCCTTTAAGATGGCGGGTATGAACGTTGCGGGCGAGAAGGTCAATTTCACCGTTTGCTGCGGAGCGGTGGCCAAGGGCTGCACCGTCCGCTTCTAGGAGGAACGTCATGGGAACTGCGCTGATCATTGCTGGCCTCAGCATCGTGTTTATCGGTTTCGTTTTCGCTGTCCTGAACTTCAAGAAGAACTTCCGCATCGACCGGGACATGAGCAGCGCCGACGTGCTGAAGGGCTTCGGCAAGCACCTCACCGCAATGCTGATCGTGGTAAGCGGGTTCATCCTCGCCGCCATCGGCGTTGTGCTCTCGGTCGCCCACCACTTTGGAGGATAACCCATGCTGGAATCAAGCCTCCCCCTGTGTCCCTGCGGGCACTTCAACTACCGATCCGGGGGTGCCCACATCGGCCCAGATCGATCCTCCCAGTGGTTTTTCTGCGAGGAGTGCGGGCGTCCGGTGCTGACCATCGCAGATGCGGGGGTTGTCCATTTGCTCACAGCGTCCCTTACCCCGAAGCTCCCCCTGTCCGAGTTCCCTCAGGAGGGGCTTGACTGGGCGAACACGATCCTCAACGTCCACATCGCTGACCGGAACGACCGTTACAGCACGGCTGCGAAGCACTGGGCGAAGACCTTCGCCTGGGACGCCGTCTGCGACGAGCAGGGCTTCCCGCACGGGACTACTGTGGGGTGGGAGGCCCTCCCCGAGGAGGAGCGGACGGCGGGCCATAACGGGGTCAACTTCCTGCAGGATGTGTCCGAGACGAAGATCCCCGAGACCACGGACCAAGAGCTGGTGGACAAGTTCCGGGACCGCTGGCGTGACCTGGAGAGGGCGTGCCCCTTCTCCCCAGGCACCCGCCTGCCGCCTCATGTGCCCGAGTGTCTCAGCGTGCGGGTCGGGTTCTATGTCAGCGGCCTCGGTGAGAACGTCGCCTGGAGTCCTCTCGTCAGCCACACTGAGACCAAGGACATCCCCATCCCCGAAGACCCTCGGCGGCGCAAGAACCTGGAGTTCTGGAAGGGCGTCTTCGATGAGTTGCGGGGTAAAGGCTACGCCTTCAGCGAGCCGGAAGAAACGCAGAACTGCTACTGGAAGGATTCGAACAAAACGGAGCCTTGGTTCACCTTCACCCACGGCAAAACCGGATATCTCCTCGGCCCCCGTAAGCGGGTCTATTCCATTCACATGAGGAAGGGTACCCGCTTCCCCCTGAAACGGCAGACGGCGGTCTTCGGGAAGCTCGGGAAACGTGACAAGGTCACCTACGAGGTCGGGAATGACGATGCCCTGATCCACGCCTGGGGGCGGGACAAGCTCATCGAATACCTGACGGCTGCGATGGAGGCGTAATGAGTCAGACCATTTCTATCGACCGGATCCAGGTGTTGCACTTCGCTGACGGGGTAGATCGGGTGGAAATCCTCACGGACAAACCCTACCGTTCCTTAAAACCTGCTAGAATGTAACAGGCATCAAGTTTGAAGCTGTGCCGAATCTTGGTGACCCAAGTACCTCGGTAGTAAACTTCCGGCCCAACGGTAAGGGCTCGGATGACGGTTGCTCCTTCCGTCCGAATCCCAAGGAACTGGTCCGTCGAAGACGGAATCGCTCTCTCAGCACTCGTTTTACGCCTCGTGGGTGATCGTTAGTACCAATGTGTTCACCCCCAGAACATCTGGGCACACCAGAACCTCCTACCCAATCAGCATAAGCCTTCCTGCCATAACAGCCTCCTGTTTCAAGCAGGAACAATTAGACTTTAGTAAGTTTGAGGGGTACTGTCAAGTACCCCTTCTTTGAGGACGACGGAGACTTGTCGTTAACCCTCAGTTTCACAATCCCAAGGAAAGACACGGCGAGGTACCTCAAGGAACACCTGGGGGTCACCCGCTACCAGGAGTTCAGACGACGGGGAAGTCGCACCAAGGCGACTAGTGGGATCATCTGGGGGACCGTCCGAGTAGTTAATGGTGTACATGAGGACGCTAATGGATACCCGAAGGGCCAGGAGACAAAATGATACCCTGTAGTGCTCGCTGCCCAAACAAAATAGTGGATGGCCGCTGCATTAACGAAATCACAGTAGCCCCTGCTTCCTACACAGACGAGGAATGGGCTGAATGCATGGAGGACATGGGGTATGAACCGGATAAGATCCCATCTCGCAAAGACATGGTGGTAGCGGGGTATTTCGACATCTTTATGGAAACCCGTTTCTTCCGAGTCCCACGAGGCACACACATCTACATCTGGGATGTGGAAGGTCTCGTAGCACAAGGGGACAGCGAAAGCTCGACCATCGTGCGAACCAGAGGGGCCGTTAATGGACGTCTCCCTTGGCTTGAGAAGGAGCATTCCTCCTGGGTGCTCCTGTGGAAAGGTGCCGATGGTCGCCTTCGGGGGGCATCCCGTGCAACGTGCATCCCCCTAGAAGACAGGTGACGGCAGTATAACTGTCACAACCTGACAGCCCCGTCCGTCCTGTCAGGCAGGAGGAAACATGAAGACACCAAGCATCGCAATGAGCCCTTTCGTGGACCGGCAACGGGATCCCAACAGCGGACTCACCCACTGGGAGATCACGGACGAGGAACTGCTCAAACGGGTCCAGGAGAACTTCGACCTCCAGCGCCCTGGCTACCGGGACGGCGTCGTCTTGGTGCCCGTCTCACCCGATGGTTTCAAAGCAGGGATCCGTGTGCTCCAGGAGGGGGACAAGCTCCGGGGGTCCTACAAGGCCCGGAGGGACGGCGAGACGCCCCGCATGTCCGTTGGGTACGAGTGCCCCACGCCCATCTCGGAGGCCAAGGTGACGCCCCGGTCGGTGGACGTCGTGCTCTACCATCGGGATGTCCTGGCCGAGGACGAAACCTACGTCGAGACCGAGTGGAACGTCATCTGTGTGCTGGGGAAGTTCTGTTCTGCGGAGGATGAGGAGCCGATGATCCCTCAAACCCTGATGGCCAACCACTTCGGGGATGACGGTGGCTCGGCCACGGGGATGTCGCCGGAGGCTTTCGAGGCCGCTCTGAAGGCCTCCTACTACTACTGGCGGGACAAGGTGATGCTGGGCTAGATTTCAATCCACGCATCCATTTCTAAAGGACACGACCTACTTTAAGGGGTCTCGGTGACCACCTCGGAGCCGATTTTTGTAGCGTCCCGTTCCCGGAGGGCCTTGAGTTCTTTGAGCCACTCAGCCAATTGCTGGTGCTCCACCGCACAGGTGCAGTCGGGGCCATCCTTGTGCTTCTGGCGGGCTGTGTCCTCAGCGTGCTCTATTGCCTCATCCAGTGTCATTCAGGTGCTCCTTCGATGTCCTCAAACAGGACAGGGGTCCGTGTTCGTAGCTCCTTCAACAGGGGGATCGTCACCTCCCGCATCTGCGGGTGGGCAGCGTGGGCTGTCCGTTGTTTCCTTATGAGACGCCATTCCCTGATGTTTGCCGTGACAAAGATCTCGGTCTTGGTGGAGTTGGGTAGAACGCTCCGGGCCTGCTGTGGTGTCCACTGTGCTCCCCGAAGGGCCTGGTAGTGACCTTCAGCCTGGAGCATAGCGTTCAGCCACATTCTGACAGGGTCCTCGGGCATCAACCAGACGTCCTGATAGAAAGCTTCGCCTTCCTTCGTCTGCCAGACCCGGCGGTAGTTGTCCTGTTCCCAATGTAACCAGTAGCCACCCTCGTACTCGGAACCGAACCAAGATGGGATGATGAACTGGCAGTGGCCGTCCGACTTCATTCCTGTGTAATCCACGTAACGGCTGCTTTCCTGGGAGAAGGACGCAAGCCTGTGTCGAACCAACTCGTGCGAGATCCCCCGATCAACCACGAACCGCACGGTGAACCCAGCGTGCTCCAGGATGGATTCGTGACCTTGCCTGAGGCGCTTCCGCACGAAGGCCTTCGGGTTGCCCCTCGGCTCGCTCTTGTAGCAGATACGCCCGGCACGCTCGATGAGACGCAGTGCATCATCACCGAACAGTCCCTCTTCGATGTGGAAGCTGGGTTTCAACAGGATCATGAGGTCTTCCTTTTGAAGGTGTAGACCCAGACCCAGGGGTTGTCCTTCCAACGGAAATCAGGTTTGGCGAGGCTGTCCCAAAGGGCTGCGAAGGCAGTTTGGGCTGAGTAGAAATCAGCGTCAACACCCGGAGCGTGAAATAACCATTTGCCGGGGCGCACGTCCTGCATCTCGATCCCTTCCGCAATGCAGTCGTCCTCGCTAATGTCCTGCAACCGTTCGACACTCACGTTGGTGATGCGGAGCCAGGTGCGGGCATATGCCGCCGACAAGCCCTTTCCAGATACAGGAACCCAACCATTGCCCTTTGGCTGGTAGAACCGAATAGAGCTTCCTGTCACATTACTCCAAAAGGGCTCCTGAAGGTAGACACTGTCACCAGTAAGATAACGGGGTTGGATGTTGTGGTGCCACTCCCCGCCGCAACCAGACTCGGTCACAACAAACACAGGTTGATCATCTTCGTTTTGCCCCTGACGAATGACACCCCCTTGGTCGGGTTGCGGTTTCACCACCCTACGGGTTTGGGTCTTGCTGTCATCTCTCAGCTTAGGCAAAAGAACGTCTACGAATCGAATTCCTGTGCTCATTACCTGATCTCCGTTGTGTCCGTAGACCTTTCGGGCATCTGAATAGACAGCACACGCCCATCCTCCAACAGGATGTCTCCGAGCCTCTCCCCGCCGTGCCCACAGCAACTTGCCACGGTGATGATGTTGGCTGCGTTCAGGGCGGCTACAATATCAGCAATACAGATGTCAATCTCCTGCCGACGTCCCCGAAGGGCCATGGGCACCTGATGCTCGTAACTGCCAACAGGGCAACAGCCTCCTGCTCGGATTTTACGGGCCAAACGGTTGGTGGAGCCTGTTCCGTCACTCATCGGCCAACACTCTTCTTCAGCAGCTTGTCACGGAGGAATTTGAACACTTGCCAGACCTGGGGTTGATGCGGTTGCCGTGCGAGTGCCTCGATGTCATCCACATCGGGATAGGTTGTTCGGAGGCGGCGGAGCACCTCCTTGTAGTAGATGTAGACGATGTTCCGGTCACTCACGGACCAGGCAACTGCAGCCTTAGCCTCTATGGGCCATTCCTTTTCGTCAGCGAACCGAGCCATCACCAGCCGGGCAAGCTCCTCCGCTGAAGGTACCTTGCCTTCGTAGATGCCCTCTACCAACGGGGACCAGACTCCATTGTCGTAGTCGGATACGAGATAGTTGACACCCTGAGCCAGCCAGAAAAGCAATTGCTCATCTGGAAACTCCTCCAGGGTCACATCGGCAAGCCCCTTGGGCTTTGTTTGTCTGGCCTTGGCTGTCCTTTCCTTACGCTTGGTTGCACGGCGCTGTGCTGCCTTCCTACGCCGTTTCTCTTTCTCCTGCTCTTTGTTTCCCATAGATGCCCCCCAGCCTTATATCATCTACTCTACCGTCGTGTCCCTGGCACAAGGTGGGATCAAGGTGGGATCATCGTTGTCAGGACCAGAGTAGTACTTGTGAGGGCAAATGATCCCTGCAAGGAGCACCTTGATGACGATCACAAGCAAAAACCTGAAACCCACCAAACGTCAGTACCAGGCCCTCAGGCGTGTCCTTAGCACCTCCCTGGCCAAGCAAAAGACCTACATCGCAACGTGGCGGTCCTTGATCCATCATGGGTGGCTCCAGGACAGTTTCGGCCACACCGAGCTTTCCCCCAGCGGGGAGGAGGCATTCGTTTGTGGGTGCCGGAAGTACGAGAGCGAGGCCGTCCAGGATTCGTGGAAGGAACGACTTCCCCGAGGACCTTGGGAAACAAAGTAGTGGGATCATCTCCTCCGACCTCAGAGTAGTAAGGGTGAGGGGCAAATGACCCCGCAGGGGAGACACCGTGAAGAAACACACCAAGGAACTCTATGAAGTGTGGAAGGAACGGGACCACGAGTGGAAGTTCCGCTCTCCCCACGGTGTTGTGACCATGAGGACCAAAAGGAAAGCCGAGGCTGCTGCCCGTTCCTGGAGACGGGCCAACCGCAAGGTTCCCAAGTCCCTCAAGGATGAGTGCGGTGTGACCAACATCTCCTTGGATAACGCTCGCTACATGCAGGCCCGTTACGGGATACCTGAGACCGTGGTATTCCACACTGATGGTTCGGATTACCGCACGGAAGCGGCGTATCGTGACACAGACATACAGGAGATTGTCCTGATGGTCTACACGGGATTCGGATGGGGCTACAGCGGGGAAGGTCCGCACGGCACTCTCGAATTCCTCAACGACATGTGCAACGTCGACATCAGCATCAGCACCATCGCAGGGTGGGACAACAAGGGGTCCTATCGGACCATAGACATCCTGACCGAGGCATAGGAGAACACACGATGAGCACACACACCGACAGAGAGCAATGGGCTGACGACCACGGATACCGCCGGATGCGTTGCCCGCATTGCGGATGGTATGACTACACCGATGGCGACGCCCCCGAGTGTGGTTGTTTCGACGGGGAAGGTGACGGCGCACGTTGTGCCTTTTGTGACGAAACCCAAGACAACTGCCGGTGCGACCTCGGCTTCATGGTCGAGACCTTCTCCCGCCAGAGCAAAGTGCGGACGGCCCGGAAGGACCATAAGGGTGGGCGCATCAAGGCAGGCGACCGCTACTATGAGGTCGTGACAGGCGGGTACCACAAGGACGGCCCCAGGTGGATGAGCACCCACAAGGTGAAGGTGTCCCAATGAAGGTGCAACTGGGGAGTGGGGAAACCGAGTTCGGCCCCGGTGTGAACATCGAATTTACGGGCGAGGAGGTGGCCACGGCAATAGAGGCGTGGCTGGTTGCTCACGAGGTATGTGTCAGGGGACCGAGGACCATCTCCGTGAACGGGGACCTCTGTCAGACCGGGCGCATCTATGTCGATCCGTCTGGGACCGTGATACACGAGGGCAAGCGCTTTTCCGGACGGGGCAACGACGACATCGAGGAGGGCTGACATGACCCGTTTCCAACGATGGATGCTCCGCAAGATCTTCAAGGAGGAGGTTCGCCAAGGACCGCACGTGGTCAACATCACCGAGTGCCTCAGACTCCTGCGGGACGCTGTTGCCGTAGAGTTCACCGAGGATAACGATGCCACCCTGGACGCCCTCCTCCGTGAGTGCCTGGATAACACCCGGTATTCGCCTGTCCTGCCCAAGGTCGAGGGATCATCTCCCTGACCCGCAGAGTAGTAGGTGTAAGGGACGAATGATCCTGGAGGTCAAGATGGGACAGGCTAAAAAGAACAAGAGAGTATGGGAGGTTCTCCTAGAAGACTACAAGGAGGGCACGTTGGTGTCCCTCGACGGTTTCAGGAGGAAGGCCCAGGAATGCTTGGCCACGCCACACGCCAGGGTGCTCCGAACGTTGACATCCAGGAGTGCAAAGGAGCAGGACAAGGACGCCTGGGGTCGTTCGTTAAAGGGTGGCCCTATCTTTTGTGAGAAGGAACGACCCATCTACCGGGGGAGAACTCCCGAAGGCCACTTCGATTTCCGCACCGGAAGTCGGGTACTGAACCGAGTCATCTACCAGAGAGGGCTGGATTTCCCTCACGTCAAGGCCTTTGGACCGTCTACCCGCTGGGTGGACGTTTCCGGCCAAGAACGCTGGAACCTCCGTTACTTCTGGCTGGACAGTAAGAGAAGGGTGAAGATGTTGATTGTCCCCTCCAAACTCCCCCACTGGTCTGTTGACGTATTCACACGACTGGATGGCAAGGTGGATCCTCCCTGTACTGTGATCTCGTATGGTTCGAAGGAGCGCTAGAAGATGGATGCATTAGAATATGAGGGATTGCACTGGGGCACCGTGGTGCTCATTGTGGCTGATTTATAAAACAAAGGGGGGGGTAGAGATGAGGTATCTGGTTGTGCTGTTGGCTCTGTTGGCTTTCACGTCTTGTGACGAGGAGGTGGGCCGCACAAGTGGCGAAGGAGAGAGCTGCACGAGGACGGATGACTGTGACAGCGGTCTGATCTGTGTGGACCTTGTCTGCGAGGAGCCTGAACCCGAGGTCAATCAGAAGGAGAGTTGCACGAAGACGTCGGACTGCGACAGCGACTACGTGTGCGTGGGTTTCTTCTGCGTTGAGGAGCCCCGTTTCCCACAGTGTATTCCGGGGGTGTCTCAATCCTGTGTGTGTAGTGACGGCTATATGTCCGATCAAACGTGCAATCTTGACGGGTTCTTTTACACGACATGCGCTTGTCCTTGTTCGCAGGGAGAGACAATAGCCTGCCCCTGTCCCGGTGCCCTAGCGGGACTACAACAATGTGGGTCTGATGGGTTTTACGAGGTCTGTATTTGTTACGAGCCCGACCATCGGGGGATTCAGGATGACGGTACTTGGATGGACTCCGCAACGGGGCTGACCTGGGAGACAAAGCTCTCTGCCTCTGTGGCTCTGTCCTGGGCTGGGGCGTCGGAGCACTGTGCGGGTGAGGGTGCAGGTTGGCGGCTACCAACGATCTCGGAGTTTAGGAGTTTGATCCGGGGCTGTGCGGACACAGAACTTGGAAGTGATAGCTGCGAAGTTGAGGAGGATGGTTGCCTTGACGTCTTTTGCGATGACGGAGACCAGTGCGCTGGCTGCTCCTGGAAGGACGGCCCCGGAGAAGGGGGCTGCTATTGGCCGGAAGAGATGGAGGGGGGCTGCACCTCCTACTGGTCTTCGGCTATGATGGCGGGCAGTGATCTGTATGCCTGGTCCGTGAATTTCCTAGAGGCCAGCGTCAACGGTGTTTACATAGACAACGACGGTATCGGCACACGCTGCGTCCGTTAGCGGACCCCATAGTCCCATTCCCCACTGCAGCGTTCTACAACAGGGAACGGGTCCTAAAGGCATCTCAATAAAATGGCTATCCACAAGGAAATGGTGACAGGAGGTTGTCACCATGACTTACAACATTGATCTCAGGGATCCCCAATGGGCCTACTTTTTCGGTTTTACACAGGCAGACGGCCACCTGTGGCAAGGTCCAGGTAACAAGGGCAAATTAACAATCGAACTTCAGATTTCGGATAAGCCTCTTTTGTGTGCCTTTCAGAAGCTCATCCCTTTTTACTCTAGTGTGTCTACACGTTGCCGGGACACAAACTTCAAACAGGGTTATGAGTCCTGTAGCCTCAGGGTGTCCAATTGGCATTTCAGAAAGGAGTTGCAGAGATTAGGACTTCCTGCGGGTAAAAAGTCTACCTCTGTAAAAACCCCCGAGACCCCCTTTTCTGCTTCTGACTATTTTCGGGGGTGGCTTGATGCAGATGGATCCGTAGGCATCACAGGAAAAGGTTTTCCTTTTGTCAGTTTCGGCACGAAAAGCCCCCACATCGCTGCCGCCTTCATGAGTTTTTGTCAAGCCATCACGGGTAAGCCCCGAAAATTACAGCCTAACAAAAGAGACAACATGTTCAATATAATGTACTTGAAGGAGGATGCTCAGTCCTTGGTGCAAGCCTTTTATTATCCAGGAGCATTGGCCTTAGAGCGCAAACAGAAGGCATCAGCCACTGTCCTACTTTGGCAGAGACCTCCTGAAATGCGACAAAGGCCACCCTACAAAAGGTGGACCCCGGAAGAAGATGCCGTTGTTTGGGCCGAACTCCCTTATGTAGCGGCACAACGGCTTGGGAGAACAGAAAAAAGTGTCACTGCCCGTGCTTGGCGTTTAAAACACCAAGTGGGATCATCCGTGGTCCCACTTGAGTAGACCCTTGTGACGGAGGGTTTAATGAGTATAGGACACACCATTCAGGGAGGCCGGACAACGGCTGTTGTTTACGGGGACTACCCAGATCAATTGGAGGCTCAGCAGATCTACGCACTCTTGGATCTCCCCGCTTTTGCGGGGGCCAAAGTGAGGATCATGCCCGATCATCACGCAGGCTTTGGTTGTGTGATCGGATTCACCTGCCCCCTGGATGAGGAGGACTTGGCTGTTGTGCCCTCTCTTGTTGGGGTCGATATTGGGTGCGGCGTAAACGCTGTTCGGTTAACGGGCACAACCAAAGATCAGACTGATTTCGAAGCTTTCGATAAGCATTTGCGAACCCATGTCCCTTCGGGGTTTCGGAACCGAACAGAGGTGTCCAAAGACCTCCCATACTTGTTCAAACACTACTTGGGGAGAGGCCCTTCCTGGTCTGATTTTCAGGACACCGTGAATGATGTGGACTGGAGTGCCCGAGGAGATGGGAGTAAGGTGTGGCATTCTCTTGGTTCTTTGGGGTCAGGGAACCACTTCTTAGAACTGGATCAGGAAAAGGACGGTGCAGATGTTTGGCTGATTATCCATTCCGGTTCCCGGAATTTCGGTCTACGGGTAGCTGAGAAGCATCAAAATGTTGCCAAGACCAAGTTGGGTTCCTGGGGTGGTCTCGCTTGGCTGACTGGAGATGACGCTCGGTCCTATCTTCGTGAAATGCGTCTGGCCCAACAGTTGGCAGCCCTGAACCGTTTGGTGATGGCTACAGAACTGGTACGCTTTTTCGGGTTGAAACTGGCAGACCTGGAAATGGTCACATCGGTACACAACTTCATCGGGAACGACGACATCATCCGCAAGGGTGCCATCTCGGCCAAGGCAGGGGAAGAACTCATCATACCCTGGAATATGCGGGATGGGTGTATTTTGGGCGAAGGCAAAGGTAACGAGGACTGGAACAACTCGGCACCCCACGGGGCCGGACGGAAGATGGCTCGGGGAAGGGCCAAGCGGGAGTTGTCCCTGGAGGAATTCAGGGACACGATGAAGGACGTTTGGACCTCCTGTGTGACCCGGAAAACCTTGGATGAAGCTCCGATGGCATATAAGGACTCGCAGACCGTTGAGGACTGCATCGGGGACACGGTCGAAATCAAGGCCCGGTTGAAGCCGGTCTACAACTTCAAGGCAGGGGCGTAACAGCCCCGAAGGAGCGTCGCTATGTTGTCGATGGAAGACCAGAAAGACCTCGTGAGGACGGGGGTTAGCAGGGCCGTGTGGGACATCTTCGGGGGGTACCCCGAGGAACGGATGAAGACGCTGACGAAACACTTCGCCACCATCCTCGGGGACATACTGAGACCGGCCCTGATCCAGGTCCTCAAAGACAGCCTGCCCTCGAAGTCCATATACAGCACCTGCGTGTCCTACAGGCGGGGCGACACCGTCGAGGTGGTCCCCCGGACCAAGGGGCCTGGGGCGACGGGTGCCCGTGGTACGCTGATCTCCTTCTCGGAGCACCACATCGAGGTGTTGGTCCCGGCTCGTGGTCCGCACAAGGCCCTGAAGGAAACCTTCCCCATGGGCAACGTGGCGAAGGTCATCATCGTTCAGGTCGAGGAGTGATGTCGTCCCGAAAGGACCTACTCCGTTGTAAGGACTGCAAGCACGTTCTCCATTGTGCAGCGGAATGGAACAGAGGGACTCCGGCAGATCCAGATCAATACGCTTGCAAACCACTGTCCGAGGGTGGCTTCTTCGAGCCCCTCTGCGATGCAGCGGTCTTCAACAAAGAGGAGATTACCCCCATGCGAAATAGGACTGATCAGAGATCCTTCTGGTTTTCGGCCCTGGCGGAAAGCTCTAAACTGAGCACTTTCGTGGGCAGAAAGACCAACTCCTATTGCCGACTGAACGATGGCACCGTGATGATCTACAGTTTCAGTACCGACGTGGGAAAATCCCATGGCACGATCTGGGACGACATCACATACCTGGGCGACGGTGTGTGGGACCATACGGGCTCGTAAAGCACCACGGGATTTGAGCACGGCATCTGGGGTCCGGGTCGGAAGGTACCTCCCGCCTCCTAACACAGCCACCCAAAGCGCTGGTTTTCCGTTCCTTTCACACCCGTTGGGGTAGAAGTGTCTGAAAAGGAGGTGCTCAAAATGCTTTACGATGATGGCAATTGGCTCGGTTTCGGTCATGTTGGGGACGTTCTGTCCCCTCTGTTAACGCCCGAGAATGTAGCGGGGTGCATCTACCTGGATCCACCGTACACCCTTAACCCTGTTTATGGGTTAGAGGGAGCGGACGAAGCTCAGAACAAGGCTTTTAGCGCCTTGTCCAAAATGGCCTCGGAGGAAACAGTGAGAGCAGAAAAGGCCCTTCAAAAGTGTACGGGCCTACTGGACTTCCTTGAGATGGAGAAGGTACTAAGGCCCAATTCAGAATGGGCCTTTCTGATCAATGTGGCCTATATCATCTGGAAGTCCCACCGGGCACTGAGACCCGGTCACGCTTTGATCTTCCATGCGGATGACAAGTTCGGGACTACCATACACACCCTCTGCCGTTATATTTTCAACACCCCAGCAGAGCCCATCTACTGGAGAAGAACCTCTAAGGAACGCCCCAACACCCAGTGGCAGGGACGTTGCGTGGACACGTTGACAGTGATCTGGAAGGGGGGAGCCAAACCCTATTGGGAGAGCCATCAGATCCCCCTAAAGTGCCGAAGGCAAACCTACACGGACGCAATTGGAGAGTACACACGCTCGGACCTGATCGGAGGACATCCCGCCTATACCTATGAATGGACGGGGTACAAATGCATCAGGGGCATCACCCGGAAAACGATGCAAGAGTACGAGGATCAAGGGCTGTTGGACTACACGGACAGTAAGGCAAAGGACGGAGGGATCTACCGGCGTCCCTGGAAGAAGGTTTACGTGGGCGACGGGGGCATCCTTAAAAATGCATCCCATTTTTGGGATAACCTTTTCCTCACACCCAAAGAAAAAGTGAAAGGCAAATGGGCCAATAGTACACAGAAACCGGAAGCTCTGGTGGAGGCCCTCATTAAAGCCACCACCAAAGAAGGCGATCTGGTTATCGATCCCTTTGGAGGAACAGGAACAACGGCGGTGGCTGCGATGAGAACAAACCGCCGGTTCTGGGTCTCCGATGTGAACATCCACTTCCCGGAGTTTGCATTGGAGCGTCTGACGAAGGCTTTTCCTGAGTCACCTGCGTTAGACAAAATCGAATTGACCGGGTCACCTCGCACCTACGCCGGAGCGCATAAATTGAGCACCAATCCAGCCTTCAACAGCAAGGTGCTCAAAGGGTTGAAGGGACATAAAAAACTGGAACAAGTGTGGGTGGCTTTATTGGAGGCGGAGGGATCAGACTCCCTTGGTGCTGATGGGGGTAAAGACGGAAGGTTGTACAGGGAGGACGGGACTTTACTGGCCTGGGTGGACATCACGGCACAGACCGGGTCACTTCAGAATAAGATTGGGAAGGCTCGTGCCAAGTTAGAGGACGGTTTGATCCGTGGTGTGCGTTCTCGTCCACCCTATTTCGTAACCTACAGCCTGTATCCCATGAATGATTCAGATGCACGGTATCTGAAGGAAACCAACGACGCTCTTCCGGTTTCTCCTAATCCGAGGTGTCCCCGGATCCAGGTTTTGTCCTGGGACGACTATGAGAGGGGGAAGAAGCCTTTGTTACCCCTCTACCGCCCTCGGGAAGAGTATGTTCCACTCCCGGATCCAATTTACATTTTACGCAAGAAGGATAACGACAGGGTTTGGGACCAACAAACGTTCCAAGATCTGTGGGGTGATGATGAGGGATCATCTGAGCCGACCCCTGAGTAGACAGGGTAGGAGGCATAACAAAATGAAACATCCCCTTCGTACCCTTGGTATCCTGGCGGCGTTCGCCTTTGTCGCTCTACTGTTCGTCCTGTCCGACGTCCCGACCGTTTACAAGGACACCGCCACGAAGGAAGTGGTCGGCTGTTCCCGTGACGGGATCAAGATGTCCGCCGATGACGAAATCTGCAAAGTCATCGTGAAGGAACGCAACGAGGTCATGTGGGTCCAGCCCGGTTGGGAGGTAGAGTGATGAATGCCTATGTCGTTGTTGGCATTGCCTTCCTGATCCTTGGCCTGTTCGAGGTTGTCCGCTACCAGCGCAAAGTAAAAGCGTTGACACGCTCTGTGCTTTCGGGGTCTCGTCCCAAGTTGCCTGATCGTTACCATCTTCGTCCCGTGTCCTTCGAGGGTACTTCGGAAACGGGAGCTTGGCAGGAGGACACTCAGGAAGCATACATTGTGCTGGAAGGACACAGGCACGTGGGGATGATCTGCAACGTAGGGAAGCACTGGACTTGCGGGCTCAATACGGTTAGAGAGTTCGAAGGCTACAATACGGGTGCGGACGCTGTGGCTGCTTGTGAGATCCGTTATCACAGGACTATAAACACATGACGGGCTTCCCTAAACATACGATTTCCATCGGGGACTTCATCCCTCGTTCCGTCAGTCAGTTCGCTCCTGGCTATGGCCATCCCAAATGGGAACCCCTCGATGAGTCCAGATTGGTTCAGGAGAGATACCACCAGGAGGACCGCCAGACTCGGAAAGGGTTCGTGGTGTTCCGGGCGATTACAGGCATCCCCATCTACGTCAAAGACGCCAACAAACTCCTTTGCCGCCTCTGTGAGGGTGGGGCCGTGACCCTTTCGCTGGACGGCCAGGACGTTTCCGTGAGGGCCGGGGCCATACAGCCAAAAGGAAGCTGCTAATGGCAACGGTCAAAGAAATGCTGGTACTTTTGGGGCGGTTTCCGTTAGAACCTTTGCAAGAGAAACGCATACGAGGATGGCTGGACAAAACGATAGACCCACCGTTCTTGGGGGCTGTCCCAAACACGCTACTAGCTGACATCCTGTTAACGATGGCGTTGGACATAGAGTGGGACGACCGACGAGGCATTATCCTGTATGAAGCGGGTGAACGGTTAAGGGAAGCGTGATGTGCAACACAACGGAAACCCCTCTTTAGGAGGTAACTTTGCTGATCCGAATCACCAACTGCTGCACGATGGGCTGCACCCACTGCCTGATTGAGGCCAGCCACAACGGGGCGCACATGGCCTTCAACACGTACCTAATGGCCCTGAACTTCCTTCGCAGTCTGGACGCCCCCGTGGTGTTCCTGAGCGGCGGGGAGCCCACGGAGAACCCCAATCTGTTGACCTTCCTGAGTGTCGCCAACACGATGGGGCTGAAGGTGCTTCTGATGTCCAACGGACTCTTCTTGGCCAATGAGGAACTACGGGAGCAGGTGCTTCCCCAGGTGTGGGGTGTCCAGGTCACCAACGATCCCCGATTCTACCCCGACACGATCAAGGTGTTCCCCCACCCCAAGGTCAAATACGAAAACCAGATCCGACAGGTTGCCCCCTTCGGGCGGGCTTTGACCAATAAGCTCCTGTGCAACCGGCTCACCCCTTACTGCTTCAACCTTCGAAGCTGTGCCCGATCTTTCGGGAACGTGGGGCAGGCGCTGGCATACCTCTGGGGTCTGGGGAAGTTCTGTACGCCCTCTATCAATCCGGACGGCACCGTGGTCGCCGGGGAAGCATCCTCGTGCCACCCTATCGGGACCGTGTGGGACAGCCCCGAGACCGTGACCCGCAACCTCTGCGACATGAGATGCAACCGCTGCGGGCTGGTACTCAACCTGGACAAGCTCCAGCAGGAGGCCATCGGTGAAGCCCCTTGAAATGGATAATAGCCAAGGTCGGAACCCACTCCACGCAGCGTGTTTTGATCATCAAAGGCAGGCTTCGAGTAGATGAGGTGATACGCTTCTCTGAAACGGGAAAGGTCAGGGACGCTCAAAGAGGATTGGTGCGGCGGATCACCGTCACACACGTCTTCATCGAGAGGTTTTAGATGGGTCTTCACATTGGGTTCAGTAACAGCATGAGTTCCTTTGACAAACCCCGTGGCGGCTGTTGCCCCCAACCCTCAACCCCTGCGCCTCCTCTCCCCAACCCTGACCCGTCCCGCTACAAAGTCCTGCGTTGGGATGAAGACCACCCAGGGGCGTTGATCATCGAGATCGAGTACCTGGACTGCACCAACTACGAGGGCCGCAAGGTGCTCCTGTTCCTGAACGTGACCCTGGCACAGTTGCTCCGACAGGGGAAGATCGACCCTCACTTCTCGGAAAACACGGAACACTTCTCCCCCACGGCTCGATTTGAACCCACCGAGGTGGGCTGGAATATGGCCCGGTGGCTGGCGGCAAAGATCGGGGAGATCTGATGGGTATCCGGGTCCACAAAACTGTCGGCTACGGGATCACCAACCTGAAGATCGATTCCCCCGACACCCTCAATCCAACGATGTTGGACCCCCGGCTAGACTGGGAGAAGCTCGCCGCTACCGCCGAGGAGCGGTGTGCCACGAGCCTTCAGGATTTCATGTCCTGGATGCAACGGAACAAGGCTGACATCATCGAGCTTCACCGCAGGGAGGATCCCCGTGCGATCTCGGGGCACAGCTTCCAGTGGGACATCCAGATGATTGAACAGATGCTGGAGCGTGATCCCCAGCGGATGTTCGGGGTGGCACCGGAACAGTGTTTCATCCATGAAACGGAGGGTGGCGATCCCCAGGTGCTGATGTTCGTCCCACCTGAGTGCTCCACCCAGTGGCACCGCAGGGACAACACCCTGGATTGGGTCGAGGAGTCCCAGTGGCACGGACAACAGACGAGGGTGCGTCGCCTCAGGCAATCCGGCATCTATCCCTACAACGGCTTCCGCATCCGGTTCCGCAAACCAGCACGGAGTTTCAGGTTGGATCCCACCGCCCCCGTGCCCTCGCCGGATGAATTGGGGAACATCGTGGACGAGTTGGGGCCGGTGAAGCTCTGTGACTCGACCTACTCCTACCTTACAGGGGTCCGGAGGGGTCCAAGGGTACGAGGGGACGACCTATACGGACCTATGGCCACAGGAGCCCTCCTACGGCACCTGAAGCGGGACTTCCGCCCACCCCTGCCAATGACCGTGGTGGCCCTGGTCTTGTGGTTGGACTGTGTGATCGACCCTGCGGCTTTCCTCGATCAGTTGAGGCCGCTGCTCTATGCCTACTGGTGCTGAGGAGGGGGATATGAACATCTACGCCAAGAGAGGCAACAGCGGGGGCATCCCGGAGAAGCTCAAAGTCTTCGCCAGGGAACCTATCGAGCAGCAGATGTACGTGGGGATGGTGCATGCCACCCCCGTCATGGTCGTTGACGCCAAGTCCAAAAAGGACACCACCGCTCGTTACTGGACGTTGGGTAACGTCGGTGGTGTGGTGGACAGGGCCGACGACGCCACCTTCGACCTGCGGGACAATGACCCGATCCCCTACCTGAAGCTCGTGGGGCTTGACCTCCGGGCGGAAGGTGGACGTGCCTGGAAGGTAATGACCCCCGAAAACCACCTTGTGGATCTGCGGGAGGATGTGATCCTCTACATCATCTTCACCCAGGGGATTCCCCCGGACGGGATCCTGGAGGGACCGTTCAGGTGGGTGAAGCTCGGATCTTCGATGCGACTGGCCCCGATGAACTCTCTCCTCTACAAGGATCTGGAGAAAGTAGAGGCGCAACGGCGGCTCCCCCGTGGTGGGAAGCTACGGGTCAAGGATCTCGTCGTGGGTGGCATCTATAAAGGGTTGCAGGCCCACAAGCAAGCCGTCTTCCTGGGGCAGGTGCGCCACAAAGGAAAGGTGCTCTTTGCTTGGGAAGAACTACCGTATGGGGGACATCAGACACCCGAGGTGCTCTATAACGAGCTGGTAGAGATACGACAGGCGCACGTTCCTAACTATTTTGCCGTCACCTGTACGGGATCGTGTTCCTACACAATCAAGGTCGGACAGGTGACCCCGGAACCAGTACCCGCAAATGTCCGCTTCAGAGATGGTTATCATGGGGCGCTACCTGGCCAAGTTCTGTGGCTCTTCTAATGAACGTCACATCAATCAGGCCAGATTTACCTGTACTGACAAATCCCGACCTCACCTGTGATATTGTGGCTGTCAAAGCCAGTCTCGCCAAACGCCGGGCAACACACGGGGTCGTCTTGAAACCAGTAGAGGGACACCCTGACACTTGGTGGGTGAGCCACACGGATGATGACTCCCAGGCCCCCTACAGGTTTTGGGAACTGACCGAGGACGACAATCCTCCTGAGCCGGTGCGCTTTTCTATCCCATCCGAGTAGAACAGTGACAGGAGGTGTCCGTGGGGACCGTCAAGGAAACACTGCTCCAGTATCTGAGGGAGACCGTCCGTTTCAAGAAGAGGCTCGGACTCGTCTTCCCGGAGGGCTACAACTACCAAGGTGGCGAGGATTATGTCCTGGACAGGGGTTCACCCTTTTCCTCTGGTCCTTTGACCCCGCAGGAAAGGACCACAGTCCTGCAAGCTCTTACCCTGTGCCCCGAGAAACACTTCAGATTGGGGCATTGCTATTACAACGCCCAACTCTTGGTGGCTTTCGATACATCACGGGAACTAATTTACTGCGAGGGGTGGGCCATCGGGTTGAACAGCGTCCCCACCCTCCACGGGTGGGCCTCCATCAACGGCAAAGTGGTCGACCTGACCTGGAAAACTGAGAAACCCAGGCACAGGGGAAGGTTACGAAATCGGATCTGGGGTACCATCCCCGAAGACTGGGCCTACTATGGGGCCACCTTTGATACGGACTCCCTCCTTGCCCGGATGCACCGTATTGGGGCGACGGGGTCGTTCCTGGATGACGTGGCCTATGGCTTTCCCCTGTTTAGAGAACCACGGCTCCGTACTATTTTGGAATTGACTACCGGAGGTGATCCCTGATCAAACAAGCACCGATGTGGAGTGGATTGGAGAGGGCGTATAGCAGACTGGGTCTGCGTCCCTTGGATGAGTTCATGCAGGATGCTTTCCTGATGAACGTCTCTCGTCATAGTAGTGGCGGGTTGCTTTCCACAAAACCCCAAGTTCCTACCGACGATTGTTTCCGTCAGCTTGGGGCCAGCACCTGGATGTGTGTCCGAGCGTGCATGGACCTTAGGCAAAGTCAAAGTTGCTTCCTTATCGCTGACTGCCAGGACGACCGAGACGAGCTGTTCATCCAGGCACGGGCGATCATGCAGACCCTTAATCGCCCCATGGGAGGGGACGGTGGTGTGGTTCCCCCCTCCAGGAACAGAATCCGATTTGGGTCTGCCCTTCTCTCCGTTACCCACCAAGCGGATCCGGGCACCCCACCTGATAGGATTTACGTGGACACAGAGTGGGCAGAACGTGCTCGGCGTCGGGTACTCGGACCTTATGAGATGGTTCGAGAGGTGCGTTGGGAGAACGACACGTTACGAGCCTACGCTGAGGAGGACGAGTACCTGTTCGATCTGGACGAATCCTCCGCCAACGAGTTGCTGGCCCAGAGCCCCCTCGTGGATGTAGTGGGCCTCCCCCTTCAGGACAACAGAATTATGCTCCCAGGGAGACCCGCCGTCGTCACACCGACGTTTCAGCCCGATGTCACCCCCTGAATCTTAGAGGCCCCATCACAATGGGAGAGAACACAATGGCCATAAAAACCAAGGACTGGTCTGTCCCCGCTGTTACTGCAAGGGCACGAATGAAGGTCGCCTTTGAACCCTTCCCAAATGGATGATAAATCGCCCCAAGGAGAAATGATGTCGAAAGAGACCCTGAAACACATCCAGAAAGCCCTGGTGAACTGCCCCCGATGCAGGCTCCAAAAAGATCGACATAATGTCGTCTTCGGAGCCGGTGACCCCAACGCCCGCATCATGATCGTAGGAGAGGCACCCGGTCAACACGAGGATGAGCAGGGAGTGCCCTTTGTGGGCCGTGCGGGGGGCATCCTGGACGTTCTCCTGACAAGGGCGGGGGTGACACGGGATGAGTGTTACATCGCCAACGTGCTCAAATGTCGGCCTCCGGGGAACCGTGACCCCCAGCCTGACGAGGTTGCTGTTTGCTACCCCTTCCTCCAACGTCAGATCGCCGCCATCGGTCCGAGAGTCCTGATCACGTTGGGAAGGCATGCCACCAGTAAATTGTCCCAGCAGTGGGGTGCGATGGGTTCGCTGCTCAAGGTAACGGATCTGATCTATGAGGCTGGTGGGATCCCTATCGTGCCGATTTACCATCCGGCGTACCTTCTCAGGGCCGCTTCAGGACCGTCTGACAAAGCGAAGGCTCTCATCCAGGACACTATTGACCGCATCAGGCGTGCCGTGGAACTCTCCGCCATATTCATAGGTGCTGAGAACTCCTCTGGGTGGTATAGCTTACCTTGATAAGAAGGCTTGTGTTTTTTGTTTTTCTTTAGTAAACTGCAACCATGGGATTGAGAACTTAAGGTGGCTAAATGATTCGGTCTTCTGCCCATAGTTTGCGGTTTGCAAACCCAGGTAAGGTGAGATTGGTAGGCGAACTTATCGGAGAGTACCGCCTTTTTGTCCAATGCATCATAAACGACATATGGGAGAAGGGGTTTCCAGCGTGGAACATTTTCCCAAGCTCAAACAGACTGGACTTCAAGGGCAAGAATCATTTACCCACAAAATATCTCAAGCAGTTCCCAACGTGGATGTCAGCAAGGCTTCAGCAAGCTGCTGGAAAACAAGCCATTATGATGCTCAAGGCAGCCACAGAGAAACGACGGAAACAACTTTTCGTGTTGGCCAACCTTCAGCGAGAAGGTGGCAAGTACAAACGACTTCAGTCAAAGGTTGACCGGCAACCTCTTGTTAAGCCAGATGCTTCAGGAATCAATCTGGAACTAGACTCTCGCTTTGTGAGTTTCCAAGAGACAGACATCTTTTGTTTGTCCAACTCTCATCCCTTGGTATTCCACACATTAGAGTCCCCATCAAAAGAACTCGATGCTCCAACAAGTGGCAGACTAAAGGAATCCTGAAAGTGTGTGTTAGGATCTCTGAAGACACACTACATCTAATTTACGAAGTACCAAACAAAAACGTTTCAGGAAGTCAGATAGTTGGGGCAGACCAGGGATTAGTTACTGCGTTGACTCTTTCAAATGGTGCAACGACACTGTCGTGTCCCCATGGGCATAACCTCCAAACGATCCAAGCAAAACTTGCTCGTAAGCAAAAGGGATCGAATGGCTTTCGTCGTACCCAAGAGCATCGCAAGAACTACATCCATTGGTCCTTGAATCAACTTAACTTCAAGGACGTGAAAGAAGTTCGTTTTGAGAAGATCAAGCATCTCCGTAGGGGTGAACGGAGTTCACGTTATATGTCACACTGGCGTTACACTTTGATCAAAGACAAACTTGTTCGTCTCTCTGAGGAGGAAGGTTTCCTTTTTCGGGAGGTAGCGAATGAGTTTAGGTCTCAGAGGTGTAGCCAATGTGGCTGGGTCCGTAAGAGTAACAGGAAAGGTAAGACGTTCAGATGCGGCAAATGTGGTTTTATCACCGATGCTGACTTGAATGCGGCTTCCAACTTGAAACTCGATCTCTTTGAGATCCAATGGTGGGTGCGGCTAAGTCAAATAAATCGTAAAGGGTTCTTCTGGACTTCTGATGGTTTGTTTGATGAAGGGCGGGAGCCTATAGTCCCCGTTACCATAAAAGACAATGAAAGCAAGAAATTGCTACAGCATTGTTGACTATAGTTCCTCTACCAAAGGTAAGGGACATGAAAGCCGCTTTCCTAGTCGCTACACATCACAGGCCGCAGCTTCTCCGAGCGTGCCTGGACTCTCTCCAGCAACAGCAGGGCATTCCTGACGGTTGGGATGTTGAGATCTTGGTGGCGGGAGAGGCTGAGGACCCTGGCAAAGAGGTGGCCGCTGAAGCAGATGTTCCCTATCAGGTTGTTGCCGATCCCAAGGTCACGGTGAAGCTGAACGCCTTGGTGGCCAGGACCGACGCTGAACTGGTGATGCTGGCGGATGATGATGACCTTCAACCTCCGAACAGGGCTGCGGCTTCTATCCAAGCCTTCTTGGAGGGTTATGAATGGTCGGGCACTCGAAACTGTTACTTCTATGACATGATCCACGATTGTGTAACCTTCTGGAAGGGGGACAAGGATGGCTTGGTGGGCACCTCTATGTCCTACACCACGAAGCTCCTGAGGGAAATCCGAGGGTGGCCCCCAATCCCGAATGGCAAGGATGCCAAGGCTGCATATAGAATCCGCAGGCTCCCCCGGAAACCAGCGCACAAGGATATCACTTCGTTGCTCGAAGGGATGCCCGTATGCCTTCAGCATGGGGAAAACATCTGGGACCGGCCTGTGCTGGAGTCAGAACGCTCAATGGTCCGGGGTCGCTTTATAGTGACAGGTAAAGGAAACAGAGCAACATGGGCGGAGTCTGAAGCTAAGGAACTCCTTCGCCGGGGGCTAGGTGTTTTGGACGGCACGTGGGTAGCTCCAAACCCCCCTAAAGAAGCACCCAAAAAGATTTCGGCTACTCCCCAAGTGATCACACCCAGACCACCCCCCATCCTCGTACCCCAAGGCAACGTCCCGCTCACATGTGTCCCCGGAGGGGCCGGACAACAAGCCTTCACTGACGGTCTTTTGAGCATCGGGTTCAAAGCAGTCTCTCGTGCAGAAGCGGATGAGGCACTCCGTTCGGGTCAACCCGTTTTGTTCCATGGCTGGTGGACAGGAGCACGAAAACTCTGTGCCTACTACCCCAAACTTGCACACATTCTGTGGCACAGTGGCTTTGCTGGCTCTGATCTGATGGGTGAGGGAGGAACATTAAGCGAAGCTCTACGGATGTCAGCCAGTGGACAGGGCCGGTTCCTGTGGCTTGAAACCCGAGATGTTCTTCCTGTAGGAGCTACCCGAATGGTCCCCGTATGGGACTCCCAACGACTTCAGTCATTAGGGAGGGCACCAAAAAAGCCAGGCTCTGTGATGGTGGGGTTTTGCGGACATTACCCTTCGAATGCTAAAAATATTTTGGCATGCGTTGCAGGAGCAACCCAGACCAGTGGACACTTACACCTGTCAACGTCATCAACATTAGAACTGCGGGGGGCTGCCGTTCAGGCTCTTCTCGTTGCCGCTCAGAGTTGGAAAACATACGGTGTACTTTCCCGTGGAGCAGCCGTCAAACTCGTGTCCTCTATGGACGTGATGATCCACACGAGCCTGTCGGACACCTGGCCTTACCTCGTGATGGAGGCCATCTACGCAGGCACCCCCGTAGTTTTGTGTGATACTATTCGTTGGGTCAAGGATCTGCCAAAATGGGCACAGGAACTATGTTGTGTCCGACCAGCCATTGCTAGTGATGAAATCCGAAGGCTTACCCAGCATCTTCTTGATCATCCGGCGGACAGGATTAAACTGCTTCATGCCCAAAGGGAACTGCTTGACAGGTTGTCCCTCCAGTACAAGGCGGAGGCTACTGACATTCTGCAAGGGTTAGGCTTCCCCATGATGCCACAGGAACCCGTCCCAGCGGCGGTCACAGCCCCAGCTTTGTCGCTTTCCACTCCTGCCCTGGTAAACCCTCCCGTACACCCTATTAGGGTAAATCCTCCTGCACACCCGGCAAAGGAATCAGAAATGGCAAATGGCAAACAGGATCTGCAAAACTTTGTGACCGTATTTGTTATCTCTAGCGGAGAACCATCAACACCGACCTGTCACAAACACTTAGACAACCAGGATTCCCTATTTCTTCGGGAGGATATTCGTAATGTAGCCCCTATGTGGCGGGCCTTCCAGCAGATGATGGATCGTTGTCAGACACCCTATTACGTTCAGATCGATGCTGATATGCTATTAGATCCCTCTGCTATCAGACGCCTTTATGAAAAGATCACGACAACGAAAGCTGCTCAGTATGTTGGGTGGTTGTGGGACGATGACGTTCACCGACCCATTCAGGGTGTCAAAATATACAATCACGCTATCTGTAAACAGTACCCGTACAAAGAAGCCCTCTCCTGTGAGATGGGCCAGAATGAGCTACTGCGTACAAACGGCCACGAGATCGTGGCCGACAACTCCCCTGGTAGAGTCCGCAAAGAAACTAATGGGGTGTGGACCGAGGAATACACCCGGACTGCCGAGATCTTTGGAACGCATCTCGCATCCCAGACACCCGAGATGGCTTTCGTCCGTTGGAAGCGACTGATGCAGAAACATCGGAAGTTATCCTGGATGGGTTGGTTGTCAAAGTACCCTCAGATGTTGATGCAGGAGTGGTTGGCTGAACCAGGCAACGAAATTCGCCAGGCCAAGTTTTTGGGTGCTACCGTGGGGCTGACTGGGGAACAACCGGAGGACAAGGAGATGGACTTCCGGGCTGCAGATCAGGACTACCGTCGCCTTGCTTCCTACGTAGGGGAGTTCAGCCATGGACCCCGTGAGATGACCCTTTACCTCACAGACAAGTGCAATTTCAAATGTGTGTTCGGTACAACCCCCTGCAAACGACAAACTCCCGAAGGCGTGCCTCAACAAGGGGATATCACCCCCGCAACCCTGACGACAGCTTTGAACAGGTATCCCACCATCCGGGGCTGCTGTATCGCTGGTTTCGGGGAACCGCTGCTGCATCCACAGTTGCCGGAGTTGATTCGCATCTGCGGGTCACATAAGGTTGTTGTCGGGCTCATCACCAACGGCAGTCTCCTCTGGAAAAATGCTGCGGAGCTTCAGGGGCTTCCCATCAGCTACCTTTCCGTGTCCTTGAATGCCACCACGGCGGAGGAGCACCAGGCCACGACCCGCACCGATTTCTGGCTCAAGGTATTAGAGGGGATCCGATTAATGAGTGCCTCCCCGATCCGCTCGGGAGTGTCCTATGTCGTAACGAATAGCAATGCACACAGGATCCCTGCCCTCCTAGCTCTGGCAAAGGAACTTAGAGTTCAATTCGTACACCTGATCAATGTGTTGCCTCACAATGGCCCATTGGACAAGGACTTCTTGAACGACGTCTTAACCCCCAGATCTGACAAAGCGTTAGCGGAAATAGCACACGCCAAAACTTGTCCGGGGGCGGAATTGGTCGAGGTGTGGCCTGAGGTGATCCTGGGGCCAGAGGGTGCCCCAGGCAAATGTATGTCACCGATGGTCTCTCTGGGGTTGGACGCCAAGGGAGCGATTTCGGGGTGCAGACGGATAGATCCCCCATCTGAGTCCTCCGGTAACATACGGCTCGGAGGTACTTGGCAGAACAACCACTATGCTCAACTGCGGCTGTCCGTAACGGGGGACCAGCCGAACGCTCACCCGGCGTGTCAGGGTTGCTTTGGAAACTGGAAGGGATAGAGATGAACCCGAAAGAAGCAGAGATCTATTTTGGTAACCACATCGAAGTGCCCCCTCACTGGCTCTGGTGGCAGGAAGGTGGCCTTGGAGTCAGGGCACTGGCCCTACACACCCGGTCCTCCGTTATAGAAGGACTCATCGCCGGAAAGGACCCTGAGGAATACACTCCCTCGGGTCATGACCGGGATCTGGAAGGCGTCAAGGAACTGTTGCGGTCTATCCAGACCAAGGGTTTCGATCCTAAGCAACGGATCAAGGTGGCGATCAATCCGCATGGTCAGATTATCATCACTGACGGGTTGCACCGATCCTGCACAGCCCTCGCCCTGGGGTTGCCCAAAGTACCCGTGGAAGTTGTTTACCGAGCCTCGGAGTGGTGGCGTTTGAAGGAAGCTCTGTTTGCCCAGAACGGGGGTCTGAGCCTATACCAATGGGTGGAGCATCCCGACTTGTCTCTCTGGAGGGGATGGCGGAGGGACTCGGAATTCCGGGCTGCCGTCCTGGGGGACTACCTGGCGAAACATCTCCCAAACGCAACCTACGGTATGGATGTGGCGTGTAACTCGGGCGTACTGACATGCGGCCTCGCCCGGCGGGGTCACAGTATGGTCGGGATCGATCTCGACGCCAAGTGTGTCGCCACGGGCAATGCGCTGGCGTGGATGAAGGTCATCGGGGCCTGGTGTGACGAGGACAAGGCACCTCGGGCCAGCTTCCACAAATGTGGCAACATCCCGGACGTGACCGAACATCAGAAACGAACTGACTTCATCGTCTGCCTATCCCTGCTCAATCACCACCAAGTGGATGGGCGGGATGAACAGGGACATGAGATCTTCCGGCGGTTGGTGGCAAAGGCTCCCACTGTGTTCCTCGACTGTCCTGCTCCCGAAGATCCCGTAGGAGGAAACTCCTCATTCGTGAAACCTGAAGCTGTCTTCGATTGGTGCCGCAAATCGGGGGCCGCTGGAGAAGGTTCTGTGGTCGCAGAACGTGGTAGTGGATTGATGCGAACGCTGCTGGCATGGAAACGCTAAGATGACCAAACTGCGTGTACGCATCCCAGTGTCAACCATCAGTGACCGATCCCACTCTCGACATCTGTTCGAAGCAATGGGTCGCTCTCCTCATCTGACACAAGTCGATGAGGGACAGTCCGCTGATGTCGCTTTTAATGAAGGTCCCGCAACCCTGAATGTTTTCCGTGTCCAAAGCGACCCTCATGCTTTGTCACACCTTCGGCCTGTTTCAGAGATGATCGTGGACTGGGCGGAACCTGCCATGACCCAAGCTGTGAAAATGGTCCCCACTCTCTCCAGTGCCTTCCTCGCTCAGTGGCTGCACTGGGTGAGAAACATAGATGAGCATCCTTTTCCCCAGAATCCTTTTCCCACCAAGGGTAAAGGGTGGGACGTGATGACAGCCTGGATGACGGATCCTTACAAACGGATCCTCCAACCGGCTTCGGATCTCCCTTTCCTCCGGGTACCCTTCTGTGTGCCTGAATGGTTTTTCCACACAACCTTGGAGGAAGAGCGTCCCTTTGACGTGTTTTTTACCGGAGCCATAGGACGTTTCTATCCCATTCGAATCCTTGTAACAAATCATCTCCGGTCTCGTGAGGCTAAGGACATCATTTTTAGATTGATTTCCACAACGCCCCGAGAGAAGACCAGCGATATCCCTGTTTTCGACAAGCACCAAAACTGGTATGCTGATTGTCTGAGACAGTCTAAAACGATCCTTTTTTGTGGGAGCATCATCAATGTCCCCGTTCAGAAGTTCTATGAGTCAATGGCCTGCGGATGCCTCGTTATGGCCCCTCTGCCCAAGGACGCAGCAATCAACGGGTTCGTGGACGGAGAAACGATGGTGGTCATTGACCACCTAAATTACCTGGACAAGCTAAGATACTATCTGAAGAACAACACTGAACGGAGAAGGATCACTCGTAATGCTGCTCGGCTTATCCAACGAAACCACACCTGTTCGGCACGGGTCGGGTTGCTTACTGAACGACTCACCCAAATTCTAGACGGGGTGCCCGCAGAGGAAACCCCGGACGAGTTGATACCATGGTAGGAGAAAATCGGAACATCGTCGATAAGATCAAGGGAGCACAGGACTTCCTGACATCGTCCCGAATATGGGATCTCTGGCGGGCACATTACCCTGAGTTCACCTATGCTGAGCACCGTGAGATCTGGGACACACTGTACCCCAAACTCAAACAGCAGCACTGCGCTGACGTGCAGTGGTTCCTCCGGTCCTTCCAACAACTAAAGGACTGGGGGATGGACCTTTCTCAGGCACGGGTCGTTGAGTTCGGCTCCTATGATGGGTGGCTGGCAGCAGAGTGTATGAGGGTCTTCCCCATTGCAGGGTGGACCGGGTACGAAATGGTCCCCTACGCCGTTCAACAGACGAGCCCAGAGGCCATCGGACGAGGGGTCCTGAACATCGCTGCGGACAAGCCTCTTTGGGAGATGTCCGATATGGGAACATTCGACATCTTCGTATCCTCCCATGCTATAGAACACATCTCCACTGAAGACTGCCTCGCTCTCCTGGACTTTGTGTGTGCCCGCAGTCAGGTGATGTTGGTGGAGATTCCAACTCTTGCGCCAGGTCAGACCTGGGACGGGGCGATCTCATCCCACATTCTGGACCTGACCCAGAGTCAGTTCGTGGGTGCCGTCCACGCTCGCTGGCTCGCCCGGACTATACCGGAGCCACTCCCGAACGTAACAGGGGATAAGGCAGCGATTCTCAAACTGATGGGGCGGGAGAAGGTTCTCCAACCGAGAGTGCTGCACCGGGACTCTGATCTGACAGCGGTATTGGGGAGCAGTCTTCTGAAAAACCCGCATCTGGATCCCATTGAGGTTTAGGATGATCAAACCTCAATGGGATCCAAACCCCTACAGTGACTGCCTCGCCCCTTCGGGAAGGATTTGGGGTGCGACATCTAAGTCACAAAGGATGAACAAATGAGGATAGATGAGGCCATTGTGCATGTCGGCGGAGGCAACCCCAAGGAGTGGGCTGTAGCTTCCGAACTACAGTTCAAAGTCCTGAGAGACCA